ACCTTGTTCCGCATTGATGTAAACATATTCATTAGTCTGTCCTGTTGCGTATGCTGCAGACTCACCCGCATTTAATATGAGTTGTTGACCATTACCTCTGATGTCGCCATTTATTGTAAGTGCTCCCGTAAATGTGTCTGTTGTATCTAATAGGTACCTACCATCAAGGTCAACAGTTGCACCTGCATTTCCAACACCCGATAATGTTACAACACCTGTACCTGTATCAAATGTTGCTGAATTAACATAATCGATATCATTTGTATCGGTATATGATGTTAGATACCCTGCAGTACTGTGGTCACCCCATCCGTATGCGGTGTCCCACTGTGTTGAATTACCATTATTAGAATACACCTCACCTGAAGCACGTACATCATTTGTAACTCTTAAACCATCCGATTTAAGAGTCATTTCCTGTACTGAAGAAATTAACCAACTATGGTATTCATTACCATTATCACTCGTATAATATTCTAATCTCGAATTTGTATCTGAATCACCTGTATTGTAGAACTTAATACCGGCACCGTCACTATTCATTGACCAAACAATACCTTCACCAGAATCATTGAAATCGATATTACCACTTACCGTACCACCCGCCAACGGTAGGTATCTTCCATCAATATCAACGGTAAATCCTGCGTTACCTGTTCCTGTACCTGTTATTACACCTGTACCCGTATTGAATGTTGCGGAACTTATATAATCTATATCATTTGTATCTGTATTAGTAACAGTTTCTGTTGCGGTAGTGATACCAGTTATATGACCATTACTATCAAGTAATATATCTTGGATATATGTCCTTCCACTATTATTAGAGGAGGAAGCCGCACTTATATTCTCATGTTCGGTATAGGTTTCAGTAAAACCAGTTAGATATCCAACAGTACTGTGGTCACCCCATCCGTATGCGGTATCCCAATTTGAATCTTTCCTTGTTCCTGCACCTGTACCTGTTGATGGTTTAGAATATATACCTTCTTTATACATTAACTTACCGTCGGCAAGTATTGTCATTGAGTCTTGATTTGTTGATATTACTATAGATGCTCCAGAACCATAAGATGAACCATCTCCATGGTAGTGTGTTATATATCCTCTTTGTGTACCAGTATTTGGATTGTCGCTAAATTCAATTCCCGCACCCAACCCATTGGTGCTGTTTTCTAACTTTAAACTGTATGTGTTACTACTTGAAATAGTACCACCACTAAGTGGTAAGTATCTTCCATCAATATCTACAGTGACATCGGACGATCCCTTAACTTTATAAGTAATTACACCTGTACTTGTACTGAATGTTGCACCTGTTAGATAGTAGTTTACGTCAGTATCCAATGCAAAACCTGTAACATCTACCGTGTTACCATCTGATTTTGTCAATGTTAATGTTTGAGTTGAATCATCATATGTACCACCCGTTACAGTAACTTCCGATAATGCTGCAGATATATCAACAGTATAAGTGTCACCATCATTTCTTGTGAATGTAATAATACCTGTACCACTATTAAAAGTAGAACCTGTCGTATATTCATCGGTATTGACCACAGTTTCTGATGATGTGGTTATACCTGTAACATGACCATTACCATCTAATAAAATGTCTTGTATATATGTTCTACCAGTATTGTTAGAACTAGTTGCCGCATTTACATTGGGGTGTTGTGTTAGGTAATTTTCATCTGCATGATCTCCCCAACCATATGCAGTATCCCAATTAGTTATTTGAGTCGATGTGATATTATAAGCTACGTGACCCGTAAATATTGGATCGGTTTCTGTGAATGACGTTAAATACCTACCATCAATATCTACAGTATAAGTATCTCCGTCATTTCTTGTGAATGTGATAATACCATTACCTGTATTAAATGTTGCACCTGTTGTAAATTCGTCTGTATTAGTTACAGTCTCACTTGCAGTTGTTAAACCTGTAACATGACCATTACTATCAAGTAATATGTCTTGTATGTAAGTTCTACCACTATTGTTAGACGAAGGTGATGCAGATATATTTGGGTGTTGTGTTAAATAGGTATTACTATCAACACTACCGTCTGCTTTCAAGAATTGAGATGAAGTACCTCCACTTTTAATAAATGAAGATGCAGTGACATTCCCTGAAAAGACCGAATTCTGAGAAGTATCAATATTTAATGCGGTTGTATTGTTTGTTACTAATGCAACGTTGTCACCCCCTGTTGAACCAAGGTAGAATCCGTCTCCCGTATCCGCTGACGTAAAGTCTTTGGTTGTTATCTTGTAATCATCACCGTCGGCGTTATTTCTAAATAATATAGAATGGTCGTCATCGTCCGTAGTGTCTTTTAAAACTATTTGTGAGGAACCTCCATGAACTTGTAAATTTGTTGTAATTAAACCACCTGTCATCGTACCTCCACCTAACTCAACGTACCTACCATCAATATCTACAGTGAATCCTGCGTTACCTGTACCAGTACCTGTGATAACACCTGTACCTGTATTAAAGGTTGCTCCACTTATGTAATCTATATCATTTGTGTCTGTATTGACGACAGTTTCAGTGGCTGTGGTTAGTCCTGTAACGTGACCATTACCATCTAATAAAATATCTTGTATATAAGTTCTACCACTGTTATTAGATGATGCCGGTGACGCAATTGCTGGGTGTTGTGTTAAGTACGTATTTGAATCGACACTACCATCCGCCTTTAAGAATTCTGATGATGTACCCCCATTTTTAATAAATGAAGATGCAGTGACTGAATTACTAAAAGTGGTTACACCTGTCTCCATTATTCTCATTAGGAGAGAACTACTTTGGAAATTATATATGTCTAATGGGTTACCACTAACATTACCACTATATCTTATACCTAAAACATCCGTACCTGACTCATTAAATTTAATACTTGTTGCGGTTGCGGATGCTCCTGTAACAACGATTCCTCCCATCGTTAGTGTTTGATCAGTTGTTGATCCTCTATCCGCAACACTGTCTAAGGTGTCTGTCTCAGAATAACTAGTTAAGAATCTTCCATCAATATCAACAGTAAATGTGTCCCCATCATTTCTTGTAAATGTAATTACACCGTTACCTGTATTGAAAGTAGCCCCTGTCGTGTATTCATCGTTATAGTCTGTTAGGTAATTTTGATCACCAACCCAATCTCTTGTTGCGATCTGAAGCCACGTTGAACCTGTTATTGAATCAGTACCCGCGAAATTTCTGAAGTATAACCCGTCTCCATTAGCTACCGTTGAACTACCTAATTGGAAACCATAATTACCATCTGTTTGAGATACATGTAGTATTGTGTTGTGACCATTGACAGGTCCATTAGAATTATAATTTCTATATATACCAAATTCGGTATAATCATTAGCGTCACCAGATGTACTATATAATTTACTATGTACTTGTGCTCTCGTGTTTAAATATCTACCATCAATATCTACAGTATAAGTATCTCCGTCATTTCTTGTAAATGTAAGTATCCCATTACCTGTATTGAATGTCGCACCTGTTGTGTATTCATCATTATAATCTGTAAGATAACTTCCTGTTTCTGCTTCAATACCATCTAATCTACTATCTAAAGTGGTTAAATCAGTATTATCTAATAATCTTTCTTCAGATCCTTTTTGACCACCCTTCCAATAGTTGTTTTGTCCGTCCCATAATAATGAACCCGATAATAAATCAGGAGAAGTATTGTCTCTAACTTCTATACCCGCATTTTGTGCTCCACTACCATTTAAAGATATGATGTTATCACCCACCTCAACAGTTGTTGAATTCACTCTTGTTTCTGTTCCCTTAACTAAAAGATCACCTTTGATAGTTACGTTAGAACCTGTAAATTCTAAACCACCTTCTATTGTATCTAACCTACCATCTAAACCTGTAATGTCACCATCTAAACTACCCGTCTTGGTTTCTATTGAATCTAACCTTCCGTCATGAGAACCTGAAGTTGTTTCAAGTGACCCCAGTCTATTGTTTTGTGACGTATTAGTTGAATCGTTAGATGATGTGTATGTATTAAAATCACTTCTAACACTACCACTTTCAGTTTCTAAACTAGTTAATCTAATATCTTGGTTTTGGTTAGTTGTGTTGTTAGATGAGGTATAAGTATTTAAATCATTTCTTAAAGTAGTAACATCTGTATCGCTTGCATATGTGTCATCAATACTTGCAGTGAATGATTCTATTGAATCTAATCTACCATCTTGATTGGTATTGGTGGTTTCTAAACTACCAGTCTTAGTTTCTAAAGAACTTAATCTATTATTCTGAGTAGTATTCGTAGTTTCTAATGAACCACTTTTGGTTTCTAAACTATCAACTCTGTTGGTTAGGTTAGTTACATCTGTGTCAGTAGCATAAGTATCATCAAGACTTGCAGTAAACGACTCTATAGAATCAACCCTACCATCTAAAGTAGTAATATCGGTTGTTAAACTCCCTGTTTTAGTCTCTAAAGAATCTATCCTACCACTTAAGTTTTGTTTATCTGTTTCGTTTGAAGACGTGTAGGTATTTAAATCACCCCTTAGATCACTTATATCACTATCTAAACTACCAGTCTTAGTTTCTAACGAACCTAACCTATTGTTTTGTGATGTGTTAGTTGAATCATTGGATGATGTATATGTATTTAAATCATTTCTTAACGTAGTTACGTCTGTATCGGTAGCGTAAGTATCATCAATACTTGCAGTGAATGATTCTAAATAACCAATTCTATTGGTAACTAAATTATAATTTGTAGTATTTGTTATATCAACTTGTTCAGAACCACTAATAACAGTTTCCGTATTTAATTTGGATTTAACTCTAGCATCCGTATAGTAAAGGTTAGTTGATCCTTCTGTAATTGAGTCCGTGTCACCAGCTCCACCGACGAAAACTTTATTACCCATACCATTATGATTGGTACAATAGTATAATAGTGTTTGTGGTGTGTCTTGATTTACAATAATTTGAACGTATGCACCTGATGAACCTTCAGTACCATTTACAGTTACACCATCTGTGTATTGATTGTTATCTGTCGTTGAGAATCTAAATGGATGTCCTGAATTTGAAGAGTCTGACACATCAAACCTATAAACTAGTCCTTTCGCTAATGAGACAATTTGTTGTTCTACACCATCTATATAATATACACCACCACTTGCGGTTACGGTAACATCAACATATTGTGTTATTGGTGAGGTCGAATTTAAAATAAACTCAGAACCTGAAACAACATTTTCCGTATTTAGTTTTGATTTAATATCGGTATTTAAAGAACCACTTTTTGTTTCTAAACTACCTAATCTACTATTTTGAGTTGTATTAGTTGAGTCGTTAGATGAGGTATAACTATTAAAGTCAGACCTCATGGTACCGTCCACACTACTAGTAAATGTTTCTAATTGATCTAATCTACCGTCATGTGATCCTGTAATAAACTCGATCTCCCCCAACCTCTCAATTATAGAACCTGACGCTAATTCTAAAGAGTTTAATTTAGATGAGTGTGAACCACTAGTCGTTTCTAATGAACTTAATCTTCCATCGTGTGAACCACTAGTTGTTTCTAATGAACTAAGTCTATTATTACTTGCGGTGTAATGTGCTGCAAATGCTTGGTCATTCGCAGTATCAACACTATTGATTAATCCTACGATTTCGGCAAACGAATCTTTATCGGCTTCAGATGAATCTAAAATGGCGTCGACACTTGATTTAAGACTTGACACATCAACACCATCAACAGTACCTGTTAATCCAATACTACCAGTAATAATCAATCCATTGCCGAAAACAATTGAATTCCCGTCTGAAGATATTATTTTATTACCTGCGGTTATTTGTACAGGTGCATCCAACTCTATATTACCTGTCCCCGAAGAACTTAAGGTAATATCACCATCCGCAGTCTGTAATGTAATAGTGTCGGAACCTGTTTCTAATATTTTTATTGACTCACCACCATCTGTAGTGACTCTTAATTCGGTACCTGTAGTTGAAAGTACTTGTTGTCCGTTTATATATAATGAACCTGACGATAGATAAAGGTCTCTCCATTCTTTGTCGGGTGCACCTAAATCTATTGTATTTGTAATGTCAGGTATAATAGATACATTGGTTATTAACCCATCACTTGATATGGATGCGGTAGCTGACGTACTTACAATCCTATCTAAACTTAAACCTGTAACTCCACTTGCGGGAACATTAATCAAAGCACTACCATCTCCCCTAAAGGATCCAGTGAACGAACCCGATAATTGTGCCAATTCTTCGTCACTATCGTTAGTGGCCATTAACTTTAAACGACCGTTATTCACTTTAAGAACTTTCTTGTTCGATCCGTGACCTAACTCAATCTCAGACGCAATTAATCTTTTTAAGGTGTTACTACTATCCTGAAGTTGTACATCACCATCACTATTCTTAGTTATTTTTGTACCACCTAAATCTATAGTACTTCCCGCTAAATATATGTCATTCCATCTTTGAGTGTCACTACCTAAATCATGAGTAAGTGTTCCTTGGGGTAACAATGATCCACTAATTGTTTGATCCCCAATAAACACGTTACTACCCGTAGTAGCCGCAGTATCTTTGTAGTCGTTAAAACTTGATGTGAGTAGGTAAGAAGCCGCATGTGATGCACTTATGGCATCATCAACAGTTCCGTTAATTTGTGCTGTACCGAAAATAGTCCCCGATACTATCAAATCCCCTTGTATCTCGGCAGATGCTGATACGGAAAGGGATCCCGTAATGTGTGGATCAAATATATTCATCTATAAAAACGTTTTTCTTATTAGATAAATACTTTATAATTCAATAGTAATTTAGTTTTGGTAAGATTTATAAGAACCAAATTGTTTTTTTTTAAATTACAGACGTGGTAATCGAGAATTTGAAACCAGTAAGTTTAGTATATAGACTTTCTCCACCCGAAATAGTGGGTAATTTCCTAATAGGATATCTTGTCTTAAAGTACCCGTGTATTTTCCTTATTTCATCGTCACCTATCTCTTTCCTTAACTTATGAATAATGATTGCTTGTATTATATCGAACCATTTCATGTAAGTAGTATGAAAAAACCCATTAAATTCATGATCAAAATAATTTTTAATGTCCTGAATATCATTGATTGATAATTCATAAAAATCATTTGGTTTTGGTTGAGTTATAGATAGTGGGGAGATTATAATTTCGTTTGGGTCAGATAATTTAAAATGATTATCATTATTTATATTCAACTTAAAAGGGAATTTAACATCATCAATTTTAGGTACATTATTATGTGCATCTGTGGTTGTTGTTGGGATGTCGTGAAATATAAAGTTCTTACCTTTTTTACTCGACTTTCTATATTTTTTATCATATAACCTCAAGTTGGTATGTAACATAAGTTGTTCTATGTAACAAGAACCATAAACCTCATCATCTATTCTTAATTTATTTAAATTGTAATGATCTAAAGTTTCTCTACATACCTTACTAAAAGTTTCATGATTTCTTATGTATGTTATATTCATATTCGGTATTGATTCGAAATGGGCACTGTCAAAAACCTTATCTGACATACTTTCCATTAGATCAAAAAATAATTTACTGTAAGTCCTATTGACGTGTGGGTAGTCCATGTTTTTTGAGGTGGTTTCTAATAGTATCTTTGGTATTTTCCCATTACTATCTTTAACTAAGGACCTGAACGGATATTTATTTTTATCCATTTCTCTATCATCTAAATTACAAAACCAATAAGTGAATAGATTTTTAAGTGTGTCTCCCTTACCGCCAATATACATGTCCCTATGACTAAAGAGATAATCACTATCATATCTATCAAATAATATCTTACTGAAAAGTAATGTATCTGTGTCAATATGAAGAAAAGGTTCTTTAATTGATTCGAATACTTTTATTTTAGGTACACTCCATGTCTCACAGTCCTTAGTATTGAGTATGTCTTGGTTTATCTCATCATACGGTAGACCTAAATCTTTAACTTGTTTACATGAGAATTCATCACCATAAAAACTAATATTTCCATAATGTTTTTTTGCAAGAATCGCACTTAAGTACTGAGTGTATAATAACTCTTTCCATATTAAGTTCTGTCTATCTATATATGTATGAACTACCTTCATATTAATGTTTATAAGTAAATGGGTCTTGTTTTTTCAACCTCTCTATTTTTTCCTTATACCTTTTTTCTCTCTCCTTTTTTTCTTTTCGGTCTTTAAACCATTGAATTATTTTTTTTATCATCATTTAAAAATTATGTAATTACCTAAGACTAAAACATCTATATCTGTTTCATCAAAAGTATTAATTGCGTCTTCAGGTGTTAAAACCATTGTTTTATCTTTAATATTAAAAGAAGTGTTTAGTAAAACGGGGTGAGAGGTTATTTTTTCAAATTCACGTAATAAATTATGTATGTCGTTATTTCGATATACCGTTTGTACTCTCGCAGTCCCATCGACGTGTGTGGTTGAGGTCAAAGTATCTCTATACTTTTCTTTAACTCTGACTACTTGGTTCATATAAGGTAAATCATTTCTTAATTGGAAGTATTCAGTTTGTCTCTCTTTAGTCACCATAGGTGCGAAAGGTCTAAAACCTTCTCTTCTCTTAACCATTTTATTTATTCTGTCTTTCATTTTGGGGTTGGTGGGATCAGCTAAAATAGATCTGTTACCTAAAGCCCTTGCACCAAATTCGATACTCCCTCTAAACCAACCAACAACTTTACCTTTTTTTATTTCTTTAGCGACGACTCTATATATATTATCATGACCCACAAAAAAAGACCTCCTACCCTTCAAATGTTCTTTTATACTTTTTGTTAAATTATACGATGGTCCTAAAAAAGGTGTTTCAGGTATTTCAACTTCATTACCTTTATTTACATGATAGTTTATAACCGAACCTATTGATGATCCCGCATCAGAAGGTGCGGGAGGTACCCATACATTTCTAAATCCGGTTTTATAATATATCTTACCGTTTGCCAACCCATTATATGCACAACCACCACCTAAACATAGATTTTTATTTTGATGTTCTTCCCCGAAATATGACAATAATTGAAAAAAGACATATTCATAAACATATTGAACCGCAAACGCTAAATCCTTATGTTTAATGAGTATTTTTTCTTCAGGTAGTCTTGGTAAAATTCCCAATAATTCTGATAACTCATAATTGTACATAATCTTATCCGATTTATGCCAATTAAAATATTTCAAATTACATTTGATCTCTCCGTTTTCAAAAGTTATCAATTTACTAACCTTCTCAATCATCTTAGTTTTTTTACCGTAGGACGATAACCCCATGACTTTATATTCTCCTTCATTAGGTCTAAAACCTAAAAAGGAAGTCATTGCAGAATAAAATAATCCTAAAGAATGTGGGTAAGAAGATATAGTTTGAACATCTAACACACCCCCATCATATTTTGAAATTGTTGTTGTATCATACTCACCAACACCATCTATTGATATGGCAGTCGCACTTTTGTACGGTGAACTAAAGGAGGAATAATATAAATGTGAGTGATGATGTTTAGAATAAAAAATATTATCCGATATAGTGGGTAATAATTTCTTTAATTCCCTATTGTTTTTTAAAAAATTAAAATAGTTTCTTAATGAATAGAATGGATTTTTAAAGAATTGTTTTTTAGAAAACTCGATAACTCTTTTTCTCTTTATTATGGGATCTTCATAAAAACATACAACATCCGTATTATCTTTATTAAGTTTGAATTTCTCAGTTACATACTCTAGTGTTTTTTTGGGAAAACTTTTATCATGTTTTATACCTGTGAACTTCTCTTCTTCACATGCAAATATTAATTTACCATCTTTAAATACACATAGTGATGAATCATGATAGTAACACGAAATTCCGATTGAATACATATTTTATACTATTTTTACTGAACTACCTTTAGGATGTGGATAAGGTTTATATTCTACTACATCATTTTCCAATAATGATATACATATATTCATCCAAGTTTTATGTCCTCCCCATGACCAGTGTTTATCCCCGTTCCCAATCACATCATCAATCGTTTCAAGTGAGGGTCTATTAGAAATATCCCACAATAGTGTTTGTACACCAGACTCTTCTATTTTTTTTAGTAATTTCTGAGCCTGATTACGTTGATAATCTATCAATATATCATGATGTTGTATTCTATATTCTATCAAATAAACCCTTAATGCTTCATATAACTCTTGGTTGTATTTCTTATCGTCTTTATCTAAGGTTATATTGTTTGGGTTATCAAGTTCAACAAAATCAGTAGGTATAAAATTGGTATAATTTTTATCATATTTGTCAATTAATTGAAATCTTTCGGGAAATGATAATTGGAAAACAACAATATCGTTAGGTTGTATATTTGGTAATTCATTTATTAGTGAATTAATTATCCAATCGTTAGATGCCCCGCCAGTTGACATATTTTTTATATTCATACGGAAATGGTCGGCAACACCTTGAGTCCATAATATTCCCTTTGGATATTCTTTTAAGTACTGTCCGTCAATCGGTCTATCTTTAATACATCCATCACCAGCGGTAAAACTATCACCAAAGAACCAAATAGTATTTTTCATATTTCTTTAAGATATTTTTCTATTATTCCCGCAACCTTTTCATGACCTCTTTCATTTAAATGATGACAATCATTATCGGATAAACAGATACTCTCGTCATTTAACAAATCCTTCACATCAACACTATGACAAAATTTAGAATCGTATAAATCTATATCCCATTTATATCTAGTCTTTAAAAAAAGGGTACGTATTTTAAGTGAGTCTATAGTTTTAATTAAAGTGAAGTGAGTATTTTCAAATATCTCTTTTTCATATTCTTCATCTATAAAATTATTTTCTAATAATCTAAATAGTTCCTCCTCTTCCTTGTGGTCACCTTCGAACCCTAATTTAAATTTTATTAATTGTCCGTCTCCATATTGTTCCCTCATTGGTGTACCTTTAACAACGTTTCCGACATTATATGTACTAAAGTGGTGTTTGGACCAAATTTCCTTCCTCGTGTTCTCGGTATATTGTATAACTAAAAGATCTGATGAGTTGATTTTACCACTTCTAATATCAGTTATAATCTTTCTCCATATTCTCTGATTACTACCGCATCCCGCGTTGTAACCATCAATGTTATTAAGTTTTAAATTATTGGAAAGGAAGGTTGAGTAGTTTGAGTCTACCTCAGTATATGAAGAATATGAACATCCAGCAACAATTAAATTTTTAATTTCTTGTCCTCGTATCACCATAATGTATAACTTTTACCCCCTTATCAGTCTTAAACGACCTCCACGGATCTAACACAATCGAACCTTCAGGGAAATTATAATCATGATGTTTACCCATGTGAGCTAACAGGTATACCCCAACCAACGGGGTTTCTAAATCAAACTGAACCGATAAACCTTGTTCCTCAATATAGTGTCCCACTAATATTGATGATGATCCGTCGACATATTCAACATCGGGTTTATAGGATTTACCTAATATTACTATAGGTAAATTGTTTTCTTTAGATAACTCAACTAACCTGTTTGCCATATTCTTGGATTGCACTTCTCTCGCTAACATAATTGAGTCAAATAGGTCGTAACCCAAACCTAAATTATCCGCCATATATCTTAACGCAATGTTGTCTCTTGGGTGACAACCTCCACCATCTCCCATACCCGCCTTCATATATGCAGGTCCTAAAATTCTATACGTTGATCTTTCGAGTGCTCCTGTTATAACGTCGGTATTTATGTTACCTGACTTCTCCGCAACATCTTGAATCATATTAACTAACGCAACTTTGGTTGAAATGAATGTGTTATAAAATATTTTAATACCTTCCGCCTCATCCCATGTACCGAGCTCATACCTAGTACCTTCCGTAATAAACGTTCCATAGAAATCTAAGAGTAGTTTCGCATCTCCTGTCTTTGAACCATCCTCAGTTCCAATAATAATCATTTCAGGGTTTACCATATCCCACTTCACAGTACCCATGGCAATTAAGTATGGGTTATAAATGAATCTACCATTAGGAATTAAATCGATAAATTCTCTCCTGATAGTACCAGGTAGTACTGTTGATATAAGTACAATGAGTTGTTCCTTAGATACGTATTTGTTTACCTCAACTAAGACCTCCTTTACAATGTCATAATTAAAATCTTTATTCTCTAAATGTGATGTTGGGTATCTACCATCATAGTCTGGATGGTGAGGTGTCGGTACCGCGATAAAAATGAGTTCACGATCTTTACATACTTCTTCGATCGTTGGTACCATTTTAAAGTTTTCAGGTTCCACCGAGGTTACGTCGTAACCAATTACATTATGTTTTTCGGCCATAACTTCAGCCGCGTCTTTACCTAGTTTTCCAACGCCTATGAAACCTACCTTCATATCTTACTTTTATATATAATTATATTTATTTTAATTATTAAAAAGATAAATTAAAATGACGTTTAAGTAAAGGGTTTCTCGGTTTTTAAGACGTAGTTAAATTAGTCTTTTAGTTGGTCCCTTTTCTTCCGTTGGTAATTCTTCATGTGCACCTAATTCCTTAAACATATTTTGTAACGTCTCACCCTTCATCAAAATGTTAAAGTTGTGAATTAGAGTAGGTAACATTTCCTGAGTTATTTCAAAACATTTATCTAAATCCCAAGACGATATCTCTTCCATTAATGTGAAGATCTTATCCATCCTTTTATAGAAATCAAGTTCTTGATCATAACTTTCATCCCACCACTTAGAAAATGTTTTATAACCTTGATTTTGTAGTACTTCCAAGGATTTTGGATTACCCATTAATATGAATGGTTGTGCAACGAATATTGGTTTATATATTTTTTCCGAAAAAAACACGGTTGTTTGATGTGTCAAAGATTCAGAAACAATATTCACAAATGATTTTTTATGTGCCTCCGTGTTTAGATTATTGGCCTTATTATTTTCCAAATCAGGTTCATCATACCAATAGTGTTCTGTAGAATTATGTGTACGATAGTAATCCATAATTCTATTTTTCCACTTATCATTGAATTCAGAAGGTACACTATTCCTAACCCAATCGTAATAATAAAGTTGGTTTTGTGTATTCATACCACCTAATGATGATATAAATTTACCTTTGAAGGTATCATTACTATTTAAAAACCCATAAAGGAGTAATCTGTGTAATTTAGGAACCCTATTAAAGTTAAGAAAGTGAAGTTCTTTTTTTTCGGTTAGTGACCATTTTATAAATCTTGATAATTTTTGTCTACCAACTTTTTTACTTTCGGGGTTACTTACACGACCCGGATCATGGAACCATAAGTTTGTTCCAAAATATGCATAGTCAAGTATTGTATATGTTTTATCATTTATAACACCTTGTGAAACTAATTCCCCTTTACGTGTCTTTGCGATAAAATTAGTTGTTATCATATATAGGTTGGTCTCATCCAATCCATACTTTTTAGATAAATCATCAAACCATCTATAATTGTCATCATCCTGACCAAAGAAACCTTCCGTAGGTTGTATAAAACATATTTTACATTTACCATCTTTAGCATCACTAATCACTCTATGATCTATCTCAACTGAACGATAAGTATCAAACAATGCATTGTTATATGTGATAATGGGGTACACATATTTAATATTTTTATCCACCACTTCATCCAATAACAAAATATTATGTTTATGGATTTCATGATCTAAGAAAACCTCAAAACTTTGACTCTTCAATTTAATTAGGGTATCCATCATTTCTCTAGACTCATTACCGGTTCTTCGGTATGGGAAAGAGATACCCAATTTATTACTTAACTCATCAATAAACTCGTAATTACCATCACCATCTTTTATTATGGGGTGTGTGTGCCAAGGGTGAATATTATACTTGGGTATATTTGAACTTACAAGTTCTGGTCGACCCTGTGGATCGTACACTAAAATTTTATTATATACTATATTCATATTACGCCCCTATATTATCTTTTACGATATTTACGATTTTGTCTAATCGTTCCCATTTATCTTTGATATTATCATATGATGTGTCACACCAGTCTGTTAGATGTGTGATGTCTTTATTTAAATATAATTTGACTTTGTTTTTTATAAAAGATAATGAACCTGAACTTGCAAATAATATGAATTTTTTATTCTGTTGGACACATTTCATTGTTTTCTCGGTTATGAAGAACATACCTTCTCTAATGTCACTTTCAACCACAATCACAAAATTGACTGAATCGTAATAATCACCATTATATTTCCTTCCATGTGATATTGAATGAGTTAGGTCTTGCACATCTAATATCATTTTAGATGGTAATTTAGATAACCCTAACCTAACTTTATTTTTTTGATCATCAGGTGAATTAGTTTTATCAAAATAATCTGATTTTTTATCCCTAAAGAAATTAGACTTGTTATTAATAACCCCATCACCAAAAAAACTAACATGTCCGTACTTGATTAGATCATAGTAAGATAGCAACCCAACCATAGAAGTTCTGGTAGGTTTACTTTTTCCACAAAGAAGTAAAAACTCTTTTTTATTGATGATCTCATTAGTGTATGTGGGTTGGTAATAATTTATACAACTTATGAAAAATGGTTCTATTATGACGTTTGCTCCGTAATCTATAATTTTTTGGACATTACTTTCCATAGATGTCTCATAAGTGTTCGCGTATACGGTAACATTTTCGGGTTTACTGACACTTAAAATAAATTCAATGGAATTTATTCCTAGTATTTCCGCAGAATTGTCTATAATAATCTTATATCCATTATGAATATATTTTGATAGGGTTGAGATAAAACTACTATTAATTGAATATTGTGAAAGCACAATTGTCTCACATTCATCTATTTTTTTTGTTTCGTTTGGGAATTTTAAAAAACTTAATAGAGGTGAATGTGAGTATGAAAAGAAGTAAACTATATCATTTATTATCATTAAATAAGTTTTTTCTTGCGAGGTATTGGGTTAGGTGTTAAATTTAAGTGTGGTATGATTACTTCTTCAGTAAATTTTTCATGACCGTAAGGTTCTGGATGACTACCCCTATTACCATGTTCATCATGTGGAGGTGGCATCCCTTTCTCATTATAATTTTCACACACCCATTCCATACAACCTTTGACAGGTAAAAACTTATCAAAATTTATTTTTGAATATAGTAGTTCTATTTCAGGGTTGTTTTTGAGATGTCCCCAATTAAATATATCCATAAAAGTTGACATGAAATAATCAATACCTAAACCATCTAAGTACCACTGTATTCTTAATATATGTTCTAAAGTATAAACCATAGATGAAACATCGTTATGATACATTTCATAATATGTTCTGACTTCTTTTTCCTGAGACCAATTAATATTCAATATCCTCCAATTATATCTACCTTTAATAACGTCTGTTGGGTTTTTTATATGGGTATCTTGTGTTCCGAAGAAACCCCAATCTTTAACATCTTTTGGGGAGTCTGTATAATATTCATGTCTATTAACTCCTGACCACATTATACCTACCAATATTTCCTCTTTTTTATAATCTTTTAGTAGTTCGTCTAAACCTGAAATAACTTTACGAGAAATTAATCCGTTACCTTGTGATGCCATTCCCCTATTAAGTAGATCTAAATTTAGTTTTTTAGACAAAAATCCCGGCCAATTCCAATCTTCAAAAGTAAAACTACACCCACTTGCTAATAATACTTTTTTACCATTAATCATTTTGTAAAATATTTTTCCCATTCATTCAGACTTTCAGAAATACTAACATTTCTTTTTAGGTCCAACATATTAATATATTTATAGAATTTTTCAAACTCAGATGTTTTATTTTTATATAGTTCTTCAGTCAATCGTTCAACCTCCTCAACATGTAAATTTGGTATCCTTTTTAGAATTTCTTGTTTCATTTCTTCAGGGATGTTAGATACATGAAGAAATGAAGGGTAGTTAACATAGTTATGAGACAGTACTACTCTATGTTCCTGCGTAAATTTCTTAAATTCGTTTAATTCATACACATTCAACATACTCACTGTTTGACAAACCTCAATTGAAAACGTGTCTCTATAATTCAATATCTTTTTAAAATTTTTATATATCACTGACCACATAGAACCAGTCCTAATATAATCGTTACGATCACCCAAATCGTCGATCGATAATGACAACCTAACTTTTTTAAATTGTTTCCATATTTCGATAAACGTATCAGGTATCCTTGTTAAATTTATACTGTAATGTAAGTTTACGTTTTTAGCAACACCATTATCAATTAACTTTTGGAGAAAATAAGAATGTTCTTTTATTAATGTCGGTTCCCCACCATTAATCCAAACTTCTTCGAGTTCAGGTGTGTGTTTTATCAAATCATCATAAAACTCGGTACTTCGATACCATTCTGTTTTATCGTTGTTTTTGAAATATTGTTTCTCGAACTCGGTCCCTTTAAATATTTTAACATCTTCATTCCACCTATTACTACTAAACGGGTTACATGTTATACATTTTAAATTACACACAGTACCCAACCTTAACTCAATGTATTTGTAATTAACATTAATGAGGTCACCATTCTCTTTAGTGTTCAGTACCGCATCGTCAATCAAATGTTTGAATTTTTCGTTACTTTCCCTACGTTTACTGTAAATACCATTTTCATCATGGTGTTGACAAATCCTACATACTTTTGGGTATTCCCCTTTTAACATTTGAGATCTCATGGATGAGAATCTTTCCGAATTAGCAATATCTGTTAGAGGATCGGTTTCTAAAAATAACTTTCTGTCACCATCTATAGCACTACTCACATCATCTTTCATCTCAGTGATACAACAAGGTGTTACTGTTCCTATTGGGTGTGTTGCTAAGTGTATGAATGGTAAGACACAAAAACCTTTTTTTTCTTCCATAGTTTTAAATTGATTTCCACCACTTTATCAATTCCTCATTTTCTGAAAAAATTTCATTCAAAGTATCGGGGTTATTTCTATACATATCTGTTCTTTCCATTTGTTTTTTCCCATTACGGATTCCCTCTTCCCAATCATCATACTCCTCTTCAAATGTCTTTTTACTTTTTATATCTAAAAAACAATCTACGTAATTTTGTATTTTTGAATTTACCTTCGCTTTCTCGGTGGCATAATCTATTATATCATCTAAAATAGGGTCTAAGATGTGTCTCGGTATCATCATTGGAGACATTATAATTGTACTATCGAATGAAAATGTAGTCTTAATTAATGTATGGACATCCAACTCCATTGTCACATCTATCATGTCTTTTATTGAGAATAAACCTGGTGAAGTGACGGTAAGGTCAAAAGAGATCCCGTAATCACCGTATTTCTCATTCAAGAATAAACCTTTTTTAAAATTATTTATCCAACTATTCCATCTTAATCCTGTCCTAATGTATTCACCTATTTTTCCTACACCATCTATACTCGCACATATTTGAACCCTCTTAAAGTGTTGTAATAAATCATATAACTTTACTTTTCTCCTTTCAACCATACTTAGATTGGTGTTATATCTAACAACCACATCTTTAGCTTGGTCGTTTTCAACCAAATATGACATTATGTCCCAATGTATATCCCACATTAGTGGTTCCCCACCAACCCAATATATCTCTTCAATTCTCTTTTCGTAAACAGCATCCCATAACTCTTTTTCAACGACCGTTTTTTGAAATTCACCTATAAGTGGTTTATATAAATCACTTGCCCATGCGTCTACACCGTTATCATAGTAACCTAATTCTCTATTTTCTTTTTCCCATTGCGAGGATAGTTGATCCCCACACATTCTACATTTAAAGTTACATAGGTTGTTTATCCTGTAATCATAGGATATTGGTTTTAGTGTTGTTTTTCCTTCATCATCGGTATTTTCAAAAATCTCATCAATTTTGTGAGGAAATAATGTCTTGGTGAAGTAATCACGGTAAACATGGATATTCAATAATTTATTATTACACACATCACATTGAGATATTTCTTCACCCGCCATTAATCGTTTTCTGATGTCGTTCATATAATCACTATTCCAATGTTCTTCCAATGTAATTGGTGAATAATCGGAATTTACATCTGCCACATCACCATCGATATATTGTGTAGCCCAAGACGCCTTCTCTCTACTCGCACAACACATTCTCCTTTCACTCTGAGGTGAGATATAAGTGTGTGTCCACGGTACAACACAAAATGTTTTATTACCTTCCGAAGGTTTTATTCTTTTTTTCTTCATTTTAACTTTTTTATGTACTCGATCATGTCTAACTCCTCATCAGATTCGACATAATCCTGAGCACCAGGGTTAGCCCATTGAGGTTCTAACACCCAACCCTCTTTTTTTGCTATAGTGAGTACTTCATTTACGTATTTATTGTGTTTAGTGTCATCACCATTTAATGTCGATGATAACTCTTTAATATTTGTGTCGGGAATTAAATCCCACCACTTTTTTAACATAGGGAACGTTTCTAAGAAATTTTTACCTCTACGTTTATCATATTGTTTGTAAAATGATTTAAAATCCCGTTCTCTAGTCTCTATAGATGATGTATGGTCGTGACCTTCCTCAGTATTTCTTAAATAATTGATTAATCGAACCATACCATCACGCTCCCAATCCATAAAATAATTAGAACCATCTGTGTAGTTGTCCTCAATCCATTTTTCAAGTGCGTCCGCTCTTTCTAACCTCATTTGCATCGGTAATGTCACAATTGATTGGAATGACGGGAATCTTAGAATGTTAAAAGAACATACAGGTGATGAGGATTTATGTCTTCTTTTAATTCTCATCATTTCATCCATGAATTCGGGTAAACTAAAAAGACATAATGAGTTTATTGTTAACATCATATTAAGTGACTTAATATTTCCTTCAGATAATATTCTATCTACGTTTTTTAACCACTTTCTCCAATTTAAACCATCTCTAATGTATTCCGCATGTGTCCCGTATGATTCACAACTAGTGTATATGTGAAATGATTTAATATTATGACTATACTCAATAAGTGAATCCATTATTTTATCACTTATACCTAAATTGGAATTTATCGCAAAGTCGATATCCGAGTTTTTATTTGTTTCCCACCATTTCATTAATTTCCAAAAATTACGAGACATTGATGGTTCACCACCTGTGACTCTTAACTCTCGTAATGAGTGTTGTAATTCACCCTCCCACCATTTCCAAAATGCATCGACATAAGGGTTTTTTAAATTTAATTTCCCGTAAGGCATTGCGTGGTCTCCGTTGTGTTGAAATGCACCCGCACCATCACTTACCAAATTTTGGTATGGACCATTTTTATTAATATCTTTTTGCCATGTTGTAGAAAACGATGAGTTACAATAGGAACAAGCAAAGTTACATACAGGGTCGAACGAAATTTCTAAAGTCCTTAAGTCCACATCTTCACTTGCACCTAACTTCTCCTTAGCGTCAATCAATTCTTTATCAGTATAAATGACTGACTTATGTGTTCTATCAGAAATCATATCTTTCCCCAAATCCTCTATTCTCCAACAGTAATCACATTCTTTTGGACGTACACCCTCTAACATTTGTTTACGTACCGCCTTCTTATATGTGGTATTATGGATTGCCTTATACGATTTTTCAAGATCTGTTAGTGGTATCTTATGTGACGGTGGGTGATGACAACTTGTCGTTGCTCCATTACCTAACCATATCGTCGCATTATACCATTTAGCACCACAAAATGAAGGTGAAATTTTGTTAATTACCCGATCTCGATATTCGAGAAATGTTTCACCGGGTTTTCTTGCATCTATACTCATTATTTTATATTATAATTTTAAATTTTATGTAGGAAATTACAATTACCTGAAACATCTACTGATTTGTTATGTATAAATTCGTCAAATGTATGTTCAGAGATTAATTCCCCATCTGAAATTAGTTTAAACTTATGAAACTCAAATTCAGTATAATTTGTATTCGTTTTATTCTTAGGGAAGTTACCCGCACCAAAAATTATATGAGGTGAGTTGTCTAACCCTAATTCCCTTTCACTCAAATCAACATTTAATATTACTTCACCATTTAAAAACAATTCAAACCTATCTTTATAAATGTGATTTAATTTAATATTAGTTAATTGATTAGGAACCACTATATGTTCTAAGGTATAATATTCCACATCATCTTGAAAAGTGATTGTAAATGAGATATTGGTAGGATTAATATTTAAACCCATATACCTTGGTACTAACGCAAATAGAGTTTTCTCCAAATCACTCTCATCTGTTAATACGATATCAACTTCTAAGGTGTAATTTAATTTATTGGATAGTATTTTGTTTCCCGCATCTTCAGGAAATGTTTCACAAATACTATTGGGCCAAAATATCCAAGGTTCCCCTTTATTGATTTTTAACATAGAACTCTTTTAGTTGTGGAAATGTATCCAAAAAATTTAATTTTCGTCTTTTATCGTACTGATCAACGAATTTAACGAAGTCCTTCCTGTTGGTTTCAACGTCAAAGTCGTCCGCACTAATTGCGTAATCATATGTTCGTTTTAATTTTTGTATTTCTACGGTAGAAAACCCATAGTTATCATGAGTGAATTCCTTCATACCATAATATAACATTTTTTTGGCTGATTGTAAAATCAATTCTTTATGGTCATCCTCTAAAATTTTAACTGACAGGTGTTTAGGGTGTCGTATGTATGAAGTGTCTAACTGTATTGCGGATACCCAATACCTTTCATTATTTTGGTATTTTCTTTTCAGATCAAATACTCTATCAATTAAATCATCGTATGTGAATACAGACAACGCATTGTACGTTGACATTATATTAATAGTCACTTTTGGTAACTTACTAAGTATTTTTTCAACATTAGTCCAAAATTTACTAGTGTCTAACCCATATCTCAAATATTCTGCCTGTGACTTGGTCGCTTCGATTGATGTAAAGACAATAAACTCCTTTACCTTATTGTTTTCTGTTAAATCTTCTATGATGTTAACAAACCTATCAATGATATCATCACTCACACCTAAATTTGTGTTTATGGCTAACGATAGGTTAGGATTTACTTCGTGGTTATTTTGTATATATTCCAATAACTTAAAAGTGTCTGATGATAGTAGTGGTTCACCTCCCGTCACTCTAAATGTGTGTAGGTCAGGATACAAATCAGGAAACCATTTCCAAAACGCCTCAACATATGGATTAAAATCATTATGATGAATTGGCATTTCATTTTTCTTTTTTAGATGTTCCGTATCATTATAATCATACGATAATTTATAAGCACCATTCTTATTTATCTCGTTTACCCATTTAGATGAGAATTGTGGTCCACAATAGGCACATTTAAAATTACATACGTTTGAGAAAGAAACCTCAACATATTTTGGATTATAGTTACCTCTCCATCCGTATTCTTTAATTTCTTCTATGTATGGTGCTGACCATGATTCTGAAGATTTAAATACCCTGTCTGAGAATGAGTTTGAGTTGTCCTCGATCTTCCAACAATAATCACACTCACTAGGTCTTTCACCTTCCAACATTTGTTTACGAGCCCTCTTTTTGTGTTGTGTGTTGTGTAGTGCAGATGGGTTATTTCTTAATTCGGCTAAACCAATTTTATGTGGGTTGGGGTGGTGACATGAATGTGTTAATCCCGTACCTAAATGTATAGTTACTTGTGTCCACTTTGCAGCACAAAAACCCCTACCCTTTTGGTCTAGTTGTTTCTTTATGTTGGATAGTAACTCACTCATAACCTAACATTAAAAATTTTACATTTTTCTGTATGTTGGATGGTTTCAACTAGTTCATATTTTAAACTATTAATACCATCAGTTTTATAATCTAATTTACCTTGTTGCATTTCAGTAACAAATCTTTTCTCATTTCTTGCGGTGGTTTCACCTTTAGCCCACCTTCCATTCACTAAACCTTCATCTAAATGTGGTAAACAATAAAATTTACCTTCTCGTCTATATGGTAAAATACTTTCGTCAATTTCGATAGTCTCTTTCTGTAATTCTACATCATTTTTTATACTACCTTGATCATTGTTCATATCGTATATAATATTTTCATTATTTAATTTACACTCATCAAATGTGTCGAAGAATCTATCGTATATTTTTAATTCTGCAACCTTACCCTTAAAATTGGTATTTTGGTGATTACATCTACCAATATGAAAATCACCCATTAGTGGGTGAGACTTTATTTTATCCGGTAAATCAATAGGTTTAGATTTAAGAACATCTCCATTATTAGAAACTAATTTATTATTTGAAAATATGTACAACTTTTGTTCATCATGTTTATATGAAACGGTGAACCATGTCCATTTATTCTCTACCGCCTTTGACCAGTGATATAACGGATTGTTTGTCTTATCGAAATTCAGTATCGATAATGCTCTTGAATTGTTAAACGATATCCCCCAAGTCCAACTTCCATCTTTTCTTAGTATGGGATATTCTATAAATTTTCTTTCTTTATCACCCACTAACCATATTGGTACAACTTCAGGTTGTTGTTCAGGTGAAACTAATATAGAGATGGTATGATCCCTAAACAAAGGTGTACTTAAACCTCTATGTGATTTAAAAGTTAATGATGATGTTTTACCATTAAATAGATGTACTTCTTTATCTTCAATAGTTTCATATATTTTTCTATCAGAATGTCCTTCATAGAAACACCTCCAAAATAAATCATCATCCTCTTGCCCCCAATCCCAATAGTTGTTAGAATACCCATTTGTTTGTACTAAATGTTCTTTATTGAAAAGTACGACACCTCCAAAATATTGTTCATAACCCATAGACCATGAGTATTTTGATAATTTTGTCGCAATATGTATCGGAGTATCATAGGGATATGAATAGTCACATGTCTCATCATGAGGTAACATATCTACATCATGAAATGCAACATAATCACAACCATCTTCCATTGCTTTAACTGCGGCAATATTCTTCATTGCACCTCTGTTGAATAGTTTATCGTCTACTTGGTGTCCAACATAGACCCCATATTCTATACCTTGTTTGTTTAAATGTTTTTCTAGTTTAGGTAATAACTCGTTTAAGTGTGCCTCCCTATTTCTATATGGTATACATATTCCTAATTTATGACTCATATTTTAACAGTTATATGTGTTTGATTATTTTTAGTGGTTGAATCCCATATCTTATATTCAAGATTAGAAAGACCGTCTTTATTAGGATCTCTGTATCCCTTTTCCATTTCATTATGAAACCTGAGTTGGTTGTAACGTATGTTAATATCTGACCACACACCATTTTTATATCCAGTGGTCTCATGGGGTAACATCTCAAAATAACATCTTCTCCTAAATGGTACCTTTATTTTATGTTCATTATCATATCGATAATGTACTAATTCACATTTTTCTAATCTTAAGAAATTTTCTCTATCAACCAAATCCATAACTCTGTACTCACTTATATACTTCATATCAAAGTAGTGTCTTAAACTATGTGAGGACTCATACTCACCAAAATCCATTGTTAGTGAGTACTTTTCGTTGGTTGATATTTCTTCTATTTCTTTCAACTTTAATATTTTATTATAGATTGCAACCTGTGATATGATACCTTTAAATAAATCTTTTTCTTTATTAGTTGATCCAACATATAACTCTACTTTACTACATTTAGGTATGTTCTTTGAAAAACTCATAGATCCAACTTTTTTAGAATCCTGATACATAGTTAGAGTCTTCCTTTTTATATTGAGTACCACAACTAAAGTTGTTTTTCTATTAGTTTCAATTTTACTGTCAACATAACACCAATCACTACGGTCTTTCATTAAAACCTTATATCTTCTAAAAGAATCATAACTAATGGTTAAATCTAATTTAGGGATAGAAAGAGCGGTGTACTTATCATATGATTGTTCAGTATCACATATAATTCCATCAGGATCGATTGTAATCATAATAGTTAAATCATCTTCACTTGTATCGATATCTATATACCCTTCGGAATATGCATCCACACCATTGAACTTAATCGCGGAATTAGGACCCCCTTGTGTGTTTAGATATTTTAAATCGTACGGAATCCCCTTGTCGATACATCTTTTAAAAAGATCATCGTCTTCAAAACCCCAACCCCAATACTCATTAGAATATCCGTTGATTAATTGAAATGATTCTATTGGGAATAGTGTGACTCCCCCAAAATATTGATCAAACATTTCTCTTTTAAAGGTGGTATCGTCAATTAGAAAATCAGTAGCTAAGTGTACTGGTATGTCTGAATATGAATAATCAACTTTCAGTGGTATCATATCTATATCATGAAAAACAACATAGTTACAATTTAACTTTACTGCGTGTTCATATCCTATATTTAATAACTTACCTCTATTAAATAATTTAGCATCATCCTGTTCTACAACTATTAAGACATGTTCAATATCTTTTTTATCTAGATATTTACTAATCTCTTTTTTAAACTTTAATAGTTGTTTGTACCTATTTCGATAGGGTACAATAACCGCTAATTTATTTTTCTTCTTCGTCATTATCTTGGATAGTGTGTTTATGCCATTCGTGCATATAATATTGGATTCTTTCATCCCAACCTGATTTGTCTATTTCTTCAAACCATATTGTTAGTGCATCCAAAGTATTTGCAATTTTTTCTAACGATTTAACTTTTCTTTCTTCTAAGATTAATTTTTCTTCTTCAAAAGACGTATTTGTTTTTATTTGTTTTTTTGCCATGATTATATACTTATTATTTTTCTTATTAATTTATCCCAATGTTTATATGAACTGTAGATTGGTTTCGCACTTTTAAGGAACATGTAATCTTTATTTTTTAAGTCAACAACAAAATCTGTTTTTCTTAACTCATCATATAATTTTAGATATTCTTTAGAATACGCGTACGGTTCATTAACATCTACCACTTTTTTAATACGACTCTTACAGGTTTCGTCCCATTTAAAATGATGTACTTGTATGGAATAATCTTTATATGGGGCAATCATCGGATGTGACCATCCTTGCCATCTCCAAGTGGTGTGACCATCAATATTTGCGTAATGTTGACCATTGGTTATTTCAATATTACCTTTCACCAGACATATTTTATTAGGACAGGCATTACTCATAGGATACCTAAAAAACCCCGCATATGGGAATTGTTCAAATATGGGTGTTGAATCTTCTAATTTAGGAAATACACCCTTAGGTCCGACTCTATCTATAAAACCACCTCTAACCACGGACCATAAATTTTCATCACATTCTTTAACCATATCACGTAAGTTACTGTAAGGATATACGTGGAATTCGTCAATGTCCGCAATAACCCACCAGTCATTCTTTTTCTTTGATTTAATCATATTATATAGAATGGTAACTTTTTCCCAATCAAAAACACGATCTCTCACCACCTTTACTATCTTACAGTTATCATATTTTCGTATTATTGGTTTTGATCTACTTAATATTCTTGGGGACGCCGCAGATTCATAAATCACGAATTGTATTTCATCCACATGTTTACTATAATGTTCAATAAAATGGGGTAGTAACTCATGTCCGTGACCCAAAACACATAATAATCTTATCATCTTCTCTTAATTATTGTTATACCCGTCGAAGAGGGTTTATCTTTAATATTACCTAAATTAAATAAATCCATAACGACCCAATCAGAATCATTTTTTATTTCGTTAATTAATTTAGACGGACCATTGAAGGGGAAGAAATCTTTCTTAGCATCTTCACTAGTAATTAAAGTTTCGGAATATGAAGAGTCAGTATCATGTACCATTATCAAACCATTTGGATTGAGTCTTTTTGAGTACAGATCGAAATCTTTCTTCACACCTTCGTATGAATGGTCACCATCTATGAAAAGTAGGTCAATCATAATATCTTCTCTAACAAAGAAATCATAGTATGCCTTTTCAGATGTTTCTTTTATGAATCTCGGGAAAAAAGTTTTTTGGTAAAAACCTTCCATATCAGATATGTTACTATCCCCACCAACCCCATTACAAGGGTCAACAACATAAGTAGTCCCGATATCTCCCCAACTATAGGTTGGGTCCCCACTAAAAATACCTTGTTTGTGTAAATCTATTCTTGCTTGGGTCATTATTCTTGGTATATATCCACCACCAGTCCCAATACATACACAACTTTTATATCTCATGTGTTGTATCAATGAATATACTATAATCCCATCACCCAAATGTTGTTTAGTTGCACCATGAGTCCATAGAAATGGTAATTTTTCACCATTGTCTGATGTTATAAAATTCTCAATGTATTCTTGATTGGTTATCATTTTAAATGGTTAGGTACTTCTTTAGGTGGTGTATGTCTAGTGATCGGTTTAAGTGTATTAATAGTTAAAGTTTCTAATCTAAGGTCTTTAGATATTGGTATGTCATTAATTTTACATGATAATGTTACGGCAACACCTTCACCTGCACCCGATACCTTTTTATTATATTTTAGATCACAGAATTCCTTAACTATTTGTAATTTTTCATAAGTTTTAAAAAATCTATGAGTATCGAAACCATCTTTATTGAAAACAATGAAATATTCCCATAACGTTTCTAAATTATTAAAGTCTTTATAGATTGATTGGGAGTATTTTTTAAATTCTGACCACTCATCTCCTTCCATTGGTATATCCCCGACTGTTTTGAATTTTGCCGAATGGTTCCAAAGGGTGTCTATGTAAGAAACCCCCTTTTTAAAATCAAAATTTATAAGTTTGTTAAATAGGTCGTAATCTTTAATATAGAGATCCGCATCTAATAATATACAGATATCGTGTTTTTGATGAATGGTCTTTACTAAAGATATTTTATCATAAAAAGATTTATAAATTCTTTTATAAGGTATAATTTCCACCCTACCCCAATATCTTTTGAAGAAATATTCTTCGTTATCTGTTAATACATAACAACGATGACCCTGATCAATAAGATTAGTTAATATATTCGTAGCTCCTTTGAAGTATTTATCATCACCGAAGCACATAATTCCGAAACCTATGTTCTCCATAGGTAATAATATAAAGAAAATATACTAAAAAAACAAGTCTAACTTAAACCAAATGGTGTTTTAAATGACATATAATTTTGATATACCTCATCATCTGTTAATTCATCATCATATCTTCTAAATACGGGAATAACACCATCAAAGTAAGCATTCCAACTTTTACCTACACTATTTACAGGACCACCATTTGTTGTATAACTATTAAATCCTGAGGTACTGTCTTTGACACCGTTTATGTAAAGGTCCATTGAGGAGTTGTACCCTCTATTTACCCATACTAAGTGATAGTATTCATTATAGTTTACGGTGGTATTACTGTCGTGATTTTTCCAAGATCCATCATAATTCCTATAGTGCATCTTATTACCATATACCCCAAATGCATTTGTAACAGGACCTCCCGAATTATTAGATAATATTGAATAACTGGAACCATGTGCGTTCACAATAACTTCTATAGTCCAACTACCATTACCTAAGGTAACACTTTCTATATCAATATAATTAGAACTACCATTAAATTCAGGATAACCCTCAGATGTCCAAGAAATATTTGTTGTGTCTAATGTTTGGTTACCCTTAAGGTCAATTAGTGATTCAGTATTTGATCTTGTCCCTATAACAAATTTAGTTGCCTCATCTTTATTAACCTCCACTTGGAAGTCACACATATCAATTGCGTATGGTTGAGTTGGTGAGTTTGGCCACCAATATGATATAAAGGAATAGGTATTTGATGCCGTCCAACTATATTCATATTTCTTCCATTGTGTTGTAAGTGGCCCAAATGAAGTTGAACTACCTGAAAACCCTGAACCAAAATACGTCGAATACCCCAAAGATTTACCTTCACCTCTTCCGTCCGCTAATTTTAACCATACACTTACAGTGACCACATCACCTTGAGTTACAGGTGTGTTAACACCATAAGCCATACCATCAACTACACCATCGGGTCTATACGCATGTAATCTCATTGCATTTGTACCATGTCTTCTTCCTTCGTTTGGTACTATCTCCTTAATTAATCCCGAATTTGGAAGGTGTGGTCCTCCCCACCACATCGTTGGGAAGTTAGTCGCATTTATTGATATTCTCGTGTCATTTGCATATGCATCATGAACTTTAAAGAATCCCGTGTCGGGATTTATATATCCTTGAGAACCATTTTGAGATGAATTATATTCATGTAAACTGAATGAATCAGTATCGTTTATTTTTTTAATAACGTAATTAGTACCTGCGGTTACCCCACCACCACTTGTTTGTGGTTTCAGAACATCAAAACTACGTATGGTCCTATCCACACTACTAAGTGTAACAATATTATTTGTCACAGAACCAATAGTACCTATTGAAAAATAAGTGTTACTATTATATTGATTGGTGTTGTAGGTACTCCAACCATTTTGAATGGTGAAATTACTATTATGTTGAGGTGAGGGTACTAAATTAGTTGTTGGTTCACCACCAAAGGAGAAACCTTGGGAATCATAACCAAAAACCAAATTTTCATTATTTAGACCACCACCTATTTTCATAATCCGTACCTTTCTTTACCGTTATTATATATTTGTAAAATTTCATCATCAGACAATGTAATATTGTACCCATAAACCTGACCTATATTACCCGTATGATAATAACCTACGGAGTGGTAATCAGCACCAAGTAATGTGTTACCACTATCATTAACCCCTCCTCTAAAATTTCCGTTTGTATTCGTAAATCCAACAGTATTTTTTAAAACACCGTCAACATAAATTTTGATGTCACCCGTACCACCATTTCGTGTACAAGCCAATAAATGATATTCACCATCACCTGTTATATCTACATTCGAACTTAATAAATGAGATGCTCCACCACCATCACCCATCCAAGCCGCAGCCGCTCCGTGATATCTACTCATTAATTTAAGACCGTATAAATAACTACTTGAAGTTCCTATCACGGTTTGGTGTGGAGATCCAGTACTTCCCTGTTTAACCCAACCAACTAATGAGACATCGTATAGATTTCGTAGGGGACTTGTTGTTCCGTAATTAAAATAACTACCATTTGCACCAAAGGTAAATGTCCCTCCACCATCGGTTACGTGTGTAATTGTTCCTGTAATGGTCGTACTATCATCTAAATGTGCGGTATTCCTATAATTAAGACCATCCCACGATTTTGTACTCGCAGGATCTACTGAAAAAATTAAACCTTCTTTAGGTATGTTTGGTCCTAAGTGTATTGCCATTATAAATTCTGTTCTGCCTCTTCTAATGTTTCGTATACACCAACTAAGTTTGCATCTTCCAAGACAAACCAACACTGTACACCATCTTTATTTATACCTTCTTCTATTATTTTCATAATCCAAATCTCGATTTTTGTGCGTTATAATTTTGTAGAACTTGATCTCCACTTACAACGTTATTATAAACCTTAATCACTGATATCCCTCCCGAAAATTGTCTACTATCACCCTCCCAACCAATATTAAGATCAGAATAGTATGACCCCGTAGTTGTGGATGTTGTTACAGTATTTTCTAAAACACCATTTATATACTGATAAAGTTCTCCTGTTGAAGAATCCCATACCGACATTAAATGATGCCACCTATTTCGATCCATTTGAGTTGTTGGTTCATGGTAACCCCTTGGACTCGCGGAGTACCAATAATTACTTAATCTTCTATTTGACTTATTCCAACTTAGATAACAATATCCCTGAATTACCGCACCCCTATCTCCTGTACTTACTTCGTCTTGAGGATATATCCACGCTTCCAATGTTAGGTCATTTGTAGTTGTATTATTATCGGTATTTGCATTAAATCGTTTTCCTACCGCATCTAATATGAAACATTTAGCCCCACCTAATTCCCCATGAGTTGGGGAACCGAAAATATCCGCATTGTGACCATTACCACTCAAATCGTACCAAATATTACCACTACCCGGATATGATCTTTGTGATGCAGCGTCTAAAATTAAATTTGCTTGAACACTATTTGTGTGTGCACCTCTGAATATTCCCATAATTATAAATATCTAATCTATTGGTTTGATGAACCAAATTTGTAAATTCCTAAGTGACCTATTTCCCTACTCAAATTGGTATCTATGTATATATTTTTACCAATATTTCTAAACTTAGTGAATAAGTTAAAATCTTCACCTAACCAATCATCGGTTTCCTTATTATATGTGAATTCAAAGTAAGGTTTGTTAATTTCTTTGAATAAGTCTGTCTTTATTAATATACAACCCATACCAACACCCTCAACTTCAACAAGATCCTTTTCTTCGTCTAAAGAAACCCAACTATCCCAATCACCAATTTCTTTATATGCGACAGGTGTCTGTGGGTTAGATCTTTTTTTGTAATTACACCCCACTATCTCTTTATCATGTGATAATAGTCTTAATAATGTGGTTGATGGGAATGTCATGTCACTGTCTAACCATAATGTATAGTCAGATTCGACCTCCATTGATGATTTTATCAATTTTTCTCTTTGATTTAATAAAACAGAACCCGAATTAAAGAATAGGAAGGTCTCAATTCCCGCACTTTCAGAGTACTTTATTAATTGTGTTAGTGAAAACGCAAAACCACTGTGTACCATATCCCTTGTAGGTACCACTATGGAAATTTTTTTGGGTTGGTTTACCCATATCGATGAGTTATTTTTTGATTTCAATCTCCCGGTAAATTTTCCCCTAATCCGTCATTTTGTACGTATACTGATTGACCGATTTTTATGAGTTCTTGTACTCTTTTTGTAACTAAATCAAAATCTCTTTTTGGGAGATTACTGATTTGTTTATATGTATCCGATTTGTATACTCCCGAGGTGAGTATTTCGATAGATCCATTTCTTGATAACCTTTCTATGTGGGATAGTCTTGAAGTTTCTTCATCGTTATTAAGTAAGTTAAATATTTTTGACCTACCATAATGATCTATTATTTGTACCATAAAATCTAACTCTCTTTTATATTTTGTAATAAATTTTGATAGGAATTTTACCCACCTAAAACGAATAACAAATTTTTTTAGAATTTTACGATCGTATTGTACACCTTCCCATTTGATGTAAAGTGTCTCGTACCTTGAAAGTTTATTTTTGAATCTAAGTTTCATTTTTATATATATGTTTTAATATAAAAAAAATAACTTAGTTTTTAAAGGTTAATAATTATTTGGTGTATCCAATCCCCCGAAATCACCTGATTCTTCTGTTCGAGAACCTGACACAATATCACTAATATTAGTGACTGCATTACTTCTATTAATACCTAAAGTACCATTAAGAGCAATACTGTTGTTGGCGGGTGGTGGATATGCCGAAGTAGTACCCAACGCTCTAGATATTCTACCCATACTTACTTCTGATCCTGTTGCCGGTATTACTCCCATTTTATTTTAATTTTTAAACTGGGTAAGTACCCATGTCAATTTTATTTTTTTGTGCATCATAGTTCTCTTGAACTTGATCTGAACTTAAATTTTTATTCCACAACCTAAATGATAAAATATGATTACTACCTGGTCTATTCGTTGACCCTCTCCCCAAAGAATGTAAACCTAGACTTTCTCCATGAGTGAACGTCCAACCAAACGATGTTGTTTTTTCATTACCATTCTTATATAATGTAAATGTTCCTTGATTAGATCCTGTAGATTCATAAACAATGGTTAGATGATAGAATCTACCTTGAGGGAAAACCTCCGCCTTAGTCCAACCAGTGTATTTTATTTGGGAACTACCATTGTAACCTTCATAGTATGTCAATTGATTACTATGAAACATCCAATATCCACCATTACCTAAGTCTCCTCCGAATATACCAGACCAACTACCATCATTAACATCCCAAGGGTTAAATACCACCTCCACAGTCCAACTTTCTGACGGTGAATATGTAATTGGATCCACCGAAATATAATCATCAGTACCGTCCATATCAAAATAGTTTAATTGTCTATAAGCATCCACCATAGTTGAAAACTCTCCCGAGTTATTAGGTGTCATATATTGTTTGTCTGATCCTAAACTTTTAAAACTTGACTCCCCCCTAAATAATAATTGTTCAATTGTTGGTTCATTACCGTCAATTTTGTCGATTCTTGGATATGCAAATTCAATCCCCGATGACGTGTTTGTTGTATAATAATGATAAGCTCTGTGTCGTGCCGTTACGGTTGATTCATTCCATCTGGTGTCTTGATCACCACAATTACCATAACTTTTATCACTTATTTTAGTCCCATTTTCATACCACCCCGATTTAGGATGTCTACCACCACTATAACCCGCATAAAATACGTGAGCAATCACCAAATACCATTGATTATGTGTTAAACTTGAAATTGATGGGTATGTAAAATATGGATTACTTTGAGAGGATCCGTTATCATTTCTTATTGGGTTTGGATTCATCCCCATGTAAAAGGTACCTCCCGTTCCTGAAGTATGTCGTCTAACCCAAACAGAATACCTGTAAGTGTATTGTACATCAACAGGATAATAAGTACTATTCCAACCACCATCAGGACCTGAAGTTGCGTCGGGTGTTGTTCTCCAAATAACCGATTGTCTACCCCAAGGATCATCAGAAATTACCGCCCTTAATTGTTCGGTGGAACTTCCATTAGCGGCATACCCTGTAGACCCTCCCGTACCTGTTTGCCAAAACCCTGGATCTGGAAGAATGTTACTTGTTTGTAAATTCCTTAATGTCGATCTTGTACTTTGTGCATCCACTGACAATACTAAGTCGTCTGTATGTATTTTTGGTCCTATATTCATTATATGTTGAATCTTCTTTTATAAGAATTAAAATTTCTTTTAATTTGGTTATCATCTAAAGGTTGTTTGTATAGTTTGATTACTGGCATCTCACCGTCAAAATATCTTGAATAAGCACCACTATATTCATACCTACCAACGTATCTTGTTTTCAAAGCACTAAAACTTGATGAAAAGGAAAACGACGTGTGGTCACCACCCTCAGGTTCACCATTAACATAGTATTGCATACTAGTTCCTGATTTTTGGACAAACGCAACATGGTACCAAGTGTTACTATTAAATACCGTGTCACCGTATTTCCAAACTCCCTGTCCGTGATCCCATACCGCCAATTTAGAATTATATATCGCTAACCAATTGGCATTAAAATCGTCCGCTTCCGCAGAGTTAAAATGTTGTAAAGTGGATGCACTATGAGTGTAAAAAACATATTCGGCTGTCCATCCTTTATTATTTGGTGATAACATTATATCACTCCCGAAATCAATATACTCATTAGTTCCATCAAAAGTAAAATTCGCTGTAGGGGTTTCATAGGGTATCACACTATTTAAATGTGCAACCGCACCTCCCTGTTCGTTCTCATATCCCCATCCAAATGCATTTCCTGCCCCTAAACCAGGTCTACCAACTAAAACAAATTCTCTCCTTGCATTTGCCCATGTTAAAACTTCCTTAGGTGCCCCCAAATCCACCAAAGTTTCTCTAATTCCCGTAACATCATATCTATCATTTGCATGACTTGCGATTATTACGTGAGTAGCATCAGGAAAATTTGATTTGATTATCTCATAATCATCTAAAAATTTATTTGACTCACTAACATAATCCGTGGATGAATATAAATCGTAACAATGACCATTTATCCTCATTCCTCTGAAATAGGAATCAGGTACCCAATTAACCCCATCATGTACATAATAATTGAGTGACCTACTAGCACCGTAAGTCATAGTTCCGAACTGTACATTATGACCTGGCGTGACACCATCTCTATTTGCGGGACTATAGTTACCTTCAGGGTAAGTTATAGCGTATAAAGTATAATATTGTGCATCAGTTAAGTGTGGAGAGAAGGTACTTGGGTATTCACTCTTATCAATTAAATTTTTAATAATGTTATCCGCAAAATATGTGCCGTTAGGTGTGAACCCTCGTATTGAACTTCCCGAGTCTAAGGAAATTACCAACCCATCTCTCTTTATTTTAGGACCTGACGATACACCCATCTTTATTGAATATCATTACTTGGACTCCACTCAGGAGACCTTAATAATTCTAAGATTTCCTCGTGGTTATATTCTTGGTATTCCTCGGAATAGAATGACGGTCGTCCATAAACTCCAACCGCAAAAGTGTTGGTATATACTATTGACGGATCTTCTGCGTCATAATATTCTTCCACGTATTCTTCATCAACAACATTTACATTATATTTAACAAATGTTTTTGACCCATCAATTGAATATCTAAGGGTGTTTATGTCCCTCTCCATAACTTCATTGAAGTCTATAGTTTCTACTATATCCGTTGGAATTACCAACCATCTTCTATTTTCGTACATATTAAATAAATCTTGCTTTTATTGAATTATAATTATGTAAAACCTCCTCGGAGGTTAACCCTCTATTGTAACAATGCACTAAACACATATTACCTATCCATCCACCAGCATAACCTGTACCAATTCTAATGTTATTAGTGGTATCATTAGTTAATGTTCCATACGAAGAACTTTGTGAGGTTTGTACACCATTTTTATACCATGTCACATTTGAAGTGTCTCTCGAACAAACCATGTATAACCAATTACCCTGTGGGGTATCTCCTGAATTCCTACTATTATAGGGTGATGCGTTACCACCGTGAGTTCCGTGATAATAATTTATATTATCACCCTGTTCATGTGTCCAAGTACCATATCCACCATACGCCTGATCCCATGGATTTCTCCTACCTGAGGTATATGTAGTATACATAAGAATACCTACAGTCTGACCATTTTTAAAGTCGAGACTTGTCTGATTGGCAGTAACAGTAAAATAATCATTACCATCCAAATACAGATTTCTTAGAGGTGTGTTAGCGTCCTGCATAGTAGGTGATCCCGAAACAAGAGCATTATTACCATTACCTGAAATGTCATACCAATATGAGTTACCATTAACCCACGATCTGTCATTACTGGCATCCAAAGCAAGTACTAAACCTCCTTTTATGATTCTAGGTCCTCTTTTTATTGACATTACTCACTTTTATTTAGTTTTTCTTCCAACTCTTCTACTCGTTGAATTAATTCTTTATTTGATTGTATTAATAGTGCTGTTAGTTTTTCATACTTAACACCTTTATAACCATCACTTCTTGTTCCAACAAGTTCAGGTAAAACTTCTTCTATTTCTTGTGCAATAACACCAACATCATGACCCTCATTGTTTCTTGAGTTTATATTCCAATCAAACTCATAACCACCAATCATTTTTATCTTATCAATTGCATTTTCAATAGGTTTAATATTATCTTTCAATCTCTTATCGGATGCGTAGTATGCAATAACATCTCCCGTTACATGTAAAGTATCATCTACAGTTACCACACCTGAAGAATTAACAGTTAAGATTGGTATACCTGAGATATCAGATACTTCAAATATATCACCTATTAAACTATCCGTTATTGAGAATAATTGACCACTTGTGCCTTGTACTTCAAATACAGTATCACCCGCAGTTGTACCTTCAACGTATAATGGTGTATCACTTGGTGTAGTTACGTCTTCACCCTGACCGATTGATAGTGATTTTGCAATAACCATTTTACCTTCAGTGGTAAGTGAAGCGGCACCTTGGTCATCACTATGTGAAGTATCTCCCCACCACCAACCTCTACCGGCGGTGTCACTCATTTGGAAAGACATTGCGTACTCACCCGATCCTATATGACCGTAATCATACCCACTTTTCATACCAATTGAGTATGTTCCTGAATCCCAAACTCTAAGTTTATCTCTACTTTGACTACTGTATCCAGCAATAATACCTATGTTGTATCTAATCGACTGATTGAATCTCGCCGCCGCAAATGTACCACTTGTAATATCACTCGTCGAGTGTGTGTGTGATGAAGATGCGTAACCAGCACTTGCGTGGTCACCCCAACCATATGCGGTATTCCATTGTGATGAATCACCATGACTCGTAGTTGTAATAGTACCATCGGTCCAAATACCTCTACCTATCGCGGATTTAGTAACACCATTATCCATTATCAGTAATTGGTGTGCTAAACCTGATTTGGATTGTCCTCCAACATTCGTATGTGTAAACGCTAATCCATATAAATTACCTGTACCTGTACCATCATCTGTGAGACTATAACTCGTACCCATAGACCATACGTGTTGGTATCTAGTCGCTGAATATAATCCATAAACACCTCGACCGTAGTTGTTAGCAACCAATGCCTTTTGAGTACCCATTGTGATCGTACCAGTAAAGGTATCATTGGTATCACTTCTTAGGTATTTACTCTGTGTTGAACTTGATGTTAAATAACCTGCCGTACTATGATCTCCCCATCCATACGCTGTATTCCAATTACCTGAATTACCTCCCGAAGCGGTTATTGTACCTGATGTGGTTATATTATTTACAAAAGTGACAGTACCATCTTGTAGTACCTTCATTGTATCGACAGATGTACCTAAATTTTCGGCTCTCAGTATAAATGCATTCGCATTACCACTACCAGAACCCTCATAGAATAATTCCCAACCATATCCACCACCAGCACCATCATTACCAATGTATATAGACGCATCTGCCGACGCTAAACCATCTCCACCAATATATAACAAGTGTTGACTCTGTTTATTGTGAGCTCCTGATAAAATTATATGATGTCCTGTTGTAATGTTGTCTGATGTGACTGCACCTCTTGCGGTGACCGTAGCCAACGTATCTGCTTCACTAAAGGAAGTTAAATAACCCGCTGTTGAATGGTCACCCCATCCATATGCGGTATCCCAATTAGATACATCTGTTGATGTAAAGTCACTATCGGACCAATAAGTTCTCCACCCACTCCAAGAGTTATTATGTCCTCTTGAGTAAAGTTTACCCGTTTGGAAGTGTGTTGCCAACTGACCCGTTACATTACCCCCATTACCATATGTGATTATTGCGTAATGCTCATTTGTCGGACTGTCAGTACTTGGGTCGTATCTATTACCACCGTTATTAATTGTATTGGGTGAGGTAGTGTAGGTTAACCCTTGAGTCATGAACCTACCATCTAAATCTCTTGTTCCTACTGCGGTTACGTGTCCGTTAGAATCCACGGTGATGTCTTCAACAACAACACCATTATTAGCACCACCATAAAGACCATTCAGTGTAGATGTATCTTCGTGGGAAGTGTAAGTCTCACTAGTAAGGTATCCCTCTTGTGAGTGATCTCCCCATCCATATGCGGTATCCCATTGACCAACTTTTGTATCAGTAATATCGTTTGTTCCCATGTCGATATCACCTTTAACCTGAACTTTCGTTTTAGGATCTAATATAATATCCGCTTGTGCGTCTGATATTCCTCCCGCATCTAAACCTAAATAACCACCATACGTACTACCCGCATTTGTAGAAATAATTAAATCTGATGATGCTGTGTCATCTGCGGTATATCCGATACCAATCGCATTACCCGCAGTATTCTTGAAAATTATTTTACCCGTGGCACCACCACCACCCGCATTATTATTATCATCGAGTGTGAGTGTTGGTCCTGTTTGACTAATAGTGACATTCCCTGTAGTAATATTACTTGTTGTCGTGGCACCTCTTGATACTACACTATCTAAAGTGTCTGTTTCAGTATAACTTGTCAAGAATCTACCGTCAATATCAACAGTATATGTGTCTCCACTATTCTTAGTGAAAGTTATTACACCATTACTACTGTTAAATGTTGCACCTGTTGTATGAAGTACAGTGTCGACCGCAAACCCCGTAACATCCACACTAGTACCATTTGATTTATTAAGTGTTAATGTTTGGTTAGAATCATTATATGTACCACCAGTAACATTTATATCTGTAAGTGTTGAACTGATATCTACTGTATATGTGTCTCCATCGTTTCTTGTAAATGTGATTATACCATTACTTCCGTTAAATGTCGCTCCTGTAGTATATTCGTCATTATAGGATGTTAAATAACCTGCTTGTGAATGGTCGCCCCAACCGTATGCAGTGTCCCATTGTCCGACTTTAGTATCAGTGATGGTATTAGTTCCCATGTCGATATCAGCGGACATATTTAATTGTACTGAGATATCAACACTATTACTATCAATATACATTCGAGTGTTACCCACAGTAACAAAAGATATTTCATCAGATCCGTATGTAGAACCATTACCAAATACGATCGCTGCAGGACCTGAACCAGTTTCACTTGTATTGACGATCGCCTTAGTCATGATATAACCGTTAGCTGATAATTCTGAATTACCTGTTAAGAAATCCGAATCAGCAGTAGAGCCAATATTCAGTCTACCAACAGAAACTGTACTTGATGTTGATGATCCTCTACTTACAACACTATCTAAAGTATCTGCTTCACTAAAGGAAGTTAAATAACCCGCCGTTGAATGGTCACCCCATCCATAGGCAGTGTCCCAATTAGTTATTTGAGTAGAAGTAATTCCATGTGCTACGTGTGCTGTGAATACAGGATCCGTTTCGGTAAATGACGTTAGGAATCTACCATCGATGTCAACAGTATAGGTATCACCATCGTTTCTTGTAAAGGTTATTACACCACTACCCGTATTGAATGTTGCACCTGTAGTATATTCATTATTATAAGATGTGAGGTATCCCGCTTGTGAGTGATCTCCCCATCCATATGCGGTATCCCAATTTGATATTTTAGTTGAAGTTACACCGTATGCTGCATGGGCTGTGAATACAGGATCAGATTCTGTGAAACTTGTTAAGAATCTACCGTCAATATCGACAGTATATGTATCACCATCATTTCTTGTAAATGTTATAACTCCTGTTCCTGTATTAAATGTAGCACCTGTCGTATATTCATTATTATAAGATGTTAAATAACCAGCACTTCCGTGATCTCCCCATCCATATGCGGTATCCCATTGACCAACTTTAGTGTCAGTAATGATATTAGTACCCATATCAAGTTGTTCATGGAATTTAATAGTTCCGTTTTCAAACTCCGCAATTGTAGTTCCACTGTATTGAATCTCAACCCCACCCGTACCATTGTATAAAATGATACCATTGTTTTGTTGGTTATTCATTATTGACCAATCATCACCACTCTCAGTAAATGTAAGATGTCTATTTCCACTTGTAAGTTCTAAATTGTCAAACGTACCTTTACCTGAGAATGTACCTGTGGTACCATTTAATCCTCCTGTTAGTGTACCACCCGCTAATTTTAAATAAGTGGAATCGTGATTGTGATTACTTAGAGAATATCTACCATCAAGATCAACACTAAACGTAGTATTATTATTTTTAGTAAAAGTAACCAACCCATCACTAGTGTCAAAGGTTGCCCCTGTTGTATGAAGTACGGTGTCTACCGCAAATCCTGATATATCTATGGATCCACCGTTTGATTTATTTAGTGTTAATGTTTGGGTTGAATCGTCATACGTACCACCAGTGACATTTATATCTGTAAGAGTCGCACTAATGTCAAGTGTAAACGTATCTCCATCATTTCTTGTAAATGTAATTATACCATTACTTCCGTTAAATGTCGCTCCTGTAGTATATTCATTATTATAAGATGTAAGGTATCCGGCAGTGCCATGATCCCCCCAACCGTATGCCGTATCCCAATTAGTTATTTGAGTTGATGTAATATCTGAAGCCGCATGGGCTGTAAATATTGGATCAGTCTCCGTGAATGAAGTCAAGAACCTCCCATCAATATCTACGGTGAATGTATCACCATCATTTCGAGTAAAGGTGATCACACCATTACTACTATTAAAAGTAGCACCTGTCGTATACTCATCATTATAAGATGTAAGGTACCTACCATCAAGATCAACAGTAAATTGATCCCCATCGTTTCTTGTAAATGTTACAACACCATTACCACTATTAAAAGTAGCACCTGTCGTGTATTCATTATTGTATGATGTAAGGTATCCGGCTTGTGAATGGTCACCCCATCCATATGCTTCATTCCAATTCTCGATATTGGTTGATGTAATATCTGAAGCCACATGGGCTGTAAATATTGGATCTGTTTCTGTAAATGACGTTAAATATCTTCCATCTAAATCTACAGTATACGTATCTCCACCATTCTTAGTAAAAGTTACTACACCATTACTACTATTAAAGGTTGCACCTGTTGTATGAAGTACGGTGTCTACCGCAAATCCAGTCACATCAATAGAACTACCATTAGACTTATTAAGTGTTAACGTTTGAGTTGAGTCATCATATGTACCACCAGTGACATTTATATCTGTTAAAGTACTACTAATATTAAGGGTGTAAGTGTCGCCATCATTTCTTGTGAAAGTAATAATACCATTTGACCCATTGAAAGTTGCCCCTGTTGTATATTCGTTATTATATGATGTTAAGTATCCCGCTTGTGAATGGTCACCCCATCCATAGGCAGTGTCCCAATTAGTTATTTGAGTAGAAGTAATATCATAAGCGGCATGAGCCGTAAATACTGGATCCGTTTCCGTGAATGAAGTTAAGTACCTACCATCAAGATCGACCGTGTACTGATCACCATCATTTCTTGTAAATGTCACAACACCATTTGAAGTACTAAAAGTTGCCCCTGTTGTATATTCGTCATTATACGATGTTAGATAACTACCCGTATTTGATTCAATACTATCTAATCTTGAATTGTGTGAACCACTTGTTGTTTCTAAGGAATCAAGTCTCCCATCATGTGATCCACTTGTTGTTTCTAAACTGTTTAATCTACCATTCTGAGTACCATTTGTATCGTCATTAGATGATGTGTAACTATTTAAATCATTTCTTAAGTCTGTCACATCATTATCCGTGGCATATGTTAAATCAATACTACTTGTGAAAGATTCAATACTATCTAATCTACCATCAACTAAATTATAATTTGTAGTTCCTGTTATATCTATTTGTTCAGAACCACTTACAACTGTTTCAGTATTTAATTTAGATTTTACACCATCTAAGAAGTGGTTTGACCCTGTGTTAAGTGTTAAACTTCTACTTGTGTCAATAGTACCTCCACCAGTTAAACCCTTACCACTACCAATTGTTATAGTTGTATGGTCAATATGTTCATTTGCTTCATAGTTTGTGGTTGCGTCATGGTCTATCTGTACAGAACCACTTATCACACCATCATTATTTAATTTATCTTTAATTGTAGTATTAATACTACTTGTGAATGAATTTAATGAAGACGTTGATGTTTCAATTCTATCAAGTCTATCTTCGTGGGAACCACTAGTAGATTCTAAACTATCTAACCTACCATCTAATGTTGTAAGATCACTATTAATTAATAATCTTTCTTCACTTCCTTTAATACCCGCTTTCCAAGTGTTATCTCCCGTATCATATATTAAGGAACCCGATAAAACACCTGGTGATTCCGTATCTCTTACTTCTATACCCGCATTTGCCGCACCACTACCATTAAGTGATAAAATGTTATCGTCAATATCTACTGTGGTTGAATCTACCCTTGTTTCTGTCCCTTTAACTAATAAATTACCCTTTATTGTTACGTTTGAACCTGTAAACTCCAACCCTGTATCAACTTTGGTCTCAAAAGTTTCAAGATCAGTTAATCTTCCATTGTGGGACCCTGAAGTTGTTTCTAAAGAATCTAATCTACCATCATGAGATGCACTTATTGTTTCTAAACTACTTAGTTTTCCCTCATGAGAACCTGAAGTTGTTTCTAAAGACCCAATCTTTCCTTCTATTGTCGAAAGGTCGTTAGAAACAAGGAAACTCCCTGTTTTTGATTCAATACTATCTAATCTACCGTCATGTGATCCACTTGTTGTTTCTAAACTGTTTAATCTACCATTATGTGAAGAAGTGACAGACTCTATATAATCCAACCTTAGATTACTTGACCCACTTGTTGTTTCTAAAGAATCTAACCTACCATCAGTTGATGATGTGTATGTGTTTAAATCGGTTCTGAGTGTTGTTACGTCAGTATCGGTCGCATATGTGTCATCGATACTTGAGGTAAATGATTCTAAACTGTTTAATCTACCATTCTGAGTACCATTTGTATCGTCATTAGATGATGTGTATGTGTTAAAGGAACCAGTATCAACTAAACTGGAAAAATCAACAGATCCACTAAGTATTCCCGTTTTCCAAGTTGCAACACCATTACTATCTACCGATAAAACTCTATCAGTATATCCTGACTCAATCGATGGTAGTCCACCACCGACAGTCGCAGTTACAGTACCTGTTTGAGGTGATGCAAAACTAACAACCACTTGATTAACACTTGTTGCTTCTATTTTCTGTGGAATAATGACCTCATCATTACTATCAAAAACCTCAATAGAGGGGTGTTTTTCGTTTAAATTGTGATTTAATGTCCATGTACTTGTAGCACCTGTAACTTCTAATTTTGCAGTCCTACCTTCACTACTTTCTGATTCCGCAGCGACACCTGAAAGGTATACGACCGCATCACCACCTGTAGTACCACTTATTTTTATACCTGTCGAATCATCAAATTTAATTCTTGTAAAAGTTGAATCGATAGAAGTTGACGACGCATCTGATCCTGAGATTTTAATTGGCACGTCTGTTAAACCTAAACCACTACCTGTAAATTCTGTTGCTGTGAGAGACCCTGTTACTGTAGTATCCGTGTTAATATGTAAACCGTCCGCGTCAATAGATGCTGTGGAGGTTGAACTCGCTATTCGGTCTAAACTAAGACCCGTAACTCCCGATGCGGGAATATTATAAAGTCCACTACCATCACCTATAAAGGAACCTGTGAAATGGGAACCTGATATTGACCCAACAATGTCTAAGGAACCGTTATTTTGTGTGTTTGTGATTATTACTTCTTCGATGGAAGGTCCTTGTGAACCCGATTTTGATAAGAAAATCTTCCCATCGGTTGTATTCATTGATAATTCACCAAGTTGTAATTGTGAATTAATCGGAATCTTACCGGATATAGCGCTTCTACGCAGTTTAACTGTCTGTCCCATATATATGGATCTCTCTAAATGTATTTATAGTGATATATATCACTTTTGTTATGACCTATATAGATCTTTATTATAAATACTACTTAATATCAATATATAAAAAAAATCCCTCGATTTCTCAAGGGATTTTTATGTAATAAACATTTAATTTAATTTTTAGTATGTTCCTCCGTCAATAACCGTAGAAAATGATAATGAACCATCACTAGATTTATAACCTAAAATCCCATCTAAAACATCTGTAGTTTCTGTAGTAGATACATAACCAAGTTCGTTACTTGAATTTCTAAATACTATAGATGAAGTGTTACTTCCTGCGTCAGACCCACCTGATGCAGATAATGTAACATTACCCGCAATTAAGGTAGCACCATCGTCAGTTGCTACTGTAAATTTATTTGTGTTGTAAGCTAATACAGAACCATCATCAGTTAAAAGAGAATCTTGTATTTGATTATCTCCCGCCGCTACAGGAATTGTATTGGCTGATAAACTTGATTCACTACCCTGAGCCGCACCTACAGTACCAACTACTTTACTTGAGTTTGCACTTGCGTCAACAAATGACCAATAATCATTTTGAGAATCCCATAATAGAGATGCCGATGTATTATTTGAACCCGAATCCATTACCTCAAAACCTGCGTATCTTTCAAATGGTGAATACGCGTTTAATTTAATAATATTGTCATCGATTTCAACTGTTTGTGATTGTATATTCACTTCGGTAGCCGTACCTAATATTTCTAAGTTACCTGATATTGTAACATTATTACCTACAGTAAGTGTTCCATCAATTTCAGTATTACCTGTTACACCAAGTGTTCCACCTATAGTAGAATTACCTGTGATGGTTGCTGTGGCACCACCTAAATCACCTGATGCTTCAACATCTCCAGTTACGTTTAATGTTGATCCGTCAAATGTTAAGTTTGAACTGTCTTCAATTGCTCCTCCCGTACCTGCTAATACTACTCTACCTGATGTTAAATCTTCTACGATTGCACTTGCCAATGTAGATTCACCATCAACATTTAAAGTATCTTTTAATTGTACTGAACCCGTTACATCTAAACTTGAGTTGACACCAACAGCACCTTTAAGTTCTGTAGTCCCTACTGAAGTTAATGAACTTGCCGCAGATATGTCGTTACCAATTGTTGAACTACCCACACTAATAACATTAGTTGTTGAGTTGTATGTTAAATCAGCGTCGTCTTGTAATGAATCTCCGTCAAGTGCGAAAGGTATTCTGTTAGCAGTTAATGGTGTACCATTATTATCAAGTAATGTTTCTCCTTGTACTCTTGCGTCTAATGTGTCTTGAACTAATTTGTTGTTTCCATCTAAACCAATAAAGATTGCCGTATCTCCATCAGGGATATTTGATAATTCGATATCTCCTGAATTTACAGTAATTGTGTCTGAACTTGCATCACCTAAAGTAACATTACCTTTTAAGTCTGTAGTTCCCGATACCGTTAAGTCACCTGGTAGAGCCAAACTATTTACAGATAATCCACCTTCAAGGTCTAAGTCTTGGATGTGTGCCGTTCCACTTACGTATAATTCTCTCCATGCTTTAGTTGTGGAACCTAAATCAAATGCGTCATTTACATCTGGTATGAATGAAGATGATATATCCGCACCAAATGAAACAAAGTCTGTTGATGCATCACCAACAGTAATATTTCCACCTAAGTTTATATTCCCTTCAATGTCCGCATCTCCTGTAAGTCTAAGATTTGAACCTGTAATTTCTCCTTCGGAAACTAATTTTCCTACAGTCGCAGTTAAAGCAACCCCTAAACTATCTCCGAGGTTTGTTGCCCCTGTAACTCCTAAAGTTCCACCGATAGTTTGATTTCCTGTTACAGTTACCGTACCACCAGTTACATTTGTTAGGTCAGCATTAGAACCTGTTAATGACGTTATCGTCATATTTGCAACCGTATTGCCCTCAATATTACCCGTCAAATCAAGTCTATCATTCCCCGTACTATCGTTGTTAAGAATATATAATGACTCATTTGAAGACGCATAAAATGGGGTTCCATCTAAAATAGAACCGTAAGTTCCAGAACCTATTGTAGGTGCACTGGTACCTGAATAAATTTTAGATGTTGGTTTAAACGCCCCCGCAACTCCCTCATCGGTTGATACTGGCGATCCAATAAATACAAAAGGTCCAGATAAATCTGAAATAGAACCCGAAGCAATTAAAACCTCACCATTTCTAGTGGTTGTTCCTTTCACATCGGTTATCGAACCTCTTCTATGTTTAATAATTTGAGCCATCTTCTGTTTTTTTTAATTAATGTGTTTTATTTGATTTATTATATAAATATCAGTTATATTAGAAACCTCCAAGATCCATGATAGAATTATTATTAATATCACCTATCGATCCTAAATTTTCGATTTGTAGTGATGCCGATCTTATTTGATTGTTTATTTGATTCTTTAATATGCTCATCGCACCTGACACAATTAGTGAGTCTTGAGTTATGTCTTGTGATTGTAATGTTGTTTGTCCTTCAACCTTTAAATCTCCCTTTATTATAACTGAACCTGTTACTTGTAGGTCACTTATTGATGACCAATATGATCCTGAATTACCCCATATTAAATCGTCTTGTCTTGCAATTGGTAATTCACTTCCCTCTTGACCTGCTATCCATTGATCATTTGTAGCGTCCCATAATAAAGAACCTGATACGGTATTTGGATTTACAGTGTCTTTAATACTTAATCCACCAAAATTAGATTCGTTACCGTTTAACTCTATAATATTATCATTAACAATAACCGTCTCAGATAATGATGATGTTACAGTTCCATGTACAGTAAAGTCTCCCGTTAAATCTAAAGATCCACTTATCTGTATGTCATTCGTAGTGGCATAAAACGAACCTGTGGGTTTAAATATATCTTGTATAGCGCTAGCACCACCTCCACCTAATTGGTCACTTAATGTTCTACCAACATATTGGTAAACACTCATGTACACATACTGATTACTTGAAGGGGTACCACTTATAAATTGTACCACACCTGTTTTATAATCAAAAGAATAGGTAGATGGTTGTCTTAAATCACTATTTGATGGAGAGGAAGAATTAGTTGAAACAAAAAGTTTAATTAAATAACCTGGTGTGGAATCCTCAACTGTTGAGTTTGCCAAACCTGATATGGCGTATTTTGGTGAAATGAAATTTACTTCTTGATCATCACTAATCAACTGTGCACCTATACCGTTATTAGGACCCACAGGATCTAAAAAGAACCAAACCTCATTATTTAAATCCGACTTGGTTAATTTATGCCTATACCAATATTTTAATACATCTAAATTACTTCCACTGTCAGTATAAACAGATAAGTGATCGGATTCACTGTTAAAAGGTAAGTTTGATGAAGGTATAAGACTTTGATCAACATAAATTTCACTACTATTTAAATCCAATACGGATGTAAAGGATTCTTGCGAATCTAATAGATTGTTGTGAGTATACCTCTTACTTTGGAGGAACCTTGATGATTTTATGTTCTTATCGTATGCCATGTCTTTTAACTAAAACTTACACTTATTGCCGTTATGGGTGTCGGGTCCCCTTTATATCTAACTAATACCATAATTTCATTATATGTTGAATTCAAGAACATACCATCCGAGTTTCTCATTGGTAAGGAATATGAACCTCCTGAACCCGATCCACCTGTATTACCATACAGATCTATGTCTAAACCAAATGGATTAGTACCATCTGTATTTGAACTTATTGTTCCCACAAAGTTTTCTAATGTCTTTGTTGGGTCATAGAATCTCGCATTTGTATATACATTTGTTGTTGAAGATTCAAATAATATTGCAACGGATGCGGAATTATTATTTGTGGAATCCCATGAAACTAAAGATGGTCCGTTTACAGTAATACTCATACTTGTTTTTGTACCTGATGTGGAGAATTTCCTTACATAGTACTTATAGTCACTCGCAGTACTTGGATTTGGTAACCAATAACCGTTATTACCACCAGGTTTTACTAAACGGTTAGGTCTTACTTGTAAATCTTTAGGACCCAAAATACCGTATTCGTTATAGGTGTTATCCCAATTAGTCCCACCAAATGAAAGAAGATTGTCATTCAACTCTAACCTCCTACCTTCACCACTAAAATTCTCTGAAGTGTTAGATGAACCATCATACGTTTGTGATCTACCATAGTAATGTAGACTACCACTTGACGCTGGTTGACCGAACGTTCCCGCTATGTGTACGGACCTACTTTCAGAATCCGAATTACTACCACCAAAACCAGTACCTGTTATTGAAACTGACTGATTAGCAGAAGTACCGTAACTATTACCCGCACTCCAACTTAAACCTGAGTTTAATTTTATCTTATCAGTTATAAAAGGTATTGTACCACTTGACCTTAAATCTGTAAATGATTCATCATAGAACACATTACTTGTAGAAATCCTACCATTAGAGACACTTGCAGTTCTCTGACCACTATTACCTGACATTGAACCGTGTGTTCCGTTTTGGTATAGTTTGTTAAAGGTACCCCCGATAGAACCACTAGCATTAAATGTTGCAGTTTGTAAGTATGGTGCCCCACTTAAAGATCTAGATGTTGCTGTTAGTTGGGTCATGGAATCAATATTTGCCGTTACCCCTAAATTAGTTGAACCAATACCACTTTCTATTGTAGGGATTGGACCGTATAATATTTCAGTATTATCCTCTATTGGTTCGGTAAAGTCACTTGATCCACTCGCAATAGATATCGAACTTGATATATGGTAATAACCAATATCATCAATAGTGTTACCCGCATTTAATATGGTGGGACTAAATACCCCACTGTATTTACCGTCTTGGTATCCCGCAGGGATTAATTCAGGATTTGCCGATTCTATTTTACCTAAGGTTACACCATTAGTAGTTCCAGCACCTGATTGTTGTATTAAGTGATTAGAACTAGATTCTTCTAATAAGACTCTATTGTGATCGAATTTTTTGAATGTAAAAGATCCCGAAACTTTAAATGTTGTGGGTGTTCCACTACTTAATCTACCTAAACCAAATAAATTACTATCATTTGACGACCTAACACTTGTTGAACCCGCAGATTTACTTGTGAATGAGTGTCTATAGTTACTATTTGTGTAAAAAGTTCCAAACGAACCTAAAATTGTACCACCAATACTAGCAAAACCCGCATCGATTAACTCAAGTAGAGTAGAATTAGTCGTTCCTGAAGGGAGATAACCATTTATTCCTGAATCTGTTGATGTATTAAATGTGTTTTTAGTATATCCGTTATAATATTTTGTATTTGGTGATGCATCGGGTGCTGAAGAGGATAATAATCCCGCCATAAACCTAATAATTTCAGAAACGTCTGTGTTTTCGTTAAAATTATTAAAATATGAACCATTCATAGTCCCCCAATCATTTGAGGTAGGTTGACCCACGTTAATATTTTCTGCATGTAGTGATTTCGACACAATAACACCATATTTTCCTGATATAGAACCATCTGGTGAATCTAAACCACTACCTGATATTTGTAAATTTTCAGATGTACCATAATATGAACCTGTTTGTTGGAAAATATTACTCGCTTCAATGTCTGATTGTGCATTACCTATGGCATCACTTAAAGATGCGGAAATGTCTTCTAATTCTTGGTCTGTTGCGTAAGTGTCATTTAAAGAAGAACTAAATAATTCTAAATCACCAACCCTCGTTTCATGATCGGACCCTGTGGATTCTAATTCAACTAACCTACCGTCATGTAGAGTGAATGTGGTATCAACTGATTGTGATAATTCATTTATTGATGACGATAATGAAGATGACAATTCACTTATTGAACCTGACAATGAAGACGATAAGTCTGTCAACTGTTGATCTGTAGCAAATGTGGCATCCAATGAAGAACTAAAGTCTTCTAAATTCACAACTCTACCATCTAATGAAGAGGATAGTTCACCTATCGATGAGGTAATTGATTGTGATAATTCTGTTAATTGTTGATCTGTTGCAAATGTAGCATCCAATGAAGAACTAAAACCCTCTAAGTCAACTAACCTACCGTCATGTAGAGTAAACGTAGAGTCGACAGATGAAGATAATTCATTTATTGATGATGATAATGATGAGGATAAATCTGTTAAATCCGTATTGACTTGATCAAACGACGACGACACTGATTGTGATAAATCATTAATCGATGACGACACTGAAGATGATAAATCTGTTAAGTCGGTATTAACCTGATCAAACGATGAGGATACTGATTGTGATAATTCGTTTATTGAAGAAGATAATGATGATGAAAGAGTCGTTAACTCACTTTCAATTACTATATTTTCTTCACTCCCTAACGGTCCTCCAATCCACCTGTCATTAGTTGTGTCCCATAACAAGGAACCTGATACTAAATTAGGTTGTGTTGGGTCTTTGATTAATAGACCACCGAAAGATTCGTCACTCCCATTTAATTCTATAACATTATCATCTAAAACTACGGTTTCGGATTTTATAGAAGTAAAAGTCCCTAATACATTTAAATCACCCTGTACTGTTAAGTTAGATCCTGAGAATTCTAATGAATCTAATACAGATGAAGTAAAGTTATTTAAATCAACAAGACCCTCGGCAACACCTCCACCAACTAAATCATTTAAACTTTGAGTCCCATTTATGTAGAAATTATCCGCATATACATTCGCCAATGACGAAGTTGGATTACCTAAATTGACGGTTATCCCTGAGGTTATATCCTCTGTTGCGATCTGTTCCCAATATATTTGTTGTAATGCCATCTAAAAGTTCACTTTATTATAAATACCTGACAAATAGATCTTGGAAACAAAAAGGGGAGACTTTTTTGTCTCCCCACTTAAATTATAAATTTTCTTTTATTTTTTTCAACATTTCATCGGGTGTTTCAACATTTAAACCCGACATAAAAAATACTCCACTATTTACCTTATTATCCCTTATGAATACCGTAGGAAGGTTTTCCTCATCCACTTGTTGTACAATTTGATTCCATAAATCAGGATTTTCATCAACATCGTACTCATCATAATTCAAACCTTCTTTTTTTAAAATGTCTTTGAAATCTTTACAATATTGACAACCTTTCATAGTGAAAAGACATATTGTTTTCATTACAAATTGTCTAAAATTTCTGTGTAACTTGATTCTGGTTGTGCACCCGTAATTCTTGCCTTTTCCTCGTCCCCATTAAATATTAAAACTGTAGGTACACTTCTAATACCCAATGACTGAGCAAAACCTTGATCTTCGTCTACATTAACTTTAACGAACTCAACATTATCGTATTTAGTGTCTAACCCTTCTAATCTTGGGATTAGTGTTCTACATGGTCCACACCATGGTGCCCATAAATCTACTAATACTTTTTTACCTTCTTTTTGTAGTGTTGTGACTTCCTCACCTATAATATCTCTCATAATTTTTAATTAAAACCTATTTTACCTTTTTGGTTTATTGTTTTATAAATATCCACATCAATGTTATAGATATCTGATAATGCCATTTCTTTTTCTGTTGTATAGTCTTTACCTAAAGATTTTAGTAAATTATTACTTTGATCTACCGATAATTTGACAAATTTATGTTCCGCAATCAATCTACCTTTTCTCATAAATGCATCATCTATATTATCTCTCTTTGTATTAAAGGTGGCAACAATTTGGATATTCAAACAATCCCCTAAAATACCATCAGTCAAATTAAGTAAGTTTGATGTACTTTGGGAAATGGAGGTTGAGTTTTCTCGAGTACCTAATACTTTCTCCGCATCTTCGATGATTAATACACTATTCTTATATTCCATTAAAAATGGTATAATAGAAGGGTCTGTAAGGGTCTCCGCCATCATTGGTGGTACAAAAATTATCTGTTTATCTTTAATTAATGATGCAAGATATTTTATGTAGGTTGTTTTTCCTGTACCAGGATCACCATGTAAAAGTACAATACCTTTGTCTTTTTGGGTGTTTAATCTTTTAACGATGGTTTCATGTATTTTTTTAAACTCATCACCATAGTTAAGTTTTAAATCAGTTTTAGGTGTCGATATTTCGTATTCTTCTAAATCTAAATATCCTCCACCTTGAGACTTAATTAGTGATATGTTACCACCTTTTTTCTTAATAGAGTGTTTTTTAAATCTACTTAAATCGTATTGTGAATCTAAATCCCCATTAGAAAACGAGTAATAGAAAGTCATATTAATATTCTTACTACCTTTATTTCTCTTGGTCTTAATTAAAATCTGTTTTTCGTCACAATAAAATAATGTTTCTTCAGAGGTTCGATTTATTAGTTTTCTAATATTCGTCTGATGCTCACTACTAAGTTTACTTAAAATAGTAAAACCATCTTTTACTATGATGTTTACAACTTTATCAGTAAACCCAACCCTAAATGTTTTTACTGACGGTATTGTATCATACTTTAAAACGTAAATTTGTTCACTTGCAATCTCCTCACTATAAGTTGATTCAAATATTGGGTAATATTTAGGTATTTTCATTTAATTTTAATTGTTTCGAGACCTCGCTTATCAATATAAATAATGGGTTCATAATAACTTTCGTCTCTCCCAACAATTTCTTTTATAACATCTATCGGTGTTAACCCAGTTTTTTCTCTCATAGTCATTCTTATTTCCTCAAATTGATCCATGGATAATGTCGGGTCTTGTTTTTCCGAATAGTTTTTCATCGCAACTAAAGTAACGTTGTCCATAAACTCTTCCCTATTTAAATCACCCACGAAATGTTCTCTCGCATTTTTATTTGTATCTAAATATTTTGCCAACTTACCTACGTACAATAAAACTTCTGCATCTATCATAACTTGTCAATTTGTTCTTTAAGTAATGTGACTTTAGTTGGTCTACCAAATACTTTTACATCTACATTAACTTTATTACCATCAAGACTTCTTATCTCACCTTCAAATGTGTTAAATGGTCCATCAACAACTTTAACAACTTCACCTATGGTGTATTGTATGTCATTTACGATATCTTCCCCTTGCTGACCCATTTTTAAGACTCTTTGTATTTCTCTATCTCTTAGTCTAATTGGTTTTTTATCCCCTAATACTTTCATCGTGTCGGGTAAATAAGAAAGGTTCATTAGTTCATCTTTATCCAAAATATGTTCTGTTTCAAAATAAAGGTAACCCGTGTATATCACCCTCTCTCTAATAACTTTTTTTGTTTTAACCATTTTATACTCTTTCTCTAATGGACAAACAAACTCTTTTATTCCTGAAATATTTCCTAATTCAATATCTGTGTTAAATTTATCTTTTAACTGTTTCTCTTTACCTGGTAACACTTTTATCAGGTACCAATAACTACCCATATTTACTTATTAAAACTATGAATTACAGATATGGATCCATTTCATCACCTACAAATAAAGTGAGTTGTTCACCTTCTTTATGTGACGGTTGTCCGTAATTCATTATCAGAATTTCAACACCCGTATTTTGAGTGCCGTCTTTCTTCGCAGCGGCCGATTTCTTAAATCCTTTCTTTTCCCACTTATAATCGGTATAAGGGAACCATTTCTGTAATAAAGGGAAATCATAATACGATAAACTGTACCTTCCCTCAGAATTTTTTAAACAATCTGCCAACCTTTCATGGTCCGACCTATCGAAATCATGATTAGAATAATAATTCTCAGTTTTCCAATAAGGTGGATCGGTATAGAAATAAGATGTAGGTGAATCATACTTCTCAATTACATCTTGGAAATCCATATTTTCCACAAAAGTTATTTTGTCGAAGTGTTCTCTAAATTTTTTATTCTTCAACTTATCCATAAATATCAAGACTTTACAACGATACTTACCTTTGTAATCTGTATAATTTGAAGTTTCAGGTTTAGATCCTGAAAATATCTGAGTTAAAACGTACACATACTTTGCAGCCGCATCATAATTTGGGTAATCACCTATTTCGTAGTCAGGGTCAAAAACCTCTTTCTGACACTTATCAAAAAACTCTCTACATTTAGGTGGTGTATTTTCCTCACCCACCACTTGGATATATTCACTATGTTTATCCAGTTCCTCCCATAACCTATCATAGTCTAAAGAACATCTCATTAGATTTGCATTCAACCCATTAAAATCGTTATACACAACGGTTTTAAGTTTAGGGTATTTTTTCAAATCCATATTAAAGAACACCCAAAACATGCCCGAAAATGGTTCTACGTATGTTTCAATGTCATTTGGTATGAAGGGAACAATCCACTTACCTATTCTGGCTTTACCTCCAATGTAACTTATCATGTAATTAGGTGTTATCGTTTACTTATATAAAATATACAGAAAAAGAATGAGGAAGTCAACCCAGTTAATTCCCCTTTTTCCAATATTCATAGAGGTCTATCCCTAATTTTTCTCCCATTTTGGAATCACTTGGATAATGAACTCTACCTACATTTCTACTAATTGAGATCCTTTCTGCAATAGTTCTATACATTTCATCTTTAGTAATATCAAATAGTACTTCACCCACTAATTTAGATTGTGTGGAATGTCCTGATGGGTAGGAAGGTGATTTTGCTGACTTAAGATTCATATCCCCCATCTTAATATCTAATTTATCTGCAATTTGTTGAGGTCTTGGTCTATTGAAGTGGTATTTTAATTCGTATATAACACCCGCAGCACTTTCTATCAATTCTTTAATTAAACCCTTGGGTATATCATGTCCCTTTTCCTTAGAATATTGTTTAAATGATTTTGAAATCCTGTCATATTTTTCAACAAACTCTTTGTTCTCTGGTAAGGACGACAATAGTTCAATCTCTTCCTTAGTTTCTTTAGAGTTATTTTTAGGTGGGTCTATTTTTTTATATTCTGATATGTCAAAGTCCTTAAATAAACCTTTTTCTCTATTGTAATCTATTTCTTTTTGGTGTTTATCACTTATTGATTTAGTAAACTCGAGATCATTAAGGTTTTCTTCAGATAGATTTCTTTTCTTTTTACCATTGCAGTGTGCTTTCTGACTAAACCCTTTTGGGTTATTACAGTCAATTGACTTTTTATATTTGTCTGACCAACCTTCCTCTATAAGTGACATCAATTTCATATTGATAAATACTTATAAAATACTTATATTATTAATATGAAAGAAAAAAAGAAACCCTGCACCAAGTGTAAAAAGAAACAAGAGAAAGAAAAAATATATGCCGAAATGACACAAACCGAGAATCAAGTTAAGTTAATTCTCATCATTGTTACATTATTTAGTGCTTATGGTTTTTATTCTTTAATCAAATTCCTTTTTTAGAATGAAAAAAAAGAAGAAATATAAAATAATACTCTTCTGTAATAAAAAAAGAAAGAAACTCTTTTACCAAACAATCAGTCTACCCTCAATTCGTGATATGTGGTACGAATTAAGGACGGAAAAAAAACCTCGTTACACTAAAGAGTATGGTGGTAAACGAAACCAAAAATTAAATTACGAACTGGCACTAATATACCCTGACAATAGATGGGCTAAAAAGAAAACTGTAGTAAAAAGAGACGAATATGGTAGAGTTTATGAAGCGGGTGTCGACACTAAAGGTTATAGACTTAAAGAAATGATACCTTACTGGCAAGAGGAGAAAATTTATGATCACGACAATAAGAAACACATTAGATATCACGAATTTTTGGAGATATTCAATGATGTGGATGAGATAGCTCAGATATTTACACTGAATACTAAAATATTTTTACAAATTGAAGATAATATTAGGATGTTTGGGAATAAAAATTTGAATGACTCTGATAGGTTGTTTGATTTACTTAGAGAAGATCTATTGAAACATCAAAAAAAGGGTAATTTCATTTTTGTGAAGGATATAACCACCAACCAAAGAAAAACCCTATATAATTTACTTGAAAAGAAAGGTTACAAACGTAGTGACCTATTTAGACATTATTCTTACTAAACATAAAAGACACATCTCCGATTAATATAGTAAAAGTCTTAGAATCTTCATCTATACCCTCGCCATCTCCTTTAGATTTTATATATTCATATACACGATCGTATTCATCCTCGTCCATTTCATAGAATACCGTTCTATTCTCAGATTTTAAATTTACTTTCTCCAATAAATCTGAAATAAGTGCTAATTGGTTTAATATTTCACCCTTTTTGTCTTTTGACATCCTTAAATTCCGAGTATTTTACTTACTTTACTTAGTAAGTCTTTAAATTTATTAGTTTTTTCAGGGACTTTGAATAGATCCTCCTTCTTCATCGTCTTCAGTTGTTGAATCATCTGTTTCTTGTGGGTCTCCACTTCCTTTTGATCCTTCTGAATCTCCCTCTCTAACCAATCTAATTCTTTCTGAGTCTTGTTCTTTGACATTACTTTCAAATTTTAAATGTTCTAATTCATCTAATTTACTTTCCTCAAATAGCGCTCTCATTTCTCTAACCTTCTTATCGAATAAATCTCTTTTCTTTTCTTCTTCGATATTTTTTTCAACCACTTCGTTCGCACATTGTAGTGTAGTATCATAACCTTCTTGATTTGCTTCAGATATAAAAGATATTAAAACATCTTTATCATTCTTGTCTTGCACTTTAATTTTTAAAGTTTTATAGATAGACGCAATTTCATCCACTTTCCATTTTGTTGGTAGTTTAAGGTCTAAACTAACATTACCTTTAATTTCTCTTAAAGAAAAGAAATATGGTCTCAAAGATTTTATAATTTCGTACACTGTAATTAAATTAATATATATGTTATTATATATGAAATAGCAAAATAGATAATCACTTTTTCATACTTGTTGATTGTAATAGGGTTAGCGTCTGTAATGAATAACTTAACTATAAACTCAAATATAAATTTGAGAATGAATACAGACGAAATAACTAATAAAAATAATTCTATATTATTTATCATGTCTCTTTATTTCGTCTAAAATTTCTTTTCGATAAGTAGCAATTAAACTCTTAACTTCCTGAGCAAACTTACGTGCTCTTATAGATGCGGATCTATTACCTTTCTCATAGACCTTTTGAGTGTCTACCGACATTTTCTCTACCAGATCTTTAATTTTTCCTAACGTTTCCATACTTTATTACCGTTTGTGATAGTAATATACGGGTTTTTTTTAGTTAAGTCAAGTTCTTTTCTAGTAATTTATAAATTTCTGTGAGTACCGCAAGTTCAGATCTTGTTTTCTTGTGGTTGTAATTAAACAATCTATAGAGGTATTGACTTATTCTTATCTCTTCCCCATCCATCTTTAAATAATAAAAAGATTCTAAAAAGAAATCCCAAAAATATTCATAATGAATACCCCTTTTATTGATATTAATTTTTTCTTTGGATAAATTTTCCAATGTTTTATCCCAACACCATGTAAAGTGATTCTTTTGATCATCCTCCGTTATAATCGCGTCGGGACCTAAATAGGTGTTGTCAATTAAAACATATAATGAATTAACAATGTCATAAAATAACTCAATTCGTTCCGTGGTTATATTATAAGCACGATACCAGACTTCCGCCTGGTATCCATAGTCTTGATCTTTAAGTATTGATTTAAGATATGTGTCTTTATTTTCCATATTTCTATTAAAAATATACGAATAAAAGAAAACAAAGACAATCTTATTATTGAGTCTTTTCGTTATAGTTTGAAAGATCCTTCAATCTTTTGATCTCTTCTTCTAAAACGCTTGTTTTTTCTTTTGATTCGTTTAATTCTTCTTTCTCTTCTTTAACAACTTTAACAGGTTGTATATCTTTCTTATACATAGGTTGGTTTTCATACCTCTCTTTTCTTTTCTCAGCCGTTTTAGCCAAATTTTTACCTGTTTCAGTAGGGATTGTATTTCCACCGTCAGCATTACCCATAGTAGAATCACCTTCTAACGCTTTCTTTACCCTGTCTTTAAACTCATCACTTGGTTCGTGGTCATAATCTAAATCTAATGGGTTTTCACCTCTCTCCATTGACATTTCCTCGTCTTGTTCTTCGGTATTGTGTACCACCTTTTTAGGGTCAATCTCACCTTTTCCCGATGCGTTTGGAAATTCAGGGTTATCATTACCTTCAATTGATAATGCATCTTTAATTTTCTTATCTACGTTAGCCATATGTTCTTTAGTTTCTTTATTACTGATTTTATGAGCTCCTTGTACTGCATCTAAACCGGGTACAACCGCCTCATTAACAATTTTAGTTATCATTTCAACTAATTGTGATTCAGATACTCTTAGTACTTTAGGTTTTTTACCTTCCGATTCTTCCATACTTCCACATTCACATAACTGTTTACCACAGTCATCACATGTAGACTCGTCGATTGGTTCAACAACACCCTCTTCATCTTCATACATCTTATCACCACACTCTTGACATTCTTCTTTCTCGTCAATGTCTGTTTTAATTGTTACAGGATGCATCTTTCCACTCCCTTCAGGGAATTCAAATTCATCCTTACCAGCATCTTTAGCCGCATCTGCAGCCAAAACAAATGCTGATTCATTTTGGTCTTGTTCTAATTCTTCGATTGAATCGTTTTGTTTCATATCTTCTGAGTCTAATTGTTCACCTAACTCATCTAACTTATCTAATAAGTCTTGTTTAGATTCGTAGGTCTCTATTTCCACAACATAATCTTTGTCGGGGTTATTTTTATTATATTCTTCACATTTTTGGTCCGCTTCCTCTTTTGTGTCACAAACCTCAATGTATTCACCCTCACACTTAATACAGTATGCGGTCTTATCACCACTTCCTTCTTTCAGAATGGTGTCCTTTATCTCTTGTGAGATCGTTTCTTCAATAATTTTATTTAGTTCTGAAACTTTCATATTCTATAAATATATCCTTTATCTCATTTATTACTAATTTCTCTACCTGTTTATAAGGTAAACCGTATTTTTTTGAGACATTTTTAACCGCTTCATTCAATTCTTCATTTTCGTAAAATTCTAAAGCGTTTATATCCCCTTCTTCACAGTATGGAAATTTCTTACATTTTTCTTTTACCTTAACATATTGACCATCAGGACCACCCCACATTGGGAAATTCTTTTTTCTCAAGTGTTTCATACGACTGACAATAGATTTTGGTCCATCTATCTTAAGGGGATTCTTACCACCAGTACCAAAAGGTGCATCATATTGACCTGCGGAGGAAACAGATGATGTCATTGCTTCAGTAAATTCACCTTCCTCAACTTCATCCTCATTATATTTCTTACTATTATGAATCTTATAGATCTCTTTTTTAGTTATAAAATTCATAGGTGCCTCGAAAGAACCCGATGAACCCGCCATTGTTGCTTCTTTTGTTTCTTTTGCCATTATCTAATATTTTTTAAAGGTCCTTCCCAAAAAGACTTACGTTGCCATAGTTGTTTAAATAATTCTACAACAACCTTAGTTGATAGTTCTACGACTTTTTTATTTATATCTCTTGTACCCATCTCTTTTTTCACCATATCAACCACAATTTTATGTGCTTGTGTACCGTTAAGAAAGTCTTTTATTTCTTTCTTAGCTATACTCTGAATTTGATTTTTATCTGTGGTTGTAAGTGCCATGTTAGTCTATTCTTCTTTGAGATATTAGGTCATTCATTGCATCCGCAAATACATCTTCAAACTTTAAAAGTTTTTGTATTGATTCTAATAGATCATAATCCACCTTTAACATTGCGGTGTTAAGGTAAGTTCCCTTATTTTCCCCCGCAATGATTACGAAGTCTAATGAAACATCAGGTAAAACACCATCTAACCTTATCTGATTACTTTGTATTGTGATACCAGGTCTAAGATCTCCCAAATCCGATACCTGAGTACCGAAATTAGAAATAACATCACTGATCGTCTTCTTTTGTTGGTCATCTATCTTAAGATCTTCCTCAGTTGAAGAGATTGTTCTTACTTCAACACCAGCTACGACAGTAACATTGTCTTTTAATTCTTTTTTCTCCTCTTGTTCGGAGATAGTTTCTTTTTGTTGTGTTGACTCTGTCAGATTCCTGAGAGTATTCAACATTTTTTTAGTATTATCGTAGTTCATATGTGTTTTAAATTTCATCGTTTGTAAATTTTTTAAAATTAAACGAAGGGTTTATATCTGTATAAATATTTGAAAAGTTGGATTTACATACAATTCCATTAAATTTATCTATGTTTTCTATGTATCCGTGACTCGGAACCACTCTTTTTTCTAGATAATGGGTCTCACATAGGTATTCACACAACTTGACAACACTCTCAATTTGAGTTTCGGTGTACCTATCCCAATAGAATTTGTCTCTCCAACTTCTAATAAAAGGTTCAGATCTATGAGGATCTCCAATCCAATTATTAAAATACCCCGTTATAGTATTTTTAGTTAACCACCCAAGATTTTCAACCGCAATTTTGATTTGTTTCCTATCTAATAATTTATTACCGAACGTAACTGAGGAATAGTCAACATCCAAAACACTATATACGTCCCCCATTTTAGATACGATGAAATGTGGTATATCTTCATATTGACCATTTTGTCGATATTTAATTTTATTGACAAAATCATCAATACGTCTTTTTGTATCATAGAGAAGAATTTGTTTTTTCTTGTATTTCTTCTTTACGTAGTTAAGTGAAGTTTTATCTATTGTTTCTACGTCTCGAATTTCCAACATTTCTTACAATTACTTTAGATCCCACTTTCAACAACGGTTCTTGTGGTGCCGGTTTGGGTTCCATGTAAAGACTGTCTATAAAAATAGTGGGTGATGGTGTTGGTGTACTCGTGGGTGTGTTTGTTGGTGTTGGACTAACCGACGGTGTTGGGGTAGGTGTTGGAGTACTCGTGGGTGTGTTTGTTGGTGTTGATGTAGGAATTGAGCTGGTTGTTGGTGTTGGGGTGGGGGTTTGAGTTGGGTATGGTGTATTAGTAGGAACTGAAGTCGATGTTACTATTGGGACTTCTGTAGGTTTTGGATCTATTGATTTTTTTTTTCAGGGTCTATAGGATCCTGTAAGTTTTCTTTGGGTTGACCTACTATAAAGTTAGGATTAGGTTTAGGTGTTTCCGTTGGTGACGGTTCGACCTTAACATCAATATCCAATTCAGGAACATCACTAATGAAATCTGACTCGTCTAATACCACATCAATTTCCTTTACATCAGGTGTTGGTGTTGAAATAATTCCCGTATCAAGATCTAATTCCGCAGTATCAACTGAATCGGGTAATTGTGCACCCTGATCATCCCAACTTCTCGTTTGGTTAAGATACTCATCTAACTGACCGTATTTGTCAACGGTCTTCTTTGTTTGTTTTTGATCCGTATTATCAATTTCAAGTAAACTTTCGTCTAACTCTTTTTCAATATCATCGAAAGACTTAAAAGTATAATTTGGGGTTGGTGTTGGTTCTTTTTCAGATTCTTCTACAATCTTTGAAATTTCTTCAGGTGTTAAATCTTGAATTACATCATTCATTACCATATCTAATTCATGATCTTCATCCCACTCATCTTCATCACTTAGTGGAGGTTGTTCAGTAAACCACTCAGGTGGTTCTTCATCAAAAACATCTTCTTCTTTTGAAGGTGGTTCAAAACCTCTTGCTTCAGGTGGTAGTTCGTCGTCCCATTCTTTAGTTCGTGATTCAAATATTGTTTTACCTTTTGTTGGTTTTTCTTCAGGTTTAAATTTAGATAGTAGATCTTCTAATTTATTTAAGTCTTCTTCTGATGGTTTTATTTTACTCTCTTCCTCTATAACTTTTTTTGTCTCTTCACCATCCTCATCGTCAGTTTTCGAATTATCAGTTTCTTCATTAAATTTAACTAACATATGTAAGAATGATAATGAAATTAGTGGTAACATTCCACCCGCAAATATTGCTAAGAATCTTCTGTGTGATTGTAGGTCCGATTGTTCTATACCTATATATTCTAAAATAGGACCAGTTAACTCGACCCATGAAAGAAATTGTTCGGCATCAATTTTAATAAATTCAAACGCGAAAAATATGTTACCAACAAACTGAACTAAAGTAACAATACCAAATGGAACGTACACTTTAGATCCCATCTGTGCTGATATTGCCGCTAACGCTGATAGTGCAGCAATTTCAATACCTATGGATAGATATAACGCCCATGACATTGGGTTGGAAATTCCATACCATACAGTTACGTGAGATATGGAAACGATTGCGACAGTTATAATAGGAACTAAGAACGCAATATAAATAATGGTTCTAAAATTCTTCTGAAACCAATTACCCATTTATTTTACAAGTTGACTTTCTAATGACTCTAACTCTTTTTCAATTTGAGTTTGTCTGTTAAGATCGAACATTTTTCTATCAGTTGCCTGAATCATTCTATGTTCACTCTTTAAACCTTCAATCTTTAATCTAAGGTCTAATTCTTCTTTTGTATACGTACGGTTTTGATTGAATTCTTTTAACTCTTTCATTTCCTTTTTGATTGATGACATTTCTCTACTGTCACCACACCCTCTAAAGAACGTAAAGATTAGGATTACAAAAACTATTGTTACGAAATGTTTCTCTAAAAATTTCTTCATAATTTATATTTTTTACTTTTATAAATATTTTAATAAAGTAAAACTCTCATTTCTTAGTTTTTTCATCGCCTTTTCTTTCAGTTGTCTGATTCTTTCTTTGGTACAACCGAATTCTTCACCAAGATCCTCCAAATTACACTGAACACCGTTTAAACCGAAATATTTTTCAATTATAGTCCTTTCCTTATCATTCAATATTGAAAGTGCGCTCTTCACGTGTTTTTTTCTTTCATTCTCATTTTCCAAATAACTTTCAGGATTAAGAGAGTCTTTATTAACAACAATATCTATGAGTTGGTCGCCCTCATCATTGATATGGTCACTTAAACTTACGGTTTTTGGAACAAATTGTGAAGCCTGTTTTTCATATTTTTCTGCAAAATCGGGATCGTCTTCCGACAATACCTGTTTTTTGGATTTTTGATATTCTTGTATAATGTTAGACGGTAATCTTATCGTTCGAGCGTTATCATTAAGTGAGGACATTATTGCCTGTCTGATCCACCATACAGCATAAGAAATGAATCTAACCTTTTTATTGGGGTTAAATTCCTCCGACGCACGAATCATACCTATGTTACCTTCGGAAATTAAATCAGGGAGATCCAAACCTTGGTTTAAGTATTGTTTAGAAACACTAATTACAAACCTTAAATTTCCAAGAACCAACTCATGTTGTAATTCTCTTTTTTGTTTTTCGGTTATGTTAGGACTTTTTAATTCTTTTATTATTTCTTTAAGTCTATGATTAGTTGTTACAGGAATTTTTTTTACGTCTTTTAAGTAAAAACTTATCTCTTCGGTGTTTAGGAAACTGTTGCTTTTGGTCATGAACGGTGTTATTTTATTGGTTAATATTATCGTTAAGTTATAATGTGAACTTGAACCACTAATGTATGAAAAAAAATCTATGTCTCAAAATCATCCAAGAACTTTTTTTCGTCTTTTGTTAAACTATCTATTCCATTGGTTTTAATCTTTTCAAGTACCTTGTCTAAGTCAATGGATTCGACCCTACTTGCCTTAGAATACTTGACCATGAGATATTTTTGTTCCTGCTCACTTTCCCCGTAAATAAATTTTTTTACCTCTTCTGGTATGTGTGCTGCCACAATCTCATCTCTCCTAAATAAAAAGTAAAATTTAATATTTGGATCCAATAGGTCTTTGTGTATAGATTCACTTAATTTTTTCTGTGGGAAATCTGAGTCCAATAGTATTATTAAATTTTTAGAATTTTCTACAATAAATTTTAATGATTTAACTGCAGGGTTTTCTAATAAGATTTCATTACAATAGAACTCTATATCTTCAGTGTCCTCAAACATACCAAAAATAAAAAGTACGTAACTATTTGTCATTTATTTCTTCTTCTTAAGGTTAATTTTCCAGTACATACCCGCACCTACATAGGGAGACAAGCTCGATGTTGGGGTTGGTTGATTAGTTACACCTAAATTTAGTTGGTATAATCTATCTTTTTTAGTTTTTAGAATAAGACCTCCACTCGCACTTGAGAAAATATCCGTCTTATTAAAACCTAAATTAAATCCATAATATAATTGTGTCTTAGGTAGATCTTTAACAATTTTAGTATTGTATACCGTAGGAATTTTAAAATACCAATCTACATTTCTTGATTGAATACTGTTTTGTGTTATTACATCAGTTAGTATCCCATATCCCAAATTAGGTAAAGGTTTGTTCCCTAAAGAATCTGTAACTTCTGATGGGAAATCATAATTAAGTTGTAGTGTATCCTTTACTGTGATTCGTGAGTAGTAATCTTTTATTACTGCCAAAGAATCTATATCCATAGGTATTTCTACTTCTTTTATTACTTCTTTTGTTATGTACTTGGGTACGTATGTTGGGACTTTTACAGTTTTTTCAATGATTACGGTATCTATCTTTTGTTCTATTAATTCGTATTTTTTACCATCGACTTTTACTATTTCTCCGGTTTCTTCAGAATCACTTGAACAGTTTCTTAATAATAGAAATACACATAACCCCATGATTACTACTGTCTTGATGTCCATTTTCTTAAAAACTTTCATGATGGTTCTGTTATATTCCTATAAATATTCTATTTTTTTTTCTTAACCACTTTATCGATTATACCATACTTTACCGCCTCGTCCGCAGATAACCACATATCTCTTGTTGCATCCTCCATAACCTCTTTTGCGGGTTTACCACAATAACCACCCAAAAGATCAAATAATTGTTGGTTTAATTTTTTCCACTCTGTCATGTCTATCTCAGCGTCTTGGATATTTCCTCTGAATCCACCACTTGATTGGTGTAACATCGTTCTTGAGAAAGATAGAGAACCTCTCTTACCTTTAGTACCCGCACCTAAAAGAATAGATCCCATCGATGCCGCCATTCCTGTATTGATGGTTTGTATATCAGATTCAATATAATCCATCACATCAACCATTGATAGTCCCGACTTGACAGACCCACCAGGAGTATCGACATGCATAGTAATATCATTATTATCAATACTATCTAAAAACATCAACTGAGCTTGAACAATCGTAGACATATTATCATTGACAGGACCCGCAACCCAAATTATCCTCTCCATCATTAATCTGGAGAAAACATCCATCACGGTTACGTTCATTTGTCTTTCTTCTAATATGTAGGGAGTTAAACTATTTTCTATTTGTTTATTGTAATAGTCTAAGTTAGAACTACTTACTTTTTTATCTCTTGCGTATAGTTGGAAATCTTTATATTCTTTTGGTATCATAATGTGTTTTGTTGATTTTTCAAAGTTAAACAAAATTGTGTTTTATACAAGGTTTATTACTAAATTTTTGTATTTATTGACTCAATTGAGGATATATTTTCATTTTTCTCAATCATTAATAGGTTGTCTGACCATGTCCTAATTAAAGGATTGTGCGATATTACTAGAATATGTTCAAAATAATCTTTTATTTTTATAAAAAACTCACCGACCATTTCTAAATTTTCATCCGCAATTTTACCGAAAACTTCATCCATAACAACTATGTTTGGTTTTGGTAGTGATGAAACTTTTGTTAGTACACTTCTTAACGCTAATGACGCAATTGTTCTTTCATACCCCGAACCCGCATAAAGTGGTTTTACAACTCTTGTATCGGTGTCGATCATGATAAAATCAAGTTCATTATTACTATTTATTTTGATTTCTAATTTAAATAAACAACTATCGTCCAATAAATGACTTAATTCATTATTTAAAAATGGGATCATATCTCTCAATATGGTTTTTGAAATTCCATTTTTACCAAACACAGTCAAGTATACTTTGTATGTTTCTAAAACTTTCTCCTCAACTAATATTTGTTTGATAAGTTTTCTATTGGTATCAATCTTATCGTTAATATTTTTTATGTCATTCTTAAATCTTTCGATCAATATATTACATTGTTTTATAGTTGATGTGGCAGTATCTATCTGTGTCCTTAAAATAATTAAATCTTTGTCAATCTGTATATTTCTTTCGTGTTTCTTTTTATTAGCTTCAAAAAATTCTAGTTTGTTATTCTTATCCTTTTTATCCATCTCGATTTGTCTTATTTCAAGTTCATATCGAGTATTGATTAATTTGTTTTTTTCGTACGTATCGTACTCTTTTTTCAAAGATGCAAATTTTAACTCCTCCTCTTCAGATGTTTTAATAGACTCTTTAACCTTAGATATTTTTTTATGTAAATCTTCTTTCTGTTTTTCAAATCCTTTGATCTCTTTAGTATGATCGACCCCCTCTAAAGGTCTTTTACATGTGGGACAAGTACTACCTTCGGTAAGTTGTTTTATTTGAAGTTCACATTTATCTATCGATAACTCTTTCTCTTTAACGTCAAAATTTAAATCTCTAATAAGGTCTTTTAGTGTATCATGTTTCTCCTCAAGATAGTAATTTTTAGGTTCTTTTACTGTGGTTTCATCTAAAGTCTTTTTTATTCTTGCTATTTTAACATCACATTCCTTAATCTCATTTTTAATCGTTGTTGGATTTGTTTTAACTAACGACTCGTCTACATCATTATGTTTTTCACTGAGGATCTTGTCTTTCTTTACCTCTAATTCTGCAAGACGTTTAGTTGTCTCATCTAATTCTTTAGATTTTTTGGTGGATTCATCATCCCTCTGTTTAATTTGTTCGTGGAATTGATCAATTTGTTTTTCTAACTCAACTTTATCGTGTGTGTTAGATAACATTTTTCTTTCATAGGTATTTTTCATTTCCCTACAAACAATCTCCTTCTCCTTCAACGCCTCTAACCCAATAAATTTAGTCAATATTTGACCTCTTTCGGTTGGTTTAGTGTCGATTAATTCTTCTAAATTATAACCGGTTGTTAAGATTGTTGAGAGGAAATCTTTTTTAGTACCTATCGCTTTAACAATGAATTTTTCGGTTTCTTTTCTCTGCTCTCCCGATAGATTCTTAATGGTCCCATCTTCCAAAATCTTATGGAACTGTAAATCATTTTTTATTGTATATTTTTCAGTTCTTCCTAATTTTCTAGTGATCGTACGTTCTATTATATAATCCTCACCGTCAATAGTAATAACCCCTTTTACAAATACCCTATCTTTATCAGTGAACCTATTAAATATCTCCTCCGCTTTGTTAGTCTTAGTTGTTGTATTGAAAAATAAGAACATTAAAAGATCAACAGTAGATGTAGACTTACCACCAAAATTTCGTGGATTTGATTCTACCACGGTTATACCATTTAAATTTTCAAAATCAATTTTATTATTTTCTCCAAATGACAGAAAGTTTGAAAACTCAACATTTTTAAGGTACCATCTATTGTATTTTATAATTGTATCGTCTTTAGATAATATCTCCTCATTAACTTTATTATCTAACCTATCTATCATGTCTCCATGAGTATTGATTTTATTTTGTTTAATAAAATCTTTCATTAAGAGTTTTTGATAGTTGGTGTCTAAAATACTCTCGCTTATCTCTAACGATTTAAGTTTCTGATTAGGATTGAAATTTGCAACTTTGGTTATTACCTTTATAAAACGGGTATTATACTTTTCCTTAAAGTACGTCTTAACCCTCTTTATTTTTTCAGGTGTGAACGACTCAGGAGTGTCATGCCATGTTACCTTAATGTACGGATTTTCGTGTTCCATTTACCTTTTGTTTATAAAATTTACCATTCTTAACATTATAGGTTTCTACATCTTCCATTTTAAATGATAACCATCCCTCAATGTCGTTACTGTTAGATGGTTTAAATTTGGTTCTAATTAGTTTTTTAGGATCCCTAATCGTCTCGGGTCTTATAACCAAGAATTGTGTGAAATCTATGTTACTTCTAACAAAAATATTTTTAGAACCACTAAGATTTTTTCTGACCTTGTTATAATAAACAAACTCATCTAACCAATATTTTTCTTTTCTCATCGGTATGTTTGCTGTTCTGAACTTTTGCCCTGAAATCAACGAATAGTGGTCGTTTTCCCAAAAATCCCCAACCCATTTACCGTGTTCTACCTCAACACCTAAAGTAGGGTCATTAACCCCCACTAAATCTATTTTGTTATGTAAGTCATTATGTTTTAATTTTATTCTAAACCTTTGTTTAAAAAAACTAATCACTTCGTTCCTTATTAAGGTATCGTTGAATTTGCCTGGTATGAACATTCATGGTGTTATTTTATCCTACTTTCTTCAAAAAATTCTACGAAAGAGTTTATTGCCCATACAACACCCGCTGTAAAAAGACCGTCAAAGAATATCCCGAAATACCCTATTGAAAATAGTTTTGAACTTATACCACCTAAGGTTAACGATAAAAAGAATCCAACCCATGTAGAAGTACATAGTGGACAATTAACTAATTCACCGAAAAATTTTGAGTGTTTGCTTATCCAATTCCGAAGACCTTCGAAAATTGAACCGTATACTATTATGGTCGTCATTCCATACGCCATAAAACTCCAAAAAACTAATAAACCTATCATATTAAAAGATACGTAAATTAATTTTAAGAGTCAACCCCGTTTTACTCGTCGTATAGGGAATTTAGGTTAGAATTTTTAATGTACTTAGCCTTATTAAATTTACTAAGTGTTCCTGTAATTTTATCGAGATCTTCTTGAAGTTTTTTATTCTGTTCCTTAAGTTTTTTAATCTCGTCTTGATCTGTAAGTGTGACTACTTTTTCTACTTCTTTAATTATTTCCTTAGGTTTTTTCCTCAGTTCCTTTTCTAACTCGGCAATTCTACCACCAAGTTCTTTTACTTGTTCATCATCTGTTATGTAAACTTCTTTCTCTACAATCAATTCTACGGGAACCTCAACCTCAACTATTTTCTCAACTTCTTTAATTACCTCAATAGGTTTTTCAACTTCTTTGATTACCTCAACCTCTTTTATTACTTCCTTTTCAATCTCTTTAATAGTCTCTTTACCTTTTGCAATTGCAGGGGTTTCACCAAACTTAACTATAGTAAACCCTCTTTCGAAGGTGTCTCTCGCCAAGTCGTCTATCTTGTCGATTTGGTTTAATTCACAAAAATCTAAAAATTCCTTACTTAAGGTTAAGGAGTATTTCTTCTTCATTCTCTAAATCTTTAATATCGTTTATTGAAAAATGTAAAAAAGGTTGTTTATTCTGAATGTCAAAAAATTCATATCCATCAGTCTCTACATCATAAACACCGTACCCATGGTGTTCTACTGTTTCCCCAAAATTCTGTTGTATTAATGATCCGACCATAACCGCCCTACCTCCATCAGGTAATTCAAAAACTTGTCTCTTGTGAATGTCACCACATAATAATATATCGAGATCTTTAAAATTTAAAGGAGAATAACCATCTTCAAACTCATAACCAGTGTCGGTAGATAAACCTGCTATAGGACTGTGAAATAAACCCACATATAAACCATCTTCTTTTTCAAATATAGGTCTTTGATTGTGTTGATAAAGTGAGTAGACAACCCAATTAATATTTTCATCTTTATATACACCACTATCTTTGTAATAGACGATATTTTCATTTTGCAACATATCCACAACAGGAGTAATACTATCAACCCTTTCGTGATTATTTTCTAAAAAATCATGATTACCTGGTATGATAACCACCTTACCTATTTCACGAGTAATGTCATTTAAGAATTTAGATAGTATAACTAATTGTTCATTAGATATGTTTATCTTTTCATGAACCAAATCACCCGCGATAACGACTCTTATTTCATGGTACTCATAACCCTTCACCTGTTCCTTAGCACTCTCAATAAACTTTTCAAATTGTTCAGTATACATATCGTGGTACTTAGTTCTACGTATATGTATATCTGCAGTATGTATTATTTTTTTAATCATCTCTCTTTGGTGTTAAAGGTTTCTATTTGATTTAGCTCGTTTTCTTTCTCTTCTAAGTTTTTTATCTGATAAACCTCTGTTTTCAATATCTTTAGTTTCGGTTTTGTTGTTAGTTTTTACCTTAACAGATTTTCTATTTTTCTTATATTCTTCTTTACTACAATAAAACCAAGAACCACTACTAACTAACATTTCTGCAGTAGAGTCATCAACTCTTCTTACGTCTTCACTATTATTTTTAACTGTTTTCATATTACTCTCTTTTATAATCGTCTTCTATTCTAATGATATCATCTTCACCGAAATAAGTCCCTGTTTGTACTTCTATGAATCTTACAATCTCATCTGTTTCATTCCACGCTCTATGTTTAGTACCTATTGGTATTCTAACAGATTGTCCGGGTCCTCTAAAAATTTTCTCATCATCTAATATAATTGTTAAGACTCCTTCAGTAATTGTCCATACCTCTCTTCTCTGTTCGTGGTATTGATATGATAGTCTTTCTCCCGCATCAATGGTGATGTGTTTTACTTTACAATTTTCATTTTCATATACCACATCATATTTACCCCACGGTTTCACCTCGGTTTGGTAAGTAGATTTAGTTATAAGATTTTTAAACTTGGTTGTAGACCACCCATGATCTCTTTTGATCCACGATATTGGTATATCTAATTCGTCACCCGTAAATCTTCGATCTTTGTAATCCACCCCTTGAAACCTTACATCAGGTTTTAACTCTTTAAGTAGGTCTACCAAATCCTTCTCATATGTATATGTATATATGTTGGAAATAAACCTTATAGAGAAAAGAATTTGCATTCTTTCCTGTATATCTAAAATTGGTTTTAGTTTATCTTTAGGTCTTTCAATGGATGGGTCAGTATGTAATAAAATTATGAACTCCTCACACTGATCAAAACACTCCTTAAACATGTGAACATAACCCGGATGGATAATATCAAAATTACCCGCGATTACCCCCTTCTTAAATTTCTTTCCCATCGTTTAGTATGTTTGGGTTTTGTTGTATGGTCTGTCTTGTTATGAGATCTTTAATTTTAGTTGTTGACCAATTATGAGATCTCGTAGTATAAATTACCTCTATATCTAAATCATCACCAGTAAATGATTTACCTAAATAATCTTCACCTAATATCCTAACATCAGGTTTAAATAGTTTTATCAATTCCAATAATTCTTCTTCCGTCTGATAAATAAACACCTCATCAATATATTTAATTGATATTAATGTTTTATACCTCTCATATAAAGGAATAACAGGTTTATATTTAGACTTTCTATGTAATGAGGGATCTCTCTGTAGAAAAACAATAAACCAATCACAATGTTGTTTTGCGGTTTCAAATGTATAGATGTATCCGGGGTGTAATAAATCAAAGTTACCCGCAGTAAATCCTATTTTTTTGTTTTTATACCTTATCATTTTTTTAAAACTTTATCCATATCCATTAAAAGGATTTTATGTGTAACGTCTTTTGGTACTCTATATTCCTCAAAACTTCCATCTTCTTTGACAAGAACTATGATTGAACCTAATAGTTTTTTATCCTCGTACTCTGTACCTTCCAACATCTTCATTAGTAACTTTCCATAGAATGGAAGTTGTAAATAGTAGTGTCCCAATGCAGTACTGTCAATATTATCGAAAGGTGGATACATTTTTTTTGTGTAATGTTTCTTCTTAAAATTTTCGGGTTTATTAGTTTTCCAATCAGTTATTATAATACCGAAATCAGTACCTTCTTTATTTTCGACTAACCATACTTTATCGGGTTGTCCCACATATCCTAATTCAGGGTCTCCTAAGACAATTTCAGTATCGAGTAACACCGCATTTCGTTCATGCATTAAAGTAAGAAAGTCTTTACCTGCATCTATCATATTGTTACTTCGTTCTATTTGTTCCTCATCACATTCATATATGGGTTCCCTCACATTTTTATAATCACCATAGTCTTTTATAAGTTCTTTCTCTAAAATGTAATGTACCCTACTACCTTGATTTGTTGCATACGTACCTTTATCTGCCCATTCTTTAAGTAGTTCTTTCTGTTTTTGTTTGTCACCTTTAGACATTCTCCAAGAAATACCTTCAGAATCAAACTCTTCATAGAATTTTTTGATTATTTTGGATACTGATGGATAATTAGATCTTATCATGCCATTTTCATCTCTCATGAAATATAGGTGATCTTCCTCTATGAAGGTTAGACTTATCTCTTCTCTCCTTTTATTTAAAATTTCTCTTATCTTTTCTGACTCTTTTTTTAAATCCATTAATCTAATTGTATTTCTTTATAATTTGAAAGATCGCCCTTCAAATCGGCAATATCTTTATCATTATCTAATTTGATAACCCATACTCTACCCATGAGTCTACCAACATTTATTCTATGATATAATTTTAAACTGTCTGACCACGCATCACCATCTAATACAATTACAACTTTTTTGGAATTGTCATAAATCTTTTCAAGTAAATTATCGGTGATAAATTTACCTAACATTGGTATTGAATTGTCTAAAAACAAACTGTCGAACGCCCCTTCAACTATGTAAACTGTTTTATTCCAATCAATAAGATGTTCGTTCCATAATAATGTTTCTTTGTCGGCTTGGGGGTTCATATATTTTCTCTTACTATACCTAAGGAATGACCTCGCAACAAAATAATTTATGTCATCATATTCATCATAGGACGGTATGATTATTCTATTTTCATATAATCCACTATCACAATACCCAATACGATATTTTTCAATCATTTTGTCGGTGATATTCCTACCTCTTAAGTAGTTATACGCTTGTTTATAGTGGTGGGTTAATTTCCTTCCCTGACTCGCAGTACTAAATTCTATAAACTCTTTTGGGAGTTTGATTTTCCCATATTTTTTGTCTGAACGACTTACATATTCGTCGGGACTATATAATTTAAAGTCCCTTATTTGTAATTTAGACCCATACCGATAAACTAACCTATTTAGATGTCCTTTGGTATTATATGTTTCAGAACATACCCAACATTTGTAAACAAACATCTTATAGTTAATTTCCAAATTACCTTTCCCGTCTCCTTCATCAAGACCTTTTATGTCATGTGAACAAACAGGACAATCAAATGTGATTTGACCTCTAACATCATTGTGTGATCTACTCTCACCAAATATTTCGTGGAGCACATCAACTAAAGGTAAGAAATCTACATCTTGACTTGTCATAATTAAAATATACATAAAATAAATGACAAAATAAAGGGGGTGGGGTTACAGGTCTTTTTTTGAAAGTACTTTATCCAATATAGATATGGATTTATCAATTCCTTCCTTATCGATTGTTAAGGGTGGGAAACATAATATCGTATCAAAATCACCTGAGAAACATAACATTACACCCTCTTCTATCATTTCAAAAACTATTTTCGCAACCAAATAACTGTTATGTCTTTCATTATCTGTTAAAAATTTAATTGCCAACATCAAACCGATACCCCTAACTTCAAACTTAGTTTTTTTACAATGTTCTTTTAATTTCTTAGTTAATTGTTCTTTAAAATATTTACCTAAGTTTTTAGAGTTTTCACATAAATTATTCTTTTCAATTATCTCTATATTTTTTGTTGCAACCGCACATGAAAAAGGTGTCCATGAAAATGTTGCGGACACGTCACCATATTTAAATTCTTTTAAATGTTCTTCTTTAATTAGGACCGCACCTATTGCTGAATATCCTGATGACATACCTTTTGCAAAAACAATCCCGTCTGGTTCCACACCGTAATATTTGGACGCGAACATGTGACCCATTCGACCAAATGCCGTTATGGTTTCATCAAAAACTAAAAACACATTATGTTTTTTACATATTTTTTGGAAAGACCTCCAATAATTTTTGGGGGGGATGATTACACCCCCACTCCCTAATATAGGTTCCGCTATGAATAAGTTTATCTTAGGGTTATTATTAAAAAACTCATCTACATCTTGAATACTGTGTTGGTTTGGTGGTGACAATTTTTTAGTTATATACTCCTTTCGTACGTTTGGTAGTTTAAATCTATCTATTTCACCCATCCCAAGTGTCGTTTGTGACCATCCATGATATGATCTGTCAAAACTTGCAACTTCTCCCTCTTTTAGATTTTGAAAAACTGATATTACTACTTCATTACCATTTGCACCACCAGTAGTCCTTAAACATTTATATCCCTCAAAATATGATATTAGTTTATTTGATAATTCCAAGGATTCTGTTGTCGCCATCCAAGTCGGTGCGTAGTTTGATTTCTTAAGAAATTCTATTTGAGAAGATATCATTTCAGGATTATTGTACCCAATATTGGTCACCGCATATCCTGAAGATAAATCAATATATTCTTTATCATCAATATCTTTTATTTGATAATTTAATCCTTCTTTAAAGGAAAGTGGGAGATAGTAAGACGCCCCCATATTTTCTTTTATTGATTTATAAAGTTTTTTAGTGTTCATCTTCTATAGAATATAAGAAAAATTAATGATAAAAAAAAGTCTCCAGGAACACCACTCCCTGGAGACTACCAACCAACGTATAAGGATAAATCCCTATACGCCCCGTCCTGTAATAAATATAGACAATTAAATTTACAAAGTAAAGTACCTACACTTAATTACTTTCACTTTTTAATTTGTTTATATAACCAATAACCGCAGTTGCGGCATCACTCATATCGTAATTCTCTTTTTTAAGATTACCTGTTCTCGCTAATGGCCATTCAACTTCAGGAAATAAATCATTTACATGTTCCCAAACGATATGTTTTTTATCTATTGTTTTAGGGTATCCACCAAATAAAACTTTACGTCCTTTAGCGTTTTCACCGACTAAATCAGGAAACGCAAACTTTCTAGCGTTGTAAGTAGAAATGAAAGTCGGTACAATACCCAACACATCATAACATGATTTAAGTACCATACTATTATATCTAAGTAGAGTACCTACCGTATAAACATTATTTGAATTTAATAATGGTTCTTCTATAATAACCTTGGTAATACCAATGTCTTTATAGTTTTCTAAATGTTTTCTGAAACCATCCGCCTTTTTAAGTAGTTCCTCTATCTTGTCTTCAGGTTTTGGTTTTATCTTGGGTGAGAAATGTGTTAACTCAAGTAAATGTGATCCTGTTATATCAAACAGAGCCCATCCAATTGTTTTTGTAGATATGTCTAACCCTAATATTTTTGGTTTGTTTTTAAATTTCTTGTCCATATAAATGTATATAGACAATTAATAAAGAAATTTTGACTAATTGTAAAGATTAAAAATCTATTTTTACTGAAATAACTTGAGATCCTACCCTTTTAATTGGACTTGATGTTTTAGCGGTAACTAAACTTTCTTTGTTTTGATCTAAAAGTGCGACCTCTGTTATCCTTGGACCTGTATTTTCTACTTTATTAAATGTTGGATTTTGTGAATGATTCCATTGTGTATGTGGTAGATTAACTAAAAACCTCATTTCTTCAATATCACTACATCTAACTAATTTTACACTACCAGGGAATGGTTGTTCATCACCAAACTGTGCTCTACTTGAAGGGTCTGTACTACCCATGTAATCAGTGAAATCGTTATGTGTTGTTCCTGATAAATTTGTTGGAGCTTCCTTTAAATAATCTTCTATATCAAATAAAGAACCATTATCAATATCTGTTTGAGTAATAGTGAATGTATGATCTCTAAGATTAACAGGGTCAATTAATCCTGAAACATGGTTAGGAATCCTATTAGTAATATCTATTTTTGTCCACTGTGTTGGATCGGGTAATAAATCATCCTCATCTGTTGTTTCTTGTACTAATACCCAAAATTTATTCGCAATATATCCATTAGTTGAACCACTAAACGTTGTTTTCATGTGTTGGAAGGATCCGACTCCGTTTGGATGATCACTACCACCCCATTTAATACCAATATTCGCAGGATATGTTATTTCACATTCATTATCTACGACATTTACTTGTACTTTTGAAAAATTGTTACAGGGTAGTCCGTTAAGTTGGTATTCGTCTCCTGATTCATAACCTAACATATATGTGATAAAATAAGTTTGTCCCGTTGTTCCTGAAAAACACGCTTCATTTACAACACCATCACTAGGTAAGTGATATACTTTAGGTGTTGGTAAAGTGTATCTCCTATTTGATCGATAATCTAATAATGCAACTATTTCTTGGTCATCAAAAACTATTACCTTCTTGTCAACAAATACTTTACCTACTTTTTTACCTATCTCATCTAAAATATATCTAAATTTAACATACTTAGTTCTTATATCTCCAGGTGTACCTGCGACTGTTGAATCTAAATAGTAATCCGTTTCGTCCATTTTAAATTCCGCACCAACTGTTGTTCCTGTACTATTTTCGTAATAAATAAATGGTAAATAAATATTAAAAAATTCGACATCTGATACTATTTCTTCGTCAACTAAAACTCCTTCAGTAGTGCCAGTAGAACTACCGATATAATCATCATATTTAAAAAATCTTTCAGGGTCCTCAAATACATGTCCCAATTCGGAATAGTGAATAACTGCAACACATTTTTGTTCTTCAGGTGATACCGTTATTACTTCATCATATGAATTACAATATGTCGTACCTGTATTACTCGTCTGTCCGCTTGAAGTACCATAACCTAAGTATTCCATAGTGGATACATGTTTAGCACTTGTATATCCACTAATACTTTCGTCATCTATTTGTCCACCTATAGGTAATTCTTTCCAAACAACATTTAATGACCATGGATCGTGTTGTTCACTTGGATCAACTTGGTTAGATACACATACTTCCGCAGTTGTACCTGATAACGGATGTTCTATCTTACATTTATTACATACAATTTGTGCATACCCATCTATAGATGAAAAATCTGGTGTATACCTATCAACCGTAATTGTTGTTTGTCCCGTTATTACTTCATCACAATTGGGTGTTGTTGTTGATCCTGTAATTGTGGTAATATCTAATATTTTATAAACTAAACTTGTTGAATTACCCGTGATAACTTGTTCTTCACTTACAAATTCGTTGTTAAAAACGATTGTAATATATTCACATTGATTAAATCTTGATAGAAAATTAGTATCTATTGATGTTTGAGATCCATTATCACAATCTAAGTATGCTTGTGTTTCTGTGAAAGTAATTGTATTTGTTTTACTTACACCACTTAAGGGTAATCTAACTGTCGCACACTCTATGGTCGTACCACTACAATTAACCTCATCGTATTCTTTATATTCGGTAACGAAACCCGCAGGTCCCATACCATTTCTTATCGTCTCTGTTATGGAGTCTTTTATGGGTACACCATATGTAGTTGTTCCACTATTATCCAACAAATACGGATATTTCACTTGACTATCTTTATCAAAAGGTGATAACACATTTTGTTGTGGTGTATCAACCTCTCCCGATAATTGATTAAATGGTTGTTTATAATTAAACTCAGAGTCCCCTATTTGAAAGAATTTTATTTGAAAATCTCCTTCCGCAATTGACTTTCTACCTTTTTGGGTTAGTCTTGCCGATAAAAATTCCGCATTATTTTGATTTAAGAAACTCATAGTTAAAATATATACTTTTTAATGTTAATTATAAATATCATGTAATAAATTTATTTTGGTTGATTTAAACTGGATCTGGTGGTGGACAGACACCATCAATACAGTTACCTGTAATTGCCCAAGTCATTTTAGGGTTAGAAACTGAAATTATGTCTTGTGCACAAAGGGTAAAAAACTCATCAGTAGGTGTATTTTCAGTTCGAGTAACACCATTACAATCAATGAATGTATAACTTAACACCTGTTGTGGTTGATTATGGACTGCAAAACAATAACATTCTTCTTCAAATGTAACCGTCATATCACAATCAACCGTCGGGGTTGGTGTGGGTGTTTGTGTCGGCACGGGGGTATATGTAGGTATAGGGGTATCTGTTGGTGTTGGTGTTGGTGTTGATTCAAATTCACTAAAGGATACTACCATAGTACAATCTACATTTTCTTCAACAAAACTAACATCCATTCTACAATCCAACGCATCTGTATCGGGAGGACAAAATTCACAATCAATATCGATTAATTCTACTTGAAAACCACCTTGTTTTTTTGGATTTTCGTTTGGTGGTGGTGAAATATGATTATCACAATGTTCTAAAAAAATGTATAGCGGTCCTGTATAATTACCTACGTCAAAAGTATATGGTAGTGTATGAAATCCTATACTGTTTGCGGAAGGTGGTATCGTAAATGAATGTCCATTATAAGTAGTACCTGTATATATAGTAAAACCACTACAGACACCATTATCATAATTATTTACTACTGTTACAAGATTCCCCATTATATGATTAAGTTCTTTGTATATAAATACAATGGAAACAAATTAATGGTCGTAGGTTATGAAGTAATTCTAACTCGACTATGGAGTATAACACGAACCACAATTATCAAATACACTATTACTACCCGAGTATCTCCATACCGCCGTGATTTCATCAGGGTCGACAATCACTTCTGCCCCTACTGTCGCACAAGAAACAGCATTTCCACAAGAATCATCTCCAATACTAACCCAAATTACGTCCCCTTGATTCAGAGACTCAGTCGCTAATCCAGTATTAGAACCATCACAGATTATATTTTCGTCGATAACATAGGTATTACCATTACTACAAAGTGTTACAGACCTGTAACTATCTACAGGAGGATTTTTTGTAGTTAATGGACTAGTTGCCGTTGGTGTTGGGGTCGGTCCTTCATCACCACACGGAGAAAGTGGTATTAATGATACCGGATCCATGTTTGAAGGATTACTATATGACCATGAGTTGTTTCTAACACAACGTGGTGGTTCAACTGAATCTCCACCGGGAACACTTAAACTATATGTGTTACCATCACAACCTTCATAGGTAACTTCACTTCCCACTGTACCCTCTTTACCATTAAATTCAATTCCAACACACGGTTCAGGTAAATCTGTGGCCGTTGGTGTTGGTGTTGGCGTATTAGTAGGTGTATTAGTAGGTGTTGCTGTTGGTGTATTAGTAGGTGTATTAGTAGGTACATTAGTAGGTGCATTAGTCGGTGTCGCTGTTGGCGTATTAGTAGGTGTTGCTGTTGGTGTATCAGTTGCTGTTGGTGTAGGTGTATTAGTTGGTGTTGGTGTAGGTGTTGCCGTTGATTCAAGTGGCGTTAAACTGTAAACTTCTTGATTTGTTGGACAATCTGTAGCAACATCTGGATCGGTATTAAAAAATATAATACTTGTCGCGTTATTTGGAACCTCAATTACCACTCCCGATTGTACTTGGGATAAAGTTAGATTCTCCGCCTTATTTGTTGTGCCAAATAAATCGGCAAGTGTTGACGTAGAAACAGAATTATAATATATGTTATAGGGTCCTGCGTTAGTACCGCTAGTTAATGTTACTGTAAACTTTCTTGCCATAATTTTAATTTTTTAATACCTTGTATATAAATATCTCCTTTTTCTAAAACTATTCAGTACAATGTAAGGTATCGTCACAATCCGGTATTATTGGTATACGACTTAACAATGCATTGTAAGGTCCATTAAATGATGTGCTTGTTATAGTTCCACAATAAGTTGCCCCATAACAATTAGATCCGTCAAATAACCTGAATTGAACTACATCACCTATTTGATAATTAGGGTCGGTTATTAATCCTGAAGAACAAGACATTGTCTTAGCTATCGTAAAAGGTTGACTATCATTACACCTTTCTACTTTATAATTAACACAACTAGCTCCTGTCAAGACATATCCTGATCCTTCCACTACTGAAGGTCCGGGTTCTAAAGCACAAACACTATTACTACTACCCGACCCAACATTAGCCCATTCATCACTAGTACCATCACAATTTGTCCACACAAATCTAGTATATTCTTCTGCGGTTATATTCATTGTATAAACATTACAATCCCCTGTAATCTCTGTTGCTGTTGGAGTAGGTGTTGGAGTCGGTGTACTTGTTTGTGTAGGTGTAGGGCCATCAGTACTTGTTGGTGTAGGGGTCGGTGTTGGTTCTTCCGTTGCCGTTGGTGGTATTGAGGTAGGTGTTGGGGTTGGCGTATTAGTAGGTGTATTAGTAGGTGTTGCTGTTGGTTCAGTTATAATTTCTTGGAAATCTACACAAAGATCACAATCAACTCGAGGTACATTTAATTTTATTATTTCGTCATAACATCCGTCTGATGATATTCTTAAGTAAACATATGGTGTAAAAGGGTTATTGGGATCTGTACTGACATTAATATCTTCATCTTCAAATTCAAGATTAAATGGAATGTCAGAACTAACAATATTTGCGAAAACTAAGTTGGTGGTATCACCACTTGTTAATCCCGAATATAAGTCAACAGGAAAGTCATCCAATGAATGACTATCATCTAAAGAAATATTTACTCTTACTAATCTTCCCATATTATTTTATTTTTTATTCTTCGTCACAAAGATCATCTAACGCGTCATTAATTGCTGTAGATACCGAACCATCAGGAGATTCTGCGTATTGACCGAAAGTGGTAGATGCGTAATTTTGCATTATTGATATTACATCGTTATTTTGAACACCGTTACCGGTATTTATCGCAAATATTCTAACATTTTGATTTAGTGCTTGTGTCGCTAATGCTGCCGCTTGGACATCATCTACACCTACTACGTATTGATCGTCCCCACCTGAAGGTGTTGCGTCCGTAATCATAACAATTATTTTATTTGTATTATTAAGGAACGGTCCATAGGGTATCGTATTATCTAATACCGCCTCCAACGCATTATCCGTTGGTTCTGGAAATCCACCACCACCTTGTGCACCGAAAGTATTTAGTGCTGTCCCCAACGCATCTTCATTTGAAGGTGCTAACGCTAAACGAAGATTATACATAGGATTATTGTTGTCACCATGAACACTTATTAAACCAAAACGGTAATTGTCTTCCGAAACTTCAATAACTTTTTGTGCGTAACTGTTAATACTATTTTTAAGATTGTTTATAGGGGTCGCCATACTACCTGTTCTATCTAAAATAAATACCATATCAATACCTTCACCACAGTTTGCAGTATCACCAGTAACTACGATATCTGTTGGGGTTGGTGTAATTTCACCCGCCGTTGGGCTTGGTGATGGGGTTGGTGTAGGTAGTGGTGTTGATGTTGGTTGAGGTGTGGGGGTAGGAGTCGGTGTAGCACACACATAAGAAACGCTAAAGTTTATTTTATCGTAACACTCAAAAGTTTTACTATCATGTATGTATATGTTCTCAACAATGTATCTTGGTGTTTGATTATTTTCACATGTATCGATTACATTTACCTTATCTTCAATTTTTAACCAAAATTCAGTATCAAACTCTAAATCATAGAATACCACGTCTGATGACGGTGGGACTCCACTTACCACCTCAGGATCATTATCTCCAATATATATGGGATCTGTTCTGTAATTTCTTTCTGTAGATGTTGTCGATCCTGTTGTTGATCCTGGCCAAGAATTATCGGGGTTAGGACCATTTAATTGAGTAAATGGACCATAAGGTGATTCACCAATGCTTAAATCAAAGTCATTGGGTGATACTATGTCATATACTCTTACGATTAATCCCATACATATAAATACATTAATAAGTAGATTACTTTAAATAAAAAAAACCCGAATAAACGGGTTTTTATATTCTTGATTGTTGTTGTTTTTTAGTATGGGTTTGCAGATCCTTCATCTCCATTACATGAAATCTGTCCAGCCTCTTCACAATTACCCTCGCTGTTTATAACAATATATTTTGCAGGTGTTATGTTTGGTCCTACACCCGATTCAGTTGCAATAAGATGCCATCTTGATGCGTTCCCCACATATGGGTCACCAAACGCGTCATATATCATAGTATCCTGAAGAAGTGGTATACTACTTGCTGTCGATTGTATCTCAGTAATCGTAGAGACTCCAGGTGTACCATCACAGAAATCATTTAAACTAAATCTAGCACTAGATATATAATATGTATACAACTCTTCATTAGGAGTTGGTGTTGGTCCTTCAGAAGGTCCTGTTGCTGTTGGTGTTGGACTATTTGACTCTAAACCTGTCCAAGGAACTGAATTAGTACATGTACCTGTAGATGTTATGGTTCCACCTGTTATTGTATCAACAACGGTGTAAGTCACACCTGCGGTTAAATCCGCCTTACTTACACCCGTAGCGATTGTTGTGTCTGCGGGAGAACCGTTTGCGTGTTTACCTACAATTGTGAAACTATCCGCCTCTGTTGTTCCAGTAAATGCGGAGTTTAATGTAAAAGTTACTTGATAATCTGCCATGTTATTTAATTTTATTTTCTTTTATTATAAATATATCGTTATTACGATTTATTCTTTTTGTTATTCTTTTTTATTCAAAACAATCGAAATCGTCACAACTACTTATTGAATTAGTGAAGAAATCATTTGTTATAATTGCGGTCGAAGCTACTTCAAGTCCTGTTTGTGTTACTTCACCACAATAAGTTGCCCCCTCAATTGGACAGTTTTCCCCTACCGCGAATTGTACAATATCTCCAACTCCAACAGATCCTTGTTGGAGGGATAAATTACTGCCCGAACAATATCTATCACTACGTGCATAATAAATTTGTCCTGTAGAACATTGTTCTATTTTTAGATCTGCCACACCTGATATTACTTCTTTTGGGCCACCAGTGTCATCACCTTCGGCAAACGTACTTTCGATAGTTACACTGCTGGCGGTACATCCATTCGCATCTGTTACTACAACATAATAATATCCTTGTGATAAATTACTGAATGTCTGTGAATGGTTAGCCGAAGTCACACCTGTAATTGTTGCAACTAATGTCCCACCTCCAACAGTATATGGTGAAGTGGTATCCTCATATAATCTATAAGTTTTTGGCCACACACCTCCCGTAGATGTTACAGTAACACTACCCGTACTTCCTGTTGTTGTGGTGACCGATGTTATAGATACCGTTTGTGCCGTTGGTTCTGTAACTGTGATTGTATATGCTTCTGTACAACCCGAACCATCTTTTATGGTAATGTAATGATCACCCGCAGATAAATTATTATAAGAATGAGGATCCGTGGTTAAGTAAGAACCTAAACCAAGTCTATGTGAATATGTTCCACCATTACCACCTGTCATACTTGAGACTTCAATTTCTCCATCAGAACCTCCGTTACAACTCACAGGTAACATAGTGAATGTTGCATTAGGGTCTGTCTTACTTAAAGTTACTGTATCCGTAGTACTACAATTTACACCATCTTTAACCCTCAATAAGTATGTCCCTACAGTTAGATTAGAAAAAGTATTATTTGATTGATAATTTATTCCATTATTTATGGAGTATTGGTATGATCCATTACCACCACTTGCACTAAATGTTATTTCTCCGTCACTATCCCCATTACATGTTGGGTGGGTCACTGAAGTAGTAAAACTTACCGCTGTAGGTATTGTAATTGTTCTATCATATGTCCTTGTACAACCATCCCCATCCTTTATTGTAATTGTGTATGTTCCTGAGGATAAAGGTGCGTAAACTGTTGGACTACCTATTGTTGTGTAGGGACCGTTTCCAATTTTTGATTCATAAGTTGGACCATTTCCTCCCGCAGGACTCGCCACTGTAATTGCACCCCAACCCGAACTACAAGTTGGGTTAGATGCCGTTACCGTCGCAGAAGGTGAAGATTTAGATAAGTTAACCGAAACTGAATCACTACACCCATTATCATCTTCCGCGTATAAAACATAAGGACCCGTGGTTAAACCTGTAACCGATAAATTAGTTATTAATGTTCCATTTAGTCTATATGTGTATGGACCTGAACCACCACTAACTGTAAAATTTATACTACCATCACTACTGTAACTACACGATGGGTGAGACAAACCAGTATATCCAACAACAACCGATGTTGGCTCTGTAACACTTCTACTGTACCCTCTTGTACAACCATCACCGTCTTTTATGGTGATAACATGATTACCAACATTTACTGAAGTAAATGTATATGAATTAGGTGGAGTATCTGTAGAAGATGAAAAGTTCTGATACGATCCTGTGTCTAATTTAACTTGGTATGTACCTCCATTCCCACCTGATGGATTAGAAACGGTTATTGATCCTGTCTCTCCGTTACACAATGCGTTTGTTACTGAAATGGTTGCTGTTGGGTCAGTCTTTGTCAAAGTGTATGAAACTGTACTTATACATCCACTACTATCTTTAACATATGCAGTACCACTTCCTACGGACAAGGTATTAAATGTATTACCTAAGTAATAATTAGACCCGTCAATAGAATATACGTACGTTCCTGATCCACCACCCCCTGTTATTGTTACTGACCCGTCTGTACTATTTGCACAAGATGGGTGGGTTACAGATACAGATGATGTTACTGCTGTTGGTTGACCTAAAGTGTAAGAATAACTTCTACTACACTGTTGACTATCCCTAACTTGTATTGTGTATGTTCCGGCCGATTTATTTGTAAAGGTTACTGCGGAACTAAAATCAGTCCAATTACCACTTTCGAATTTATACTGATACGTGCCACTGTTTCCACCCGTAATTGATGATAATGTGATGTCACCATCAGTATCACCAAAACATGAAGGTTGATTACTGTAAATTGTCGCACTTACTTGTGTTTTTAATAGGGTTAATGTTGTTGTTCCAACACAACCATTACTGTCTTTTACATTAACTGAATAAATTCCATTTCCTAAACCTGTAAAACTATTTGAAGATTGGTAACCACTTCCAATACTATAAGTATATGAACCCGTACCACCACTACCTGTTACCGTTATACTACCATCAGTATCACCAAAACATGTTGGAGTCGTTGATGTAGTACTTGCAGTAACTGCGTTGTTTTCTGTAATGGTCTTGGAGAAAATTCCTTCACAACCATCACTATCTTTAATATAGATATTGTAAGTATCTGGCGATAAATTCTCATAAAGTTGGGTACCTGTTAAGTTAACATATGTCCCATTACTATTTAATTTGACTTGATATGTTGCTCCCGACCCACCTGTTGGATTAGAAACTGATATTGTCCCATCGTCATCACCATTACATACCACATTTGTGGACGTAATAGTTGCAGATGGTTTTGTGGTAGATAAAGTAACAGACCCAATACTTGAAGTACATCCATTACCGTCTCTTACTCTTACAGTATGACTACCTGTCGTTAAACCTGTTTTTATATTTGATGATTGCCAAAAACCATTAAACTGATATTCGTAAGATCCATTACCTCCTGAAGCGGAAACAGTAATACTACCATCATTACCATTCCAACATGTTGGGTCAACATGTGTTTCTGTGAATGTTACTGCCGCGGGTTCCGTAATTGTTATACTATATGTTCTTTCACAACCATCACCATCTTTAACATAGATAGTATATGTCCCAGCCGATAAATTTGAATATACCTTAAAGTCACCTAGACTGACATATGTTCCATTACTATTTAATTTGACTTCATACCCACTACCAGATCCTCCTGTAGCTGAAGTTACATTAATCCAACCATTACTACCTCCGTTACATGTGGTATTAGATTGTGTTACTGTTGCGGATACTTGTGTTACATTTAAAACTACTGTTCTACTATCAGTACATCCATTTTCGTCTGTCGCAACAAGAACGTAATTACCCGCACTTAAATTTTCATGGAGTAAATCTGTCGTTGCAACACCATTCAAAGTGTAAGTTATTTCTCCTGTACCACCAGCAACAGAAAATTGTATTTGTCCATCACTTCCCCCATAACATGTTGGGTCTGTGTGTGAATCGGTAACTGAAAGTACGGGTGGTTGTGTTATTGTTTTCGAGAATGTACCTATCTCACCATTATCATCTTTAATGTATACAGTATATGTTCCTGCCCCCAAACCTGTAAATGACGTTGATGATTGATATGATATACCATTAATTGAATATGTGTATGGTGAGACTCCCCCTGACTGAGAAGTGACCTCAATTGTTCCTGAGGAATCGTTATAACAATTTAAGTTTGTGACTGTTGCAGTACCTGATACTGATATATCTGTAATCGATATTGTTAATATTTTTTCTACGTAAAGACCTCCTTGATCTGTCGATCTAACCCTTATAGAGTAAGATGATTGTGTTTCATAATCGAATACCACATTACTCTTCAGACTTGTACCGTCAATATAGAAACTATTATTTCCTGATGACCCTGTACCATTTACTAAACTATACGTAAATGTGTTATTAGTGTCAGGATCTGTAGAACTAAATGTCCCTATTGTAGTCCCTGTTGGTACATTCTCATCTATAGATGAATTTGATAAAGTAATATTAGTAGGTGTTTCGTTAACATCAAGGACTGAAATTGTAAATGTATCAGTATAGGTGTTATTACCACTATCAGTAACCGTTACTTCGATACTATATGAATTTTTAACTTCGTAATTGAATACTATCGCGTTTTTAAGAACTCCCGCACTTGATAAAGTAAATGATGCGTTATCATTACCACTTCCCGAAAGTGTATATGTAAATGTTTCACCACTATCAACATCTAAACCTGAGAACGTTCCGATGGTAGTACCTGTTGCGGTATTCTCATTCTGTGTATTATTACTTAATGTCAATCCATACGGAGTTTCATTTACGTTACGAACTGATACTGTTCTTGTATCTTCAAAACTTAATCCACCTTGATCTGTAACTCTTACTCTTATCGAATAACTTGATTTTGTTTCATAGTTGAACACTACTGCATTTTTAAGGACACCTGCACTTGATAAAGTAAATGATGCGTTATCTGTACTACCTGAACCTGACACTAAACTAAATGTGTGTGTATCTCCCGTATCAGGATCTCCCGCAGATAAAGTGGCAATAGTTGTACCCGTTGCGGTATTTTCATATTGAGTTAATATTATCGGTGTAAACCCTGTAGGTGCTCGGTTAATATCTATATCAACATCGAAGTCACAATTAGGTGTTGGTGTAGGGGTAGGTGTACTTGTTGGGCTAGGTGTCGGAGTCGGAGTTTCAGTTGGGCTCGGTGATGGCGTAGGTGTACTTGTTGGGCTAGGTGATGGTGTAGGTGTTGCAGTAGGACTGGTTGTTGGTGTTGGTGTTGGAGTACTTGTTGGACTAGGTGATGGTGTTGGAGTTGGTGTGACTACATTCACATCAACGTCAAACTCGCAATTTGGAGTTGCCGTAGGTGTTGGTGTTGGGGTGGGACTAGTTGTTGGTGATGGTGTAGGTGTTGGTGTGGGGGTAGAACTCGCGGTTGGTGTTGGTGTGGGAGTTACAACTTCTATATCTACTAAAAAATCACAATTAGGTGTTGGAGTGGGGGTAGGAGTTGCTGTTGGTGTTGGGCTTGGTAATATTATTTCATCGTCTACTACACATGAATTATTATATAAAAGAATTGATGTTGCACTATTCGGTACCGAAACCGTAACTCCATTACCATTAGTTAAATCCGCATATGTAACACCTGTTGCTGAAGAAGAAGTACTAACTCTTGTTGCAATGTTAGAGGCATCAACTTGATCATAATATATTGTGTACAAACTGTGTGATGTACCTGATGTTATTTTTATGTCGAATATTTTTGCCATTATTTAAAATATATACTTTTTTTTTAGTTTTATACAGGGTCTATTACCGTTTCATTCGCTGATCCCTCAAAACTACAATCACATAATATGTGGACATGTAATAATGAAGTTAATGTCGAATTCCACTCTGTTATAATTACAATTGCATTATTATTATTATCTATAAATCTTATATCCGAATCAAATAGTTTATTACCTGAAATTGTCGGACTTAATGTTCCGTCAGTATGTACAAAAGAATTTACTTCGGTTCCCACAGGATTAACATATTCACCGATACATGTAGTTCCATTAGGATCATTGTAAGTTCTTCCATATACAAGACAAGTATTAATATCATAGTACCACTCTTCACCATTTGTAGACTGAACATCACCATTAACGTCCCTAACTTCGTTACAATAACCACCTAAATCTTTTATATTAACACCACTAAGATCAGAACTTGTTGAAATAAACAAGTCCGAATTTATTGTTGTGGTACAAGGGATTGGACAATCAATTCCTGTAGGTGTTGGTGTTGGGGTAGGTGTCGCCGTAGGACTAGGTGATGGTGTTGGAGTTGCCGTAGGGCTAGTAGTAGGTGATGGTGTTGGTGTATTAGTAGGGGTCGCCGTAGGACTTGGTGTTGGGCTACTTGTAGGACTTGGAGTAGGTGTAGGAGTTACTACATCTACATCTATATCAAAATCACAATTCGGTGTTGGGCTTGGTGTAGGGGTATTAGTAGGACTTGGACTTGGTGTTGGGGTTGGAGTACTACTTGCCGTTGGTGTAGGTGTACTACTTGCTGTAGGTGATGGTGTTGGTGTAGGAGTTACCACATCAACATCAATATCAAAATCACAATTTGGGGTAGGTGATGGAGTTGGTGTGGGGGTAGGTGTCTCCGTACTTGTTGGGGTTGGTGATGGTGTGTTAGTCGGACTTGGTGATGGTGTAGGTGTAGGTGTTACCACGTCAACATCTATATCGAAGTCACAGTTAGGTGTTGGGGTTGGAGTAGGAGTATTTGTTGGGCTCGGTGTTGGTGTGTTAGTAGGCGTACTTGTTGGAGTATTAGTAGGTGTATTAGTCGGGCTAGGTGATGGTGTTGGGGTAGGTGTGACAACATCAACATCAATATCAAAATCACAATTTGGTGTCGGAGTAGGTGTTGGACTACTTGTAGGACTTGGGGTAGGTGTATTTGTTGGGCTAGGTGATGGTGTAGGTGTAGGTGTTACCACGTCAACATCAATATCGAAATCACAATCTGGAGTTGGGGTAGGTGTTGCTGTACTTGTTGGACTCGGAGTAGGTGTTGGAGTCACTACATCTACATCTATATCAAAATCACAGTTAGGTGTTGGTGTTGGAGTAGGTGTACCTGTAGGACTTGGAGTAGGTGTAGGTGTTACTACATCCACATCTACATCAAAGTCACAGTTGGGTGTGGCGGTAGGTGTAGGTGTAGGACTGGTTGTTGGTGTTGGTGTTGGAGTTACCACATCCACATCTATATCAAAGTCGCAATTTGGTGTTGGTGATGGTGTGGGGGTAGGAGTTGGCGTAACAACATCAATGTCTACGTCAAAATCACAATTCGGTGTTGGTGATGGTGTGGGAGTGGGTGTGGGAGTTACAACTTCTATATCTATATCAAAATCACAGTTTGCGGTAGGTGTAGGTGTTGGAGTTACTATATTAGTATCTACATCAAAATCACAGTTTGGTGTTGGAGTTGGCGTTGGTGTACTAGTAGGTGTTGGTGTGGGTGTACCAGTAGGTGTTGGCGTTGGTGTACTAGTAGGTGTTGGTGTGGGTGTACCAGTAGGTGTTGGCGTTGGTGTACTAGTAGGGGTAGGACTAATTGTTGGTGTTGGTGTTGCCGTAGGACTAGGTGATGGTGTTGGAGTAGGTGTCGGACTGGTTGTTGGTGACGGAGTTGGGGTTAATAAATCTGTACATATTTCGACCAAATCGTAATCGATATTTGGTTGATATGTTTTAGCAATAATTTCCCAACAATCTTTACCTGGTGATAGTCTCTGTACCGATGCACCTAAAGGTACATGTGTTATAACTGTAACAATATCCCCGATACTAAACGCGGGGTCCAATTTACCGTATTTTATTTCTCCTGAAGTATAATGTTTAAGTTTAAAGACATTTATATTATCACAATCCTCCAATCCTGTTAGATCTCTTTCCAACTCATCAATATCCGGCATGTCTGAACAATCTAACCTATCTTGGAAGTATTGTTGCATTTTCATGTCCAAATTCTCAAACTTCTGTTCGTCATGTCCAACTAATACACAATCTTCAGAGTCCCCATTGAAAAGGATAACTTCAGAACAGTTAGTTGGAATATCATAAACTGATGTTGGACTAACATTTAAATGATAAAATAAATCTCTAGCACAGTAATCCAAATCGACTTTTAGTACCTCTATAGGGAAACCATGTTCGTTAAATATGAAATCACCACTTTCATAGTAACCAACCTGATAGGTACAACAAGGATCTGTTGGATCTTCAGGTCTTGGGTATAGTTCTTCAGGATATTTTTCAGTAAATCTCCAATTCTCACCCTGAGTACCATCTTCCATTGTTTTAGTCATTACCCACAATCTTGTGTTAGGTAAAAAACTAAACCTTTCATTTATTTTATTGATCTTAGTGGAACCCAAACAATCTTTATTTTCGACTGTTACCACTTTGTAGTCATAAGAGAAAGAGTATCCACTAATAACCGCGTCTCTATAATCTTGAGTTGAGAAAGGACAATCTTTGTATACTCCTGAAAGTAATCGATCTCCAATCACAACGTTTTCGATGTTTATTTTTTCTAAAGTATTGTCATCAAAATAAGTTTGTATTTGATCCCAAGTTGTGTTACCATCGAGAACAACACCATTATTAACTTTTATAACTTTAGTATTTTGTCTAAGACCATAATCGAATGTCGGTCTGTATTGTACAATAGGTTGTAGTGTATACCCCGAATAATTATCACAGAACGTAATACCCGATTGACTTTCAAGTGGTGACGAATTAATAGGATCATCCCCATCCGCATAACTTTCAAAAGAATATTGTAAATAATGACTTCTCGATGTAGTTACATCATCACCATCAACAGGGTCCCATTCAAATTTTTGTTGTAATCCTTCTATCCTTACTTTTTGGTCACAGTTCGCCGCGTCGGTTATAGAAATATCGATTACATCATTTTCTCTAACATTATATATAACAAAAGTACATCCCGATACATGGTCAACAGTATATGTATGACCACTGATGTCTTCATTATATCCACCAACACAATCTATGAATATATTTAACGGCCAACTAGTGTTATAAGGAGGACAATCAGTACACGGATCACCATCATCAACAGTATCCTCATTACCAAATGTAACTCCCGAAACTTCGAAATACACATCCTCCATTAAAATACAATCATCACTATCTTCAGGTAGTGTGTAGAAAGTACCAGGACCATAAACATCAACTTTAGGATCACATTGTGTTGTGCCCGTTAAGTAAGTTGATTCCCAATAGAAATCAAAAGTACTTAGGTCTAAACAATCTAAATCCGCAGGAATGTATTGGTCTCCATTATAGGGGTATTCAGGATTTATAACGTATAATTGGGTGTCATATGTGAATGGTGTAATCCTTATCTTTTCGACACCATCACTATCAGTATAAAATTCATGAGAAACAATAGGTACGTTTTCATACCCATAATTTTCACCGTTAGTTGACAATTCGGTATTAAAACCATCTTCAATGGTTTGATTTTCATCTGTCGTTTGGGTGTTTCCTGTTATTCTTTCGTAGGATTCCCCACCCGCATGATTACTTATGGTATCGTATCCCGTGTACGATGTTTTAGTATAATATTTTTCGTTTATCTGAGTGAATATGTCATTTACCCGATTAATCCACAGTGGATTTAATACATCCCTATCAGGGTTTAAATTACATTTAAAGTCACATATTAGTGGTAAATGGATAGACCCATCAAACTTTTCACCACCATCGAAAACAACGTCATTAATAGTTGTACACTCAGATGTAGAAACAAATGGATCAAATAGATCTCCACCTGTAAGTGTGATTGGTGAAGATGCGGTGTATATATCACCCATAAGTACTATTTTTAGTACATAGGTTACACCACTTACAACCGTTAAACCTCTAAATAGATCTTTATCACCCAAATAGTACACTTCCAGATCCTCTTCTATTGAATGTTCAAACCCAAGTTTAGGATATAAATTATCCTCAACTTGTTCAATCACACACGGTTTTTCATAATCATGTTTAGATCTACCGATACGACTATTTTCTAATATATTACCACCTGTCCATAATGTAGTGGCAGGAACAAACTGTTCTATAATCTCAACCCAATGAGGACTCATTTTATTTATGAATTCATTGACTGTCGGGAAACTATAAGGAGTACCTACTTTATCTAAGTAACCCCAATAAACATCTTCGAGTTGGATATAAGATTTTTGGTACTTAACAATATGTGAATTTCTAATTTGTTCATTAAGTAAATTATCCATGTACTCAGCGAACGTAAATCCTGTTTGTGGACTTAGAGTTTTAAGTCCAAACGTAACCTCTAAATCTCTCGATTGTCTGTAAACATCATAATCAATACCCTGTGCAGATGAAAGATAGATTTGTATATTTTTTCTATTTAATTTTTTTGAATCTGTATCGGTTAATAATTCTACCTTATCATTATCAATAGTATTATGTAATTCATGTCCATAATCTAAACCATAAAACTGTCTATATAAGTCAAAATAATCTTCACCATAGGTGAAATTTTTATTTTTAGTTTTTATTACTTTTGGGTTTGATAATAAATTAGAATTTTCAACATCTAATTCGGTCGAAGATCTGTGTTGTAATGTAATTTCATACCAACCAGCACCTTTTTGAAAAAACACATCATTACCCTCACTTACTATTTTTTGGACATCCCCATATCTAGTTGATCCTGTCAAAACTATAGGGTACTCACCCATTTGGTAAGTCGTAGACCCTGTGGTTGTTATTCCACTATAGTTAAATGTAGAACTATCAATTTCACCAATAGTGAATGTTTTCGTGTTTTGTGTTAAATCATATATGTCACTATCAATATCTTCCGATGTTTTTCTAACATCCTCATATTCGTAAACATGTTCATTAATTTTAATTAGGGGTTCTGGTGCACCTATGAATCTTAAAAAAAACTCTATTGATTTTCGAGTACCTTTAGATTTATATATTCTTACTAAATTAATTACTAATCTTCGGTAGAACTCGGCCTCGGCCTCAACCATATTCAACCCAAGGTTTATTCCTTCAAATTGACTGTCAATCCTTGAGTAAAGTGTTTGATCTAAACTCTTCTCATCAAATAGATTCACAGAATCCAAACCTAGTGTGTTTGATAGGTTTTTTAAAAGAACATCAGGTATATTATTTATTTTATCATAACTCACATTTCTCATGTAAGCTATGTTATCAATGAATTTTTTTACCGAATCAAAACCACTACCATATATTTGGAACATGGAAGACATTCTTTGATCTTGAGTGTCAAATTCATTTAAAGATGCGGTAGTTAAAAATCTAGCAATTAAGTTGGACTTATATTGATCCACCTCATCACCTATTGATTTTAATTTTTCAAGGTAAGTAACATAATCAGTCCCACCTATCTTAATATTCCAACCATCTTTGAATAATGGCCATGTTATTCTTGTAGTTGTTGTTTCAGTTTTAGATCCGTCTAAAGAATCTTGTGGTAATTTAAACTCGGCAGTGTACTTTGGTGTTGACTCTCTATCTAAGATAAGTTTTTCTAAATCATCTAAACTCTCAAAAAATTCTTCGACAACCTCTTCTATAGGTCTAATTAAGAAACTCTCACTATAGGTTACACCATTAAATGGTTTACCTTTAACTTTTATTTTTATAAGTCCGTCAACACCCGCCTGAGTATAACTAAGAATAGGGTAATCTACCCCATCGATCACTAAAGAATATTTCGAATAACTATCAAAAAAGTTTCTAAAACTATTACTTACCTCAGGTTGTACATTACTTAACGGTTTGTCAATAATAATGTCTAACGGATTAAATATTTTTGATTTCTCAAATTTTAAAGTTGTAGTTCTTGCTTTAGTGTCATAACTAATACTTTCTGCGGTGTATTGTGAGAACGATACTGGAGTATCCTTGTCAATAAAGAAACCCGCAGGGAACTGATCTATTATATTTTTTACTGAAGATGATAGTCTTTTACTTAAAGACCCAAAAAGTGTCTTAGAACCCGCCTCTTTGTTTTGTCTGAACTTAACTTTACCCTCTTTTTTAACAGACCTTTTAGATTTTGATTTTGGTCCATCTGTTTCTTCTTTTAGATCTTCTATTGTAAGAAATTCAGAAAAGGGTACAGACCTAAATTGTTTAGTGTCTCTTTCAGGTATAGTGTTGTCTAAAGAAAAGTTTGTTGCAGTCAATTGACTAGACCCGTCAGTAATTTGATTACCGATCAAGTTATCATTAAAGGTTTCCCTTCCGCTACTCGCTTGACTTGGAACTTTTCTTTTTGCCATTATTCTGTGATGTCATCAAAATTCTTAGTTTCATCAATTTCGTCCCTCTCTTCTCTAACTTCGTAAAGTGTTTCGTTGAACTCATCTCTTACTTCAAACAAGTTAAATTGTTTGTAGATATTGTTGTCACCAGTATAAATTGTATAGATACCGTCAGATATCGATTTAGTCTGATTACCGTAGAACGCATATGCCAGTGTTGTCTCATCATGTTCAACCATCTCAATTTCAACCGTAGTTGGATTAAAGAATGTGTTTGATAAAATTATATTTTGAGACGGTTCACCAATAAAAGGTACCGTATTAGGTCTATTTGATGGTGCCGAAGATGGTGTAACAGTCAAAAACAATAAATTTGTAGTTTGGTCCGTATACTGATATCTTATCGCCTTTTGCGTCGTACTTGTCAAATTAGATGTAATTGGTGTACAATAAAATGATGAAGTAACAACCCTGTAAAAATTAGGGGTCTTACTACCGTCACTATTTAGGTATTCAATTCTATACCCAACCAATCCTTGAGGTGTGAATTTATTTCTATCGACTGAGGGTACGTTACTCAAATCAATGATTAACCCTCTCACAGACGGAAGTGATGCTAACACACCACAATCCGTTATGGATGTTCTTATTTGTTTCGGTCTTAGATGTAAAGTGTAAACACCTAGATCGTCAAAGTCAGATGAATCCAATTTTAAATTGTATAATCCACCTAAAATTTCTGTGTCTATTGCGTTAGCAGCATCTGTTGTATCAGCATTGTGATAAACAGGTGTTAATATATCTTCCGAATTTAATTTTTTAAATTGTACAGGTGCCGTTGATGTTCTACCTGAAACGTAATGATAGAAAATTTCCACGTCTGCTGGAGAAACATCTGCCGGTCTTACTGTACCATAACTACCTACTGCCATAATCTTTTAATTAATAAATATTATTCTATTGTTTTTTAACTTGGAAAAATCCGTTTCCGTAGATATCTAATTCACCTACGTTATCGATTTCCCCCAATCTTAAATTCATTTCTAAAACTCCTTGCTTACCTCTTTCAACAAATACATCGGAAAAAATACTTGGTTCGTCAATAAAACCAATGAAATGTTCGTTTCTAGTTAACATCTCATTAAAGACTTCTTCCTTCTCAAAATTTGTTGTTGATCCTGTGATTGTAGTAATTCCGTCATCATAATCCTTATAGACTAAATTATCAATCGTATATTCCGTATAACTACCTACACTATCCGTACCTGTTGTTGTGCCTTGGTATGTATTTTCCCCATACCTTTTTAATTCACTTAATCTACTCCTACCTTTTGCTGCAAAATATATGGTCGCGTCAGAATCTTGTTCTTCGTAATCTAAATCGTTTATAAAATTTTGGTTTATTGTGACTCCCGTTGTGTAAGGGAGTGTAAATGGACCAAAGGTTCCGTTTGGATTTGTAATAGTTATATCTTTAGGAACTGTAATTTTTTTACTTAATTTTCTTTTAGTCCAATTATTATTTAAAGTAATTGTTACTTCAAATGTGTTTGCGGATGAAAATGTATGATCTACAAATTCTAAATTTGTCCCCATACCAACACCTATAGTATCAGTTGATCCATCACCCCAATCAATAGTAAATGTTTCATTTTTAATTATTTTTAAAACATCTCTATTAACAGTATTATATAATCTAATTGTATTACCACCTGTATGTTCGTAGTTGAAATTGGTAATTTGTTCCACTTGTTCGATGTCCCCCTCAAAACCAACCATACCACCCATCTCATATGCACCACAATTTAAATACACAGGTATGTTATGTGTTAGTCCTGTCGTTGATCTTAATATTTTATAGTATTTCTTATCCATTATGTGGTGGGTATTTCATAAAATTTTATTGGATCAGAACTTTCACCTCTTCGATCACTACCATACGGTGCGGTACCGTTGTACTGTAATATTGTATAATGGTATGACGGTGCATTGTCCCTATCCATTTCAACAATAAAATATAAATCCTCTTCCTCCACTACAGTGGAAGTGTTAGTTATTTGTTTATTCGCAAATTGAACCTTACTACCATCAACAGCATTATAGAATTTTGCTGTCATATAAAATGTGGTACCCGTTAATGTGGTTTCCTCCAAAACAGTATCATCTTCAAACCAAAAAAGATACATGTTCTCTTTGTTTTTATAATTAGAACCCATAAAAACAGGAATAAACATTTGACTATCGATACTGTCAACATAGACCCTTTCCCCAATAGGTAATGATAAATTCTTTGCAAAGACCAACCTTCTATTAGATCTATTAGGTGGATCATTTTCAGGTGTCTTATAGAACTCCAACCTGAAAAAACTATTTTTTACGTCAGCTAAAAGTTTACTCGTTTGATCTAATCCCTGATTAACATAATCTAAGGAATAGTTATTTGATGAATTTAAAAAATAGAAATAAAACCAAATATCTGTTTGTTCAATTCCGTTAGACGTGTAGGGTTTATGTATATACCTACAGGTTTCATAATTTTCTATCGGATTGATTATTTCTTTTAGAACCTCATCCTCAAATGTTTGGAAATTTTCATCCCAACCCGAATCTACCCTAAATTCTTGAGTCTTATTAAGTAATAAGTTTTTTTCGTTACCGTCGAACCTAATTTTCATTTAACATATATCATCTCCTTCTTCTCCCCTTAGATTTGTTATTCCATACCCTTTATTTCTAAAGGTATCTTCATTTCTAAAATAGAAGTTTATGTCATTCTTGACGTAGTGTTGATTATTGTTAAACGGGAAGTTAGTACCGTAACCATCAGGATCTATATACCCATGATCATATAAATCTCTCCATTTCCATAATCCTATGTACTCATCATACGTAGTGTTATCGGGTAAGTTTAAAATGTCATTAGTGTCTGCTGTTTCGATATATGGTGATAATTCTCTCAATTTAATTCTATGGTGTATCTTATATAAATAACCTGATGGATTATTTATTGACGCACCGATGTAAGTTAAATTATTATCTTGGTCATGGTCAAAAACATCTTTATTCGAACTAATTTTATGAAAGGAGTCCGAAATGACCACCTCTTTAAAATCTACATTATTAAATTCAACATAATCACCGTATAATGTAGTACCTGTTGGTATCTCTTCTCCTTTTGTAAACGTTATACCACTTTGTGAAAAAGTGCTTGAGGGTAAATTAGTATCACTACCTATAAACGCACTGTCGAATTGATCGTCTATCCACGTATCATGCATATTAAATCTCCAACCCATTCTTGGTGGATAATTGAAGTACCCATTTGCATTTCTAAAAATAGTTGTTAGGTAAACCTCTGTTGGTACATAACCGTAGTTATTCCTGTATTTACTTAAATCTATACTATTTTTAAAATGATATAATACACTTTCGGGTCTATTTCGTTCGACATAAATATCGTTTCTATCATCGGCGGTATCAAATTGTAATTTTCTTTCTATTTCAAAAATTGGAGATTCAAAACCCGCATTATCTAAAATGTAATCGTCAACGGTAGTTATTGTCTTATGTTTTCTAACGTAATAATTTGAGATTGTTTTTGCAATGTCTGATTTATCTAAACATCTTCTACCGAACACAACCCCACTTATTGATTGTGACGATGTAAAATCAGATTTATTTAGATTAATTGTATAATAATTGGAATCGTATATTTCATTACCCACAGAATTTATATTGAATATCCTATCAGAGTTAGTACCAGAACTAATCGAACTACCTGAAAGTACCACATACTCTCCCTGTGACATATTATGTTTTACGGGACTTGTTAACTCATAGTATGTTCCTTTATCCGTCACTCTAAATGGTATACCCATTGACGAATCAAAATCGTACACAGTGTTACCCGATAACGCATATTTCATAGGGTAATTAGAATCATTTTCATAAACATAAGTTAAGTATATGTTCCAATTCATAAACGGTGCATCTACCTGACCGAAATCTATGTGTCCTGTTTGTCCACTCAAAGAAATGTTCTGTGAATAATCACCCACACTATTTGACGTTGGATTAGAAATTTCTCTCACATAGTCTCTCCGTAAAAAACCAAATTCATTATATGATTTATATCCCTCATATTCGTCAGGATCATATACGTCTGTGGTTAAATATAAATTATTTAATAGTGGTTCGTATGGTGATTGTCCCTTATAGAGGTTTCTAAAAACCATATTTAATTTACCGTAAATCTTATAATTAGAACTTTCGTTTCTTTCTTTCCTATATAGTTCTGCGATGTCAAGAATGATGTTTTTATCGCCCTCTCTCATGAGTTTTTCGGAGCGCTCAACACCAATACGAAGTGATAGGTCTTCTGACTCCGCCTTTTTGTATCTCTTACTTGGTGCAACTATCTTTCTATTTTTCATTACTATATATTGAATAAATAATTTACTATCGATCTTAACAGTGTATGTGGTTGTTTTTGATTTAAATCACACACACCCTCTTTAACCATAAGTTTATCATATTCATACGCCATTCCCCCTCTTTTCCAATTAACCTTTTCACCTTCGTCTCTTCGGTATGTGTTCACGACTTTAACCGCGTCGTAATCAAACCCCCATCTACTTTTAGGTAATCCGTGAATAACTCTTTGACTATATCCCTTGTCTTTACATTTACACTTATTCATCTTTGAGGATAAGGTATATTCACCTAACAGACCATATACTTCCAATCCACCATAATGTTCTGATAATTCTACTAATTTTCTTAGAGTCGAACCACTAAAACACGTAGTGGTCATTATCCTTGTTTTACTATGAATAATAGGTTTTAATTCGTCGATTATTCTAATCACATCTTCATCAGTTAAACCCATAACAATAGAATAACCATCACCATAACTTGTTAAATTAATTTGGTCTAATTTTAAACCTTCATTCTTTTTAACAAATACCCTAATTTTATTTATAATGTCATCTACATCATTTGTTGATCCAATAACACTGTGCGTTATTTTAGATAAAAAATTATAGAGTCTTCTTTCCTCATTCTTATAGAGAAAATATACTATGAAATGACTTGGTTTTCTTTTTTTAAAAAACATATTATCTTGGTCCAAAATTTTCAATAAACTTATCATATGCCGTTTTTCCTTTTCTAAGACCTAAATGGTAGTGGAAGGGTGACCCTATCTCCATCAAGTGTCTTCTCTGTCCATCAACGGTATATTCTTTATAATTGTCATGTGATTTCTTTTTAACCCCATTTCTTTCGAGACAATCTCTAATAGGTGGTAATAAGTAAGGGTTATAGTAATTATCATCTGCAGGATCTGTATTAAGGTCAGTATTCAAGTTAGCTCTCATTTGTTGTAATCTTTGGTTATAAATTAAATCGTCTTCGTAATTTTGATTTTCTCCATTACCCAAATTTTCACCAAATCCGTGTCCCCTTGTATCCCACATGAAATATGGTATTCTTTGTGAATTATCCCCCAATCTCGTAGGTTCATTAAGACATTCCCTTACTAACTCTCCTGCTTGTTCTAATTCAACGGTATCGGGGTCATCTTCAGAGAACACTAAATTTAATCCTACAGGTCCTTTACTGTCAAATAATGTTGAGTATTCTGCGGTGTATGGTGAATCCAATTCCTCAAATTCAAATGGATATATTCCCGTTTGAGTATTAAAGTTCATAAGTTGAGCAATGTCTCCATCTATTTTACCCGCACTTCGTGAATCAAATAAGTCCTGAACATCTAACCTACCTTTTTCTTTTATTTCTTTTGATTGTATAATATATTCCATCAAATCATCAAGTCCTTTGTAAGATGTTGAACCGATACTCCTTGAAACCGAACAGTTAGGGTCTAACTCAGGGTCTACACATACTTCTTTTAACCATGTATTTCTTGGACCTAAATCAACCACTGTGGTTGGAAAATTAATTTCTACTTGACTTATAACTAAACCATCAGTATTTGGAAAAAGAACACCTTTTCTACTTCCATAAAAACCTGTGGACCTTTCTTGGTATTCTGTTGTTAGAGTTGAGTTAACTCCTGTGCTATTACCATTATCATCGTAATTATATTGAGTTTCAGAATGATTATAATTAGGATCAAAAGGTGTGGACCTGTAGTAATAGTGTACACCCGTGTCATCCTTAATTCGTTTTACACAGTCCTTACAAAATCTAGTACTACTTCTTTTCATAAATTGGAAAAAGTACATTGCCCCATTTAACCAAGAGTTTGCGAATGTGTATGATACAACACCCCCACACATAAGTTTACCAAATAACTTTCTTCTTCTATATGAATTTAATAATTCTCCAGTTCTACCCGCGAGAGGAACTATCGTAAAAACACCATCTCTAAATTCTGAATATCCCGAAACAGTACCGTCTTTAACTAAACTTGAATCTACCCAATAAGGTCCTTTCTTTTTAACCTTACCATAGTATTGTCCATTAATAACACAATGAACAACATTGTTTTCAAAACTATTTGGATCTCGGTATGTAAATCTCTTATTATGGTGAGACATTACCGCAAGTACGTTGTATGGGTTTCTCGGTTCACACTCAACCTCATTAACTCCTGTTATTTCATCAAAATACTCTGAACTAGTCGTAAGACTGTATTGATACCATAATGGAATTGAACCCCATTGTGCACTACCAAAAAGACCACCACCCGCTCTATTTGTTAATAAATCATCCCTTGCTTCGGCATATGTTGTATGAATGTTACCACTCGAACCTGTAAGTGGTGATAATAGAGGTCTTAGTTTCATATCTCCCGTTCTACCAGATTCGTCCTCGATTATAGTGTCATATTTGGAACAACCACTTTCTGACTCTACAAAATCAACATCATCAACATCTACGGTTTCAATATACCATACATTATCTATTAATACTTCTCCTTGTGTTCTATGTGCAGTATCATTAACCGGTTCATCTGCAGGTGTGTTAAACGCCTCACTAATAGAGTCGTTGATAACCCCATATAATCCCTGAACAACCCACTGACCGCTATAATATACTATAGGGAATTGTTGCCCAAGTCCTACCGTTAAATAGGTATCTACTATTGGGTTTCCATTTGAATCGACAATACCGGCACCGTACGCGTCTACACGGAAAATATAAGTATTGAAAAGGAAATCACCTTCTTGAGGATTTGAAGGTGCGTTTACAATATTAAATGCTGCGGGAAAATATAAATTATCATCAGCATTAAAAGTACCAGCACCTAAGGTCGTTTCAGTGGAGGATAATCCTGCGTTTGTGAAAGTACTGTTTTGATTTTCGGCACCTCTTACAGTATCTGATGCACCATCAGCAATAGTAAATGTTTGAGATACCCCCTCACAGTTATTATATGAGACCGTCACAGACGCACCAGTACTATTTGAAACTGTATAGTCTGAACAATTATCTAATGCGACCGCATACTGTTCTAAAAAGGTAAACCCACCTAACGAAGACGCTGTAGTACCTGTGGATATATTAGGATCTACGTTACTAAGGTCTGTACCCGCAAGAACCGCGTCAACAAAGTCCTCATTAACATTATATTGTTCTACACCTACTATACTTGTTTCACCCTCTTCATTATCTTCTTCACAGTCGTAACAGTCGGGGTACGTAATTAATCGTAATTTAAATATATTTCTAAACTGAAACTCTTTTGCTCGTCTAAACATTTTAGCCGCCGCCTTCTTGGTTACACCAGTACCCGCCAAAATTTCCGCAATTGCAAAAAGTATTTGAGTGGTGATTTCTTTGAAAAAAAGTTGTATTCTTAAACCAATATATTCAATGAAACTAATGATTGTCAGAACAAAGAAGTTGAATCTATGATTTCTAACCGCGTCGTTTATAGGGAAATAATTATTAGTCTGAGAACAATCATCTTTCTCTGCTGGCCATATTTCTTTAATACCAATAAAAGATTCGTTTCTATCCCTAACTAAAAAACTAAAGAGTTTTTCAATCCCACTCTTCTTATAATATTGATTTATAAAACTCGAAGCGGCAAAAACTCTACCATGTCTAAACTGATAAAAGTAATCTTGTGGTACGTGTTTTTGATTGGCATTAATTGCCTCAGTACTCGTACCCGCTATTTCATCAATTGCTTCCGCAGGGTAGTCATCTAAATTTGTACTAAACGCGTATGATTTATCATTTATGGTTGTGTGTCCACCTAAATTATTTGTGTCGTTAATATGATATTCTCTAATATTAGGTACCAAATACTTTCCTGTGAATCTATTTCTCTCACCCGTATCCTCATTTAAACTAAACCTAAACCTATAATTTCCTTGTGTTGGGATACCTTTGGTCGGATCTATGGTTTCTTCCATTTCTCCAAACTCATTAGTGATAAGTCGTTTTAAATTCATTGGAACTCTGAAGAAATAAACTCCGTCCTCATTTATTTGTGAATCTATAGGGAACGCCTCTAATATAGGTCTACTTCTATTTATGGTACCGTCCGCATTTTTCTCATATAATCCCGAAAACCGTATCGCTTCAACGTCACCCATAAATGTGGTTAGTCTACATTTCTCACCCATTTGGTTATCTACATTACAGTTAACCCTGAGGGCGTCTTTCCCCGAATCGGTGAAAGTACCTCCCATCATAATGGCGTAAGGTTCGATGCGTATACCCTGATCTTTAAGATCAAAATCCGTTCTCGTAATTCCTATCTCACATAGATCTTCATTACCCCAAAACGGATAAACCTCTATTGTTTGTTCAAATTTTACAATTTGTGGTAGACCATCCAAGTTATCTGAAGACATGTAGGTATACATGTTTTCAAATTTTTCTTTAGATTCACCATCATAAACTAAATCATAAGGTGTTAAAGAATTACAACCCATATCGGATAAATCAACATCAACATGAAGAGTTTGTCTTCCAACAGGTACCCCCCATATCATAAAATCTCCCGAATCATTTGTCTTTACGGTGTACTTATAATATTTCTCATAAACCTCCAAAACTTCTTCTCTTGACAATATATCTTCTTGGTCAGGAAAAGTACCTGTAGGTGTATGTCCCGTATGTTGTTTTCTACTTGGGAGTAGGTTATACCTATAACCTTCTTCTGTTGTGTCCGTTGTAGTGGTGAAAGGATAAAGTTTACTAATTATTGGGTCCTCACTATCCTCGTCCGAAAGTGGGACGAAAACCGAAACTCTTGCGTTAGCTACCCCAACACCATCATTAATAGAGATACGACCACATATAACACCATAATCCGCACAAATAGATGTGTATAAATCTTTTTGTGTGAATTTAAGTGAAAGAATTTCTAAAAGATCGTAATCTTGTTTTAACTCAACAGTTAATTTCTGATTCTTTCCAATTTCGGTACGTATCCGGTGTTTCTGCATCATATCATATAAATAGATTGGAACCTAATTTCCCTTAATTAATAATAATACAGAAAAAGATTATTAAAATGTAGTGGAACCTAAAGATTTAACCCTAATTTTTATGTCTTTATTAGGGAATCTAATTTGGAAGATTTGATTACTTTTCATGAAGATAGTAGAGTCTGATTGTAAAATTTGTTTTGTTTCCTCGTCCGAATAACCTTGACTTACTTCTGCCACTGAGTATTCTCCACCCGTTTTACCAAACACTCTTAAGTCTACAACATTAACAATACCCGAAATATTTGATATTTCTTTTTGTAGTTCCCCAACAAATAGTGGGTCACCCATTTTTCGTTTGTCAATACTAAAGAAAGAAGAAGATTGTGTAACAACTTCTTTAAGTATATCTGTTTGATTTATATTTTTATCAAGTAAAAGATCTATCTCTAAACCTAAATCAACAACCTCACCACTTTGTATGTCGATATAATCATTGATCATTCTATAATTCGTAAGATACCTTAGTATGTTATTTTTTAATGTTGTTGATGTGGTATCACTAAGGTTACCTTCATCGTCGTATGAAAGAAGTTTTATTTTAATCTTATTATCCTCTTCCATTACATTTACTTTAGCGGGTGCTCCATACGTAGATGGCATTGTTTCAATTAAAACTTTATAATCATTTAATGTTACCGCTCTGTCTTGTGCTGCAAAATTGTACCCCACCATATTTCTAATTTCTTCTATAGTTGGTTGGTCTGCACCACCTACCGCAGGTGTTACATTCGTTACATTTAAAGAACGTACAACTTGATTATTAATATTGGTTAGTGGTCCTGTAACATTAAACTCAATATTATCAACACTGTTTATCACATTAACACCCAAGTTTGAATTTTTACCACCCCCAATTCTATATTTTACAAAAACAGTAGAATTCTTCTTTGGGGTTGCACCTAAGGAAAGATTATTTAAGTATGTACCTAAGTTTACCTTTAAAGTACCGTCATTAAAAGAATCCAAATTATCTAACGGATCTACATTACCCGATCCAAAAGTTACAGACATATAACCCTCAGGTGTGTATTCTGTAATAAACTTATTAGATACCCTTCTATAGTCTCCCGCAGTAAAATTACTTGTATCTGAAGACGATGTTTTATTTGGTAAGAAAACTTTGTCCTCCATTAGACTTTTAACTTCATACCATCTATTTTCTTCAGATTGGAATTCTGATGTTGATGGGTTAGAGGTAAAATTAGTTCCTTCTTTATGTATTATTGAAGTTACCCCTAAAACGTTTTGTTCGGGTAAATACAATTTAAGAAATGGTTTCTGATCTTGAGCCCCGATTACTCTTCTAAATACCCTTGAAACTCCGTTAACTATTGCATCTCTCTTGGTAATAGTATAAGATATCAATTTATTATTAGAGTCGAAATTGGGTATCTTTAGTCTATTTGGTTCTCCTTTACTATTAAATGGAGTTGAGAAGTCAATATCTTCTATTGTTTCAAATGTCTGTCCTCCACCCGATATCTGAGCCCCTGCCTTTAAAACTCCTAAGTACCTCTCATCTTCTTTATCTCCTCTTACAGGAACGTTAACCGAAAAATCCGCCAAAGCAACTGACGGTCTATTACCCGGTACGTTAATACCATATGTTTTTGCAATATGAAAGAGTGATCTTCTTTGTTGTGCAAAATCCAACATTGTTTCTTGCCAAACTCTATCAATATGATAATGTAAGTTATCACCAATTGCAGCATTTAAATCTAACATCACTGAATAGATTGATGCGTCATTGGTGTTTTTAATTAAATCAGGATAATAATCTTTAGTTAAATTAACTAACTCTTCTCTTAACCCTGCGAAGTCTCTTTTAGCGTATGATATTTTCTTAGCCATCTTATATGTTTATTATAATAAAATCTGATGACGAAAACGCACCATTATTAACAGTATAATCTATTTTAACCTTTGCGGTGTATGGTTTGGTAGACTCATCAGCTAACCTAAATAATCTTTCATCGTCTTCTTCATCAACAGTAGTTACGGGATCCGTATCGTCTTCTGCAGAAATTACTCTGATAGAGTTTATATCTAAATTAGGTAAGTATTTTTTACAACCTTCACGTATTTCCTCTTCAATTAAGTTAAATGTAATCATGTCATTTTGATCAAATATGTACTCATATATTCTTGTACCAAAATCAGGTAAATAATATCTACTTCCTTTTTTAGTTAGAATAAGGTGAATAAGGTTTGCTCTAACCTCTTTTTCGGGGGTTAGTGTCATCTTTAAATAATCACCTGTCAAACTTTCTCTAAAAGGAAAGTCAATTCCATACGTTACTGCCATACTAATAAATATATTCAATACTAAAATGAGTGTAAATAAAAAACCCACCAAAAGGTGGGTTTATAAAAACTAATAAAAAAAACGGTCACGAACCACAACCCTCACACTCAAAAGGTGAGTCATCAGGTCTAATTGTTGGTTGTGAAACCATTTCTAATTCTTTATTATCACTTATTAACGAATTAGATGTTACGTTTGGTTTTTCTTCTGTTTCTGTGTTTTCAACAACTTCCTCAGATTTGGGTTGTGTTCTACTAGTACTTACACCCAACCCTTTTAATGGATCAACCGCCGAACGAGTTCTTAGATAGTACATACCTGTTTTTAACCCTAAAGACCAACCGTGTAAATGTGCCGCCAATAATTTTGCCTTAGTTGCATTACTAATGAATAAATTCAATGATTGTGATTGGTCAATAAATACAGATCTCCTTGCCGCCATATTAAGTAATTTTTTCTGTGACATTTCCCAAACCGTCTTATAAACTTCTTTGATCTCCACAGGGATCTCAGGTATATTTTGAACTGACCCATTCTCCATAATGAGTTTATTCTTTATTTCGTCGTTCCAAAGATTATTTTCCATTAAACTTTTAACAAGGTGTTTATTGATAACAATAAATTCCCCACCTAAAGTTCTTCTTGAATATAAATTAGAAGTAAATGGTTCAAATGCCTCGTTATTACCTAATATTTGAGCCGTAGATGCCGTTGGCATTGGTGCAAATAATAGTGAATTTCTAACACCGTATTTTACAACTTCCTTTCTAAGTCCTTTCCAATCCCATCTACCTGATAGGTCTTTATCTTTTAGTCCCCACATTTGGTACTGAAAGGTTCCCTTTTCAATCGGTGATCCTGAGATTGTTTCATAAGGTCCAACTTCAGAAGATAGATCTTTAGATGAAGTCATTGCCGCAAAATAAATTGTTTCGAAAATTTCTGTTTGTAAATCATCCGCTAACAGAGATTCGAAAGGTATTTTAAGTTGACAAAACACATCTGCTAACCCTTGTACTCCCAATCCAATTGGTCTGTGTCTAAAATTAGATTTTTTAGTTTCTTTCGTTGGATAAAAGTTTAAATCAATTACATTATTTAAATTTCTAACTACTTGATAAACATAATCATATAGTAATTTATGATTAAATTCTCCATCTACAATGTATTTTGGTAATGCTATGGACGCTAAATTACATACCGCCTGTTCCGTTGGTGAACTGTATTCAATAATTTCAGTACATAAGTTCGACGATTTAATTGTACCTAAATTCTTTTGATTAGATTTAGAGTTTGCCGCGTCTTTATATAACATGTAAGGAGTACCCGTCTCAATTTGTGCCGTTAGAATAGCGTCCATTAGTTTTCTCGCCTTGACCACTCTTCTACCTTTTCCTTCTTCCTCATATTTTGTATAGAGTTCGGTAAAGTTTTTTGATTCAGGTGAGTCATAGACATCAGATAAACCTGGTGCTTCGTCAGGAGAAAATAATGTCCAATCACCATCTTCTTTAACTCTTTCCATAAAGAGGTCAGGGGTCCACATAGCTAAGAACAAGTCTCTTGCTCTCATTTCTTCCTTACCATGGTTTTTTCTTAATTCAATAAACTCAAAAACATCAGCATGCCATGGTTCCAAATACACCGCAAAGGAACCTTTTCTCTTTCCACCTTGGTTAATCCAACGAGCAACTTCATTATATGTTTTCATCATTGGTAATAAACCATCAGATTCACCTCCCGTTCCTTTAATGTATGACCCTTTAGCTCTAACATCATGAACGTGTAAACCAATACCTCCAGCCCACTTAGAAATATTTGCAACATCCTGAATAGTATCAAATAAACCATTGATATCATCACCCTTATTCCCAATAAGGAAACAAGAGGACATTTGGGGTCTTCTTGTACCCGCATTAAATAATGTTGGTGTAGCGTGAGTATAATAGTGTTGTGATAGGTCATCATATATCCTTAGACCCATTTCAATATCACCTTTACAAATACCCATAGCAACCCTCATATACATGTATTGAGGTCTTTCTACAATTCTATCACTGATTTTTAAAAGATATGATCTCTCTAAAGTTTTAAACCCAAAATATTCAAAATCAAAATCTCTTTCCTTAACAATCGCACCATCAATTACGGATTTGTTTTTCATAACAAAATCGTACAATTCATCAGAAATTAATGAAGATTCCTTCCCTGTTCTTGGTTCAATAAATGAGTACAACTCCTTAATTGCTTGTGAAAACTTCTTAGGTGTTGTTTTATGTAAGTTAGTAACCGCCAATCTACCCGCCAACTTTGAATAGTCAGGGTGAGTTGTTGTCATTGATGCTGCAGTTTCTGCCGCTAATGTATCTAACTCAGTCGTAGTAATCTCATCATATATACCTTGAGTTACTTTCAATGTAATATACGTTGGATCGACGTACTCTAAATTTAAATCAGAACACAATGCGGAAATCCTTCTTGTGATCTTATCGTATCTCATCTCCTCTAAGGAACCATTTCTTTTTTTTACTTTCATCAGTACTCGTATTTAAAAATCCATATCTCCGAACGCAGAATTTAAATCTTCTTCGGTGTCGTTATTTACTCCCGCCTTTTGGTATTCTGCAACTCTTTTTTCAAAGAAGTTAGTTTTACCTTGTAAGGCAATGTTTTGCATAAAATCAAATGGATTCTCCGATTTAAAGTGTTTCGCAACACCTAAAGAGTCGAGTAGTCTATCTGTAACAAATTCTAAGTATTGTGACATAAGTTCAGAGTTCATACCAATTAATCTAACTGGTAGTGCCTCCAAAATAAATTCCTTTTCAATCTCTAACGCCGAAAGAATAATTTCTTTGATTCGTGTTTTAGTCAATTTTTTAGAGATATGTTCATTATATAAATGACATGCAAAATCACAGTGTAATCCCTCATCTCTTGAGATAAGTTCATTAGAGAAAGTTAACCCCGGCATTAAACCACGTTTTTTAAGCCAAAAGATTGAACAAAATGATCCTGAAAAGAAGATACCTTCTACTGCGGCGAACGCAATAAGTCTCTCTGCGAATGAATCAGATTCAATCCATTTAAGTGCCCAATCCGCCTTTTTCTTAATCGCGGGTATTGTTTCGATCGCATTAAATAATTTATTCTGTTCTTCTTTATCTTTAATGTAGGTATCAATTAAAAGAGAATAGGTTTCACTATGGATATTTTCCATCGCAATTTGAAAACCATAAAAGAATTTCGCCTCAGTATACTGAACTTCATTCACAAAGTTTTCTGCCAAATTTTCATTAACAATACCGTCAGACGCAGCAAAAAATGCCAATACATGTTTAACGAAATGTTTTTCATCATCGTTAAGTTTATTGGCCCAATCCGACACATCTTGTGCCAAATCTATCTCTTCCGCAGTCCAAAAAGACGCTTCTTGTTGTTTATAATATTTCCAAATATCGTGATGTTCGATAGGAAAGAGGACAAAACGTCCTGGATTTTCTTGTAAAATCTTTTCGCTCATTTTTAAAAATTTATTAGTTTATTAAATTATATGTTGTGTGTTTTCTTATAGATCTCAGCCGCACGATTAATACCCTCCTCTTGTTTTCTCATTGAGTGTCCCAAAAGGGTTTCTTGTTCCGTTACGTCGATATCCATATATTCGTTATCGAATTTACAGTTGTTAAAGTTCACACCGTCTCTACCAACTCGCGACTTAATTAAACTTATATTAGCCGTCTTATTTTCTTTTTGTTCTAAACTCTTAGCCACAGAAATAATAATATGTGCCGTTTGTGCCTTTTGGATTGAACCACCCATATCATCTACGTTCACAATATCTGCAGAAATTGAACTTCTATTACCTTGTGATGCCGTCCATACCGCAATGTTAAGATCGTGACACATAGCATCTAAATGTCTAATTACAGAACCTTCACCTTTCCATTCTTCATCATACCCCTTAGTTCTATCAGCTATCATACAATCTACATAGTCAATGACAAGTAAATCTGTCTTGTACCCTTGAGATTGTAACTTTAAGATTTTTCTTTTGATATCACTAACAGTGGTATTTTTATTTTGCATTCTAATTATTCTAAGACCTCCGAAGTTTTCACCAGATGCTACTTCTTTTGCTCTCTGAATAGTAAAATCTTTATTTTCTTGTGATTCAACTTGTTCATCAGTACTTAAACCGGACCAACAAGTGAAATGTTTTTGTCTAATTTGTTGTAAAGAATCTTCAAAAAATATTTGAAGTACATTGTGTCCCGTGTTTGCCGCGGTGTTGGCAAACTTTGACAGTATTGTTGATTTACCAATACCTGTCGGTGCTAAAATCATTCCCAATTCACCAACTCCAATACCACCTTTAAGTAAGTTGTCAATACCATCAATTCCTGTCGGTATCGGTACTCTTGGATCAATATCTAAAGAATTATCAATATCATCGAACACATCGAAGATATCATCGTCACTCGCACCAACTTGTAATGACTCATTTACCATTTCGGATATTTTATCATAGTTTTCAAAATCACCTTTTTCAATGATTTTTAAAGCGTCAGTCATTGTTTTTCTTAAATTTTGTTGTTTACAAAAATTAAGTGCGGTGTCTTTAACATACGTTTCACCCATAACAATCTCATCCAGTTCTTCAATTGCCGATAGTGTTTCCCCATGTAATTTTGCCGCCAAAGCATTACCCGAAGTTTCAGACATTATTTTTTGTTTTAATGTCTCGTAGTTAGGAACAGATTTGTAATGTTCTTGTAACTCTTTTATGTGAGTTATAATATACTTAAATGAATTATTATCAAAGTACCTACTTTCTAAAACTTCTAATATTTGTTCCCCATATTTTGGGTCTTCTATTATTGATTTAATTAGTGCTTGTTGGAATTGGTTACCCAACTTTCCGAAGTTCATCTCATTCATAGTTACTTTAGTTTGTTGTTAAATTATAATTCATATATTTTGTTGTTATATCTACAGAAGAAAAGGTCTCACTTAGTTCTCCAAGAATTCTTCTTAAGATCGGACGAATATCCACCGAATATCTCACCTTAGGATGATAAATATGCGCAGGGAATGTTCTTGAAATAAATACATCGTCATTTTGCTTAATCTCTACTTGGAAGTATTCATCTGGGTCTGGACCTTCATTGTTTAAAGGGTCGAAAACAGGAAAATAATGTTGATTGGAATGGAGATATTCCAAAGTTTTTTGTTTCAAATTTTCTTCAATTTCTTCACAAATATTTTTTACATTGTAATGAAGATCTAAAGATTTTTTAACTTTAGGATTATAACCTCTCACATTAAAGAACCTTTGACAGATAATATTTCCGTTCAAGGTTAGCAAAAATTCTAGTTTAGTAGTTTCGTTGTTACTCATTTGTTTTAATTTTTATCACTCTTTTATTTTTCTCTTTACGTGTTAATCGTAAAAAGGGATTAAGGAATTTTATCCACGCATCATCCGATTTAGGTAGGACAGTAAATATCCCATCTTCCATCATCATCTTCATCGTGTTTTTATAGGACCTTCCTTCGGGATCCAATTTTTCGTGTATGAGGTCGGTGATTGTTTCTCTCGCATCATCTGTGAGAAACGGTTGGTCTAAACTTACAATGCTTTCATTCAGGTTAAAAAACTCTTCACCAAAAACTCCGTATTTTGTGACACCCGTAAGTAAATTCTTAATGGTGTTATTATACTTATCTTCCTCAAACATTTTATTAGATTTTTCAATCACCTCTTCAAGTGTTATTGGTCTATCCTTTATTTCAGGAAAAAGTTTTAAGAATTTCTTAATACCCATGTTTTTGATACCCGCAATATTATCGGATCTGTCACCACATACTATCTTTACGATTTTAACGTTCTGTATGTGTATTTCTTGGTGTTCGTATAGTATTGTATCATTTTGTTCGTAAAGTCTTCTGTGAGATGGGTTATATACCTTTGTAGTGTCTGAAACTAACTGTGCCAAGTCACCATCAGAAGAATAAACAATAGTATTCTCTTCTGACTGTTGTGAATAATACGCAATACAGTCATCTGTTTCACAAAATTCAAACTCCCCTTGTCTAACATATAACTCTTCCAAGTATTGTTGTACTCTTCGTCTTTGTCTTGTGTAGGATTCTTTTTCTTTATCTGTACGAATTCTTTGTCTACGATTTTCTTTGTATCTGTGATACATCTTTTTTCGAGTTGCAGACCCATCTTCTCCGTCCCAAAAGACTACGATTTTGTCTAACCTATAAAGTTCAAAAGATTTTCTAAGAGTATTGATGAAATGGTATATTCCTCCAATATGATCACCCTTATAGAAGTAATTTTTTACTCCATAAAATCCGATAGTAAGTAAGTTATCTCCGTCTACTAATAGTACTGACATTTTTAACCTTTATAGGTTCAACAATCTATTCTTCTTCTCTAATATCAAAGTCCCCTTCAATACCTAATTGGTTTTTCCAAAATTCTGCATGTTCAGACTTGTACTTTTCCAATGACTTTTTCTCTTCAGCACTGTCTTTACCTTTAAGGAATCCGTGTGCTGTTACAATGATTCTACCATCTTCATAACCAAGACCATTTACGTGGTTCTTCATAATAGAAATCTTTGTTCTCGTAGCGAACTTTACCTTTCTCTTATCTTTAACTGCCGAGATAGGATTAGTTCCTGCGTTTTTCTGATTACCGTATCTAAATACAAGTGTAGAATTTAACCAAATCGATTCACCACCCTTTGCTTTAATTTTAGGTTGACTGAAAGGATTATCGGGTAGTTCAACCCAAGGTTGATTCACAATAACCAAAGTGTTAGTGTATTTAGAATCTACTCTTCTTGAACCCGAAATTCTTTGGTTTAATCCCATACCGATTTTGTCAGCTAAAGTGGATGCATTATGTTGTTTACCACCTTTACCATCGAAAGTCATCTTACACGGTACAGAACCAACTGAATCCCAAAGGAAAAGTAAATCATATTCAATCTCACCTTTTTGTTGTGCATCGATTAGTTCGTTGATGTAATCAGTTATTTGTTCTATATATTGGAACTCATTATTAAAAAGGAAGAATCCATCATATTCTATTTCTCCTGTTTCTTCGTCCACTATTTCTTCTACATCAAGACCCATGAGTTTTGCGTGAGGAAAGTCCCATTTTTGTTCTGTAATAACAAAAACAGGTAGAACACCTTTTTTCTGAGCATCAACCGCAGTTTTTACAAGTGCCGTTGTTTTACCTGTATCTGAATGTCCTAAAAACATATTGATATGACCCATTGCCGGACCCGGTAAACCTGTAGCGTCTAAAAACGCATCTCCTAAATCAAAGAATTTATCAGACTTAAACTTTGCCTGTTTTGAAAACTTTGATTTAATACTTTTAAAATCTTTCTTTTTAATTGCCATATTTTGTTTTAAAATGGACCCACCCATAGGGACCGACTAATCGGTTTGTAGCTCCACCAGATAGTTACCTATCAATAATTTTCGGGTGGGTCCTAGTTAATTAAAATGGTAGTTCGTCGTCTGTTGTTGTCGTCGCAGTAATTTGCGGATCTTCAACCTCAACTTTAGGAGTTACAGTTGATGTACCTCCAAGATCTACCTCACCAACTACACTTGAAACAAATTTTTTGGATTCTTTATCCCAAACAGGATTCTCACCCAATGCAACTAATTTCAAATACTCAATTGGTTTTACTGAGTAAACGTCTCTCCACGTTTGTGGATCGTTAACCCATTCGTTTGTAACTTCAGGATCAGTATGTAATGCTGATTTATCTTCCTGAATAATAGAATTGATAGTAGTATATTCTCTACCATTGTTCGCTTTAGTAACCGCCAATGATAAAATTAAATCTCTACCTTCAACAAGATCGGTAATATCACCCTTACTTCTAATGATAGGAATGATCTTATCTAAATTCCCGTCACCTTTGTAATTGTGTTTGAATCTCCAAAACTTTGGACCATCTTGCTCGTTATCTCTATCGATAACTTTTACTATATAGAATTTTTTCGCTCTATAATTTCTCGCCAAGATTTTATCTTCTTCACTTCCTGTCGCTAATAAACTTTCTCTAACCTCATTTAAAGGAGATTCGTCTCCATCTTGTGATGGGTCATAAAGTTTTAACCACTTTCCGTCTACCTGCACTTCGTGAAATGCAATCTCTTTGAATGGACTAGTTCCGTCAGTTGTTGGTAGAATTCTAATTCTCTTTTGTCCTGACTGAGTCCCTTTAGGAAGAATCGTTGTAAAGTACTTCTTTAAACGTTCTTCAGATGAATACTTGTTGCCGCCCGCGGCTGGTTGCGTGTTTTTCTCATATTGAGATAAAATCGCGTCAATTGAACCTTTCATAATTTTAAATTTTAATTTATTAATGTTATACAAAAAGATACATAAAAAAAGACCAAGAGTCAACCCCCTTAGTCTTCAAAAACGTAAATATTTTATATAATTCTTACCTAAGTGTCAGTAAATAAGATAGTTTACTAACTTCTGTGAGTATCTCATCTCTAAGATTTAAAAGATCGGTGTCCTTTTCATCAATTTCAATTTCTGATATTACTTCAGACGCCACCTTAATCATTGACACCAAATCGATATCTTGTAAATTATTGATATTTAAAACACGATCCTCATCAGACAATGTAAATCTTCCATGTTTACCTATTGATACTTCAACAAATAAATCAATGATTTCATCTAACTTGTCATATGTTTCACCAAACGCTTGGTGTTTAGCATAACTCTTAGTCTGCCAATGAAGTACTTTTAGTTGAGATTGTAATTCTAAAAAGAATTTTATATTACCACTCAACTTCATTTTCGTCTGATTTTTCTAAATTGAAAGAATCTCTCATCTCTCCTTGATTATAATCTTTGACATCTTGTTTTGTAATAACATACTCATTTTTACCACTCGCCTTCATATCAAGTTGTTTTTGTGAAAAGAATTCAGAAGGGTTTTGATTGAAAGGGTATGAATCTAAAGATCTCATTTCAAGTCTTTCTTGTGGTGTTGGTTCTTTCATATCCTCCACCTTATGTTCGAGATTTTCTATTTTACTAATTACGTTATCCATTTGAGATAGTTTACTTTCTAAATCATCTAATTTTGAAAATAAATCACCCATTTTTCCCATAACTTGATCGTTATTACTTTTGGATGCGTCTAAATCATTTTTAATATTTTGTGTCATGTTGACTAAATCTGTAATGTCAACTTCCTCAACGTCTGCTTCATCAGTATCAGAAACGTCATCTGCAGGAATTTCAGGAAGATCGTCTCCCCCAATATCGTCGGCAGGAAGATCATCAATTGGTGCGTCTCCTGTTGGTTCTTCCGCAGGGATATCGTCAATCGGTTCTTCTTCTTGTTCTTTAATTAATTCTTTACCATAGTTGTTAATACTACGGTGTCTCATTAATTCTTCGTGTAGTTTCTGTTCTAATTTCATCTTTTAATCTCTTAATAATTGTCTACCGTCTTCGGTAATATATTTTTTATTAATTCTCTCAACGAGACCATCTTTACTCTTAATGGTATAACATTCGCCCGTGTTCATATCACAAACTTCTTGTTCTGTACCCTCTTCATTAAGGTTTTTAACCGTTTTATTACCTAAAAAACCGTCAATTGCAGATCCTATTTTAATATTGTCCATAATATTCTTTTTATTATAAATATCAAGTTTTTATTAATTATCCGTTTTATCGAATATTAAAATATATAACATCACCTTCTTGTAGTTTTAAATCCTTCATTAATTGTTTTGATAATGCCATTCCACTATTCACAGTACTTCCGTTCTTTGTTAGTGTCGATCTCCCCTCATCCGCAGGTCCTTCTATAAATCTCGCCCCATTAGTTGTGTCTAAATTAGAACTTGCTACAATGTCCTTACGTATTCCGTTTTTAGGATTAAAGAATGTTGTTGTTGATGCAGTTAATAGGTAATCAGACACCTGTGCAGGTGAAGTACCTTGTTTTTTACTCATCTGAGGTCTATAAAAATCTAATCTATAGAAATATGTGCTATTTTCTTCTATCTCAGTAAAAGGTACTTTAGTTGGTTTTACAACTATATCGGACGACACATGTGTTGGTAAAGACATATTCGTGTTTGTTGGTCCATCGAACTTAGTAACTATTGTCCTAAACCACACATCCTTTTCTTTATAACGTATTTTTTGAATTGTAACATTACCTTTAAACCCATTGTATGGAATCCCAAATGAACTGAGTCCTGTTTGTTTTAATAAAACCTCGTTATCTATTTTATTTGGTCCACGATCAGTTTTAAAATTACCTTTAGGTGTTGATACTATTTCTGATGTGTCCACCTTTTTAGTTGATTCAATTTTAGATAACGCACTCTTCATTATTTTATCATACATTATTCTATAAGACGCAGTAAAAGATTCTTTAGGGTTGGGTAAACTAGCCCTTGGCATTCTAACACCTTTAAAACTAGTTTGGATACTATTATTCTCAATACGGTGGTTTACTTCCACAATCCAATACGCTCCCTCAAATAATGGAACATTTTTAAGTTGGAAATACATTGTGGGTTGGATCATTACATTTCCCATACACTCAACAGTACATTCATAAGACCTTACCTTATATATGTCATATAAATTAGTACTAACTTGTGCAACACCCGAACCCGATTCTGATCTCGCTGTTCTTTCTAATGCGAGATTACTTTCAAAAGTTTCTTTAAATTGTGATTGGTCTAATGATACTGACTTAAACATTCCTTGGTTTTGATCACCAAAACTAACTTCAAACGCAACCACCTTATTTGAGTTTTTAAAATTCTCTTGTTCAAAGTAGTTGGGGTCTGTAATTAATACGGGATTGTTATTTACATCACCCACATTAAACGTATCGTCTTTAAATTTATATTCCTCACTAATCGTTTCAGTATTAATATGTGCTGATGGTCTTCCAACATATTGTACAATCATCTTTGGGGTAGAGTGTTCAATATCCACATCTAAAAATTTACCAAACAATAGTGAAGCAACCTCTTCAGACTTTTTTACTTTAGTTTTACCCGAACGATTACCATAGAAGTTGACGTATGCGGGTAATGGTCTGAAATCTAAATTATTTCTAGATAGCATCTGAGAAATCACATTATATAGTTTTAAATTTTGACTTTCAGGTAGACCAAACGCCTCTAACCTCTTTATATCATAAAATAGGTCATCACCAATATCTTTATTCGCCTTATCTAAAAATAAAAACTCTTCCATTAGTAACCTTTGTCCAATAGAATTACCTGATGACCACCTGTCGTTGAATAGTTTAAATACACTATACGTTTCCAACTTCAGAGGGTCCATACCAAAACTTTTAATAATACTTAACGTGTCGTTATTATCTTTTAATCTTTTTAATGTTGTTATATTACTCAACAAGTATGTTAAGAAATCCGATTCTCTTTGACTGTGTGGGGTTACTAAATTTTGGTTTAAGTAATCTATAAAATCAGTTTTACTATTAAGTCCACCACCTTTTCTATACCCTGCGTATATGTACGCCAAAGATCTATTTTCTAAAACATTTTCTTCACTAAGTTCAATATCACTTATTGCAAAAAACTCACCATAATAACCGTCCATATCTTCACCCAAATACAATTCTATATATTTTGAATTATTCGTTATTTGTGATGAATCGTATGACCCCCCATATGTTCTTGGACTTAGTCCGACATAAGACCTTATTGATTTTAAGTTTAGATCTTTTGGGTTAGATATTGTTAACTGTATTAAGTTATCATTACTTGTTAGTTGTTTTGTTATGTATTTAAATTTTTCATTTTGTCGAGACCTAATCACTATTTTGAAATGTTCATTTGTCAAATCGTCCCCATCTTCCTTATCAACAGTCACTAAATCCTTTAATAAGTCTTGGAACTTATCATAAGATACCGACTCATATTGTTTTGTTGTTTGATAGGTCTCCACCTTTTCACTAGCAAACTTTAAGAATGCATCTTCAAACTCATCCAATATCATTGGGGAGAATGTGGCAATTAAATCAATGACTTTTTTATTTGAATCGTTAATCGTATTTAGTTGTGGTGAACTATAACTTGAATTCCTACTTAAGTATTGGTTGTAAGGTGGGAATGTAGTTCCACTATATGCAAATTCTGATTCATGCGGTTGAGTCCAATCAACAATGAAGTTATATTGTTCCGTTATATTATAATCTTCAGAATATGGATTATAAAAATTATCTTGATTACCTGACCTTACCATCGCTCCGTGAGACGGTAGAATTGTATATTTCTTTTCACCACCCACGAATTGACTGTTATCTACAAAAGAATTGTAGTACTTGAAACCAAAGGCATTAAATGACCTCAATTGTAGAATACCGTTTGTAATAGTACTTTCAAACGATGCGGACGTTGTGTCCGACACATCATAATAAAGATACCCATTGACTATTTGATGATAAACACTAGAATAGTACGGATGTAAACCTATGTCTGTTTGATCACTTCTCGTTATACCTGAAAAAGTTAAATTTTGGTTAGTATCGAAAAATAACCCTCCATCAATTGGTGTCGTAACCCCATCTAATATGTCCACACCATCAAGAATCATGGTTTTATATCTATGATATATTGATCCCCATTTTAACATCAAATGATAAGGAATAAAATGTGTTGACCCTACTTCTTTGAATAGGTTAGATAAGGTCACTTTATTACCTTTAGTAAATTCTATTTGTCTATCTAAATCATGATATGGTAATGAATTTAGAAGTAGATATGCTGATTTTTTATATTTACCAAAACTATTAGTTCCGAAAAAATCCTCGAATAAACTTTTATGAAAGTAGGGTGTGTTAAGAATACCGCTAATTTTATCGTTATTACCGTCACCTATCGTAAAGAAAGAGTAATAACTATTAAATAGGTTTTCTTTTTCTAATGACCACGACTCTATGTCAATCGGTGTACGTATAAAACCTTTACTCGTATCAACTTGAAATGTGTTTTTTAGATTAATTTCATTTTTGGTAAAGTTTGTTTTGTCGATGTAACCCAAATATGTGTCAGAATTAAAAGGATACATTTTTAATCTGTAATCTTCAACATCATAATTTGTTAGGTTATCTGAAAGTTTTGGATATTCATCCGACATATTTGCCGAATCTTTTTGATCTTCGTCCTCTGACTTGTAGTCTGTAATTTTATAAGGTTCATTAATATTATCAGATATGTAAGGTACTGTTGCAATACCGTCATCAAAATATGGTTGTCTTTCAAATGGTGAAAAACTTTGCATTAAAGACTGTAGTTCTCGTAGTGTTGTTGCTCTTTTTAATATATCAACAACAAAAAAGTCCTCTTCCACCATTTTTTTAAGTGTTAAGAACTCTTGATTGGCCAATTCATGAATTGTTGTTCCACCATCAAAAGAATCAAACAAAGTTGTGTATCTCGCTCTCTCCGCAATCTCAAAAAATAAAGAAGCCAATGTTTTATCGGAATATGGAATTACATGAGTTAACGAATTAATCTCAGAAACTTTTTTTATGTCTGTCTCATTAGGGTCTGAGTTTTCAAACTCAAATGTAACCTTGTCAAATGTTTTTTCTTTCTCCGCTAAATTGTCACTTATTCTTTGTGATACTTTAATGTATTCCTCAACAAATTCAACCTCAGGCCATAAAGTTGCATTGTCCGAATTTAATTTTCTTACCAAATCAGGATCTGCAGGATATGCCAATACCTTATCTTGATCCGCGGATACTTTATTTACTTCAGGCCACGGATAAACAGGACCTTCAGATGTTGTTTCACTCTCAAACCCCTGTAATAATTTTCTTTTTTGGTCTCTGACATTATATGCTCTAAAATGAACGTTTTGCATTAGTCTTATGTACGTATCCGCACCCGCTAACACCACACCAAATACATTACGTATGGTAGGTTCAAAACCTAAACCTCCGTTTCCTTTGGTTTTGATTATTTTATTCATTTCTTCTTCTACTTTGTCCTGTAGTTTTTTCTTTTCTTGATTAAATGAATTAAAAATTTCAGCAATATGGTCTATCAACAAGTCATGTGCTATACCAATTTTTCCTTCTTGAGTAAAATGCATGTATGTTTTTACTTGGTCTGTACGGTTTTTAACATTGACATTAAATGACTTGAATTCTTTTTTTGATTTTTTAAGTAATTCTTTAATTGATTGTTGGACCTTTTTAATTTTTAGGTTTTTGGATTTTAGAATAGATTCTAAAGTACCTGAATTTGGTCCTAATATGTTTTTTGTACTATTTCTATTACCGTCTTTACTTGATTGGTCTTTACTTAGAAAATAATACTTAATGTTAGATTCACTATCGGGTGTAATAGAGTCCGATACGAGATATCTAGTTTTCCATGCTTTTACTGCACCCAAAAATTCTACTAAGACATCATCAAATTCTTTAACTAATCCAAATAGTTTCATATCGACTATACCCGATTCACCGAAAATACTTTTTTCTAATAACTGATCTAATTTTTTAGATTTTGAAATTAATTCTCTAAGTGTCGGGTTTACATCTTCGGGTATTGTTATCAACCCTTTTCTTCTATATTCTTGATATACTGACAAAAGTGTTTGATATCCTCTCGATGTTTTAGATAGTTGTACAGTACTTTCTTCCTTACCGTCATTTGTTTTTTTAACTTTTGGTATTTCAATACCATACATGTAAGGTGCGTTAAGAATAGATGTTAAGGAAATATCGTTAAGATATGCGTATGTTGACCCAACAAACTTACCTGTACTTTCAAAATTACCGTTACCCGCATTATAAGACGTATTAAAGTTTACTAAATGTAATCTATATCTTATCGCCTTACCATAGTACCCCTTTACTGTTAAGTAGAATATTGGCCATGGTAGGTGGAAAAAAGATTTATACGGTGAGTTTTTAGGTGATTCAAAAAGAGTTTTACCTCTTACGTCCACAAAACCTATGTTTACAACAGGTACAAAGTTCACACCTCTAACCTCAATACTCACACTTGTCATACCAAAAGACTGACCACTAGAATCTGAATTTGGTTCGTAGATCCCTTCCTTGTCGGGATTTTTAGGTTGGTCGGTATATAATTCCGTCCAACTCGTATCTAAGTATTCTCCGTCTTTATTCTGTAGTAAATTTAATGTACCTTTTGCTATCGACGTAAGGTTTCCACCTCCAGCGTTGTTTGAATTTAGTGTTGTTCTTGGAACGAGGTCCGCCTCTAAGTTTATATAATAAACCAGATTTTCGTGATTTGTTCCCCTTGGTTCTATAACCCCATTTGATTCAACACTATTAGGGTCAATATAAACAAGATTGTTTTGATTAACTTTAACTAATATGTTCTCACTATTTGTGGTATCATTCGTCGCCATAATATAAGTTGTACAACTCTACTGATTTTTTATATTCTTGTAAAGCACCAACCAATGGAAAAGGTATTCTAAGTGTGAAGTTATTTGGGACTTCAAACTCTATACTACCCGCCAATGGATTTGCCTGTAATATCAACCAACCAAAAACGGGAGTATTGTAATATTCTTGAGAAATCTTATCGAATCTATCCTTCCCCTTTTTATATTGTACATACTTGTCCGTAGTTCTTATTGGTATCTCTATACCTGGCACTATCTTAAAATCTCCATCTTCTTCAAAGAAACTATATCTATTGAAATATTCTCGACTCATGGTTTGTAATGATTTAATTTAGATCCAAGCTCACCCTTACTCGAATGGACTTTTGTTAATGTTTCTTTTTGTGTATCATCAGTAATCGGTACCTCATCAATCACATTAAACGTAAGATCGGAACTGTTTTTCTTTGGTTTCCACTTAGAAAGTCTTATTCTTTCTTCTTTAGTTTCATCAAAAAACTTATCGATCTTTTTATCAATTTTATTTTTTATGTTAGTTGGAAATAAAGTAGTATCAACTTCATATATTTTTTTCAACTTACTTTCACTTCCATATAATAATAAGGATAATATTTCATTTAGTGTATCCACATCCATTGAAAGATTGTTAAAATCGTATGTCGTGTCTATTTTCTTCTCGAACTTGTCATAATTTTTATCAAAATAATCCATCATATGATCAATCTCAGAATAGACCGTTTCATAAGTAAAACCTGAAAGATTTGCTTGTGTTGCATTACCTTCATTTATTTTACCATCACTAACGTATTTAGTTAAATAATTTATTTTATCTAAATTATTAGTTATTTTATTTCTTTTACCTTTTAAATTTACAATAGATTCATTGGTCAATAAAGAGTCTAATTTATCCTCAACTAATTTTCTCAATTTAGGTCTCAATATTTCATTAGATCTTTCCATTTTTGGATCATTTAAAAATCTATGAAATTTAAACATTGTTGATACGTCTTCTGTTTCTATCGATGTGACAAGTTTTGTTTTAAGTTGTATTAAGAAAATATCTAAAGTCCTTATTTTATCAAACTCACCAAACATTGTTATTTCTCTTGACGATGTTGTTGTCGTATTGACATCGAACTTATTAATCTTTCTATAATCGGGGGAAAACGCCAATGAATGTATATGAGGACCGAATTCCTTTAAAACATTATTATATGAAGTTACATATGTCTCAAAATAACTAGGTATATCACTATTTAACTCAGTTACAATCTCACCATAAGAAAGGGTCTCTCCTGAACCACCGATGAACTTACCTTGGGTGATTTCATTTTCAACTATATCTTCCGCCTCAGGTGTTGAATTTGATGTGGATGCGGTTTGTAAACTTTCCAAAAATTCTTTTGTGAACTCTTCGGGATCTTTCCCATCTATATTACTTGTTCCGATAGATCTTGGGTCGTACATTTCTGTATTTGCAAAGAAATTAGACGATAATGCATTTTGTAGTCGTTCTACAGGTTTTTCTAAACCTTGACCACCAATAAAGTTTACTTGTAACGTCACATTTGCAATCATAGGTTGTACACCTATACCTTCAGGATTTAAATCCCATACACCCTCATCGTAATTAATATTAACATCCCTCACCACAACCTTTGAATGGTAAAAATCTCCAATTCTAACTACACATATTGGTGGAGGTCCAAAACTTGTATTCCTCGCGTTTATATCATTATTATCCGCGATACCTTTTAATGGTATTGTATCTCCAGGTCTTACACACTGTAGTAAGAAAGTTAATCTTGAATTAAGACCTTCAGGTGTTGTTGAATGAAACGCCGGATGGAAGTACTTTAGTTTTTCTGTCAAACTCTTAAACGTGACAGGAGAATCTTCTTCCATTACCTTGAAATAATAACACTCAGAAAGAGTCTTCATTATTATTTTCTTCATTTCATTAATTGGTGGTTTCTTAACTGTTGGTGGTTCTATCTTACCATCAGGTGTTAGTTTAACCTTAGGTGTTTCTGGTGGGTCAGGATATTTGTCTATCGGAGTTTCTTCAAATTCGACCGTTGCGTGTCTACAATAAAAAGTTACAGGTGCGGTTCTTTTTAACGCACTGTTAGATTTAATCTCATCACTGTGACAATCAATATTAACATCACCACCACCGTAGATATTCTCTGTTTTAACGACATCTTCACCATTACCGACATATCCTATGAATAATCCTCCTTCAACTCCTTCAAACCCTAATTCTTCAAAAGTATAACTTAATTTTTGTGTAACACTTCCTTGACCTGATGGTGGAACTATGGTTGAGAAATCGTCACCGTGTTCATCACCACTTATACCTTTCATCACGTCTTTAAAAATACTATGAGCTCTTCTTGCCGATAGTTTAACATTGTAATCGTTATCCGCAATAGATGATGTACTTGTGTATATTTTAATAGTTACATCTTTAAGTTCACCATTTTTAATTCTTTCCTTTATACTATTAACTTTACCTTGATACTTTTCGTAATCTGAAGATAGTCTTTGGAATCCTGCTTCTATTTTTGATTTAACTAAGTTTCTATCATCGGTTGTTCCCGTAACATCACTTCTACCAAAAAGAACTTTTATATCATTCTTTTTACTTGCCGTCAATGGAGAAGAAAAAACTAAATCTAAACCATTTTCCAAATCTTTCATATAAGTCCTATCACTTGGATTAACTGTAGATCCTGAGTTACCGACATAACTTTCGTACTCCTGAGTGAATGTCGTTCCACACGTTACAGCACTACTCCCTGCTCTTGGGAAGTCATTTTTAAAATATAAATTAATTTTTTCTACCTCTACCTTTTGTTCTATGGGACTTAGATCAGGTGTTTCTACTTCACTATCGTCAACTTCAACCTTGTATTTAGTTATAGATTCTGTATCAGGGTTATCCGCCTCTAAATAATCTTTTATGGTTTTAATATCATCTTTAGTTAATGTAGTATATGTTCTAATAAGTTCATAGAAATCTAATTCTTTACATCCCGCAAAAAACGCGTTTATATAGTTATCGGATTCTTCATCTGACATTCCTTTGAATACCTTACTAACAAGTAGGTTTAGTATACTAGGGTGATCGACAACAACCTTAAATGAAATTTGTCCACTTCTCTCTGTTGACTGGTATGTGTAAATCGGTTCAGGTCTTCCTAAGAAAACATTACTTTCCCATCTCGCGTTATTTTGTTCAGATACTTTTATGTCATATGGTGGAAACCACATAACACGACCTCCATTAGGTCCTCGTTCACAAAAAGGTAAATCCGTATATGTGAAACCAGGTAGTGTAGATGTTTTCCATGCTAAGTTTTCAAGAGAAAACATATACTTTTTAGCAACGTAACCACCACCTTCTAATGGTAATATATTTGTCGAACCCTCAAATGAACCTTCTCCATTTGACATAGGTGCCATGTTTAGATTCCAAGGTGTAGTCATAACACTTGAATCGAACTTTCTTATGTTACCTGTTCGTTTCATAGTGTCAGACATATTCATATATGGATCATCTTTTGTCCAAACTCTACAATATTCTACACCCGACTCTTCCCCAAATTTATCTACATATTTTACTGCGGATCCTCTTGATAACATTACATTACCTTCTCTAAATATTCTACTTGTTTGGTCCATCGCGTTTGCAACATGTGATCTTGCGGCACCACCATCTGATGGCATCGTTTCAAGTAATTCTTGTGTTTTACCTAAAATAGAATCACTTCTGAACCCATAGTTTGTTGATAGACTTTCCTCTAATTGGGATCTTTCAACGTTGTATTCGAGATTACCTTCACCTAACTTGTTTTGTGATTTACTACTATACCATGTTAATCTACCACCTATTTGACCTCCCTCAACCAAAGATCTTTGTCTTTCAAATAGTTGTGTCTGAACAGGATCAAACATTAAACTTAAATAATAACTACTTCTAACTATGTTATCATTAAAATCACCCATAGCGTATTTAACGTCTTCCCCTCTGTCGTCACCTATGTACGCGACTCCTCTTGGAGCACCTTGACCTAACACATCATTTATTGCATCACCAACCTTATCTATAAAACTGAATAATTTAGATGATTGTTGTGATCTTGCGGTTTTAGTATAGTTAGGTGCGTATGTTGAGTAACTTAGATTATCGAATAGTACGTCCTTCTGACCTGATCCTAAATATTCAATCATTAGGTCTGACGGTTTTCTTGATAATTTAGGTCTTCTTTGGATCCCGATCAGAGAACCTAACGCTCCCGTCACATCTTGTAAGATCGCACCTAAACCTGTCTGTGCTTCAGGTCTATTTACTGTTGGTCTTCTTGGGTTTGTAAGATAATCACCAGGTATTTCACTCCATGGGAATTCAACACCCGCAACTGTTTGTAAGAAGTCAATCGCCTTACCTGCAACTGTTTTTGCAACAGTTACCTTATAATTTTTTTCTATTAACCCTTCTCTTCCTGTAACTATATTTACTGCTGTCGATAAATTACCTTCAAGAGCGTCAATTAATCTTACTCTACCGTAAGTTGCCGCAACTAAATTCTGTGTAATCCTCGCAAGAACAGGTCCTTGTTTGTTCTCCTTTATATGTCTTGCAGCAAATCTCATTAATCGAGATTCACTATCGTAATTGTCGGTGGTCATTATACTAATTAAATTACTATAACTTCCTTGGACAAAATATTCAGGATATAGACCTAAATTATCAATTCTAGTTAAGTTCCTTAAGTTCTCAACTGTATTGAAGTTCTCTGTGGTAAATGTGTTTGAATTTTGAGGTACAGATAGATAGGTACTTATGTTATCATCTACATCTCCCTGATCTGTATTTGAGTGGTCATTTAAATTTTCAACCGAATATGCAGAACTAGTAAATGTTTGGGGACCATTAGGTTGTTGTAAGGTCCTCGCTAAAATACTATTCCTAAATTGACTAGTAGAATCAAAATCTAAGTAACTCGGCATAATTTCTTTTTAATATAAATAGATTTAAGATCAAAATACCTCAAATTAATTAGGATCTAAATAACCTTTACCCTGAACCCATCTTTCAGGGTTTAAGGACCATTCTTTTTGGTAGAATCCACTTATCGCATCTGTAGCGTTAACTGTGTGTTCTACTTTAACTGTTTTTGTTTCAGTATTTGTCTCTGTTGTGGTTGCGTCTTTCATCACTTTAAAATCTTTTGCTACTTCAATTCCTAAAGTTTCCCTCGCCATATCCGCAATTTTAGCACTACCCTCACCAAATAATTTTACTAATTCGTCAGTACCTTTACCGAGCATTGAACTAAATTCTGTACCCGCATCTTTAGCATCCATCTTAGAAAGTAATTTTACGGTCTCATCCGCAACACCCGCAACCCTTAATCTCGCCAATGTGGCTAAGTAGTTAACGTCCCTACTCACATTTTCAATTAAAGTTACTTGTTCTCTTATAAGTTCTTTTTCTGATTTATCTTTAAATTCGTCTTGGAATGAAAGTAATTTTTCAGCAACTTCATTGTTTACTTCACTCAATTTAATCGATTTCATCCCGAATTCCTTATCTAAACCTGCGGCTTGTAAGTCAATTGACATTTCACCATCTTTCATTCTTGATAGGTTAGTTAAGAATTCTTTGTTCTCTTCATTAATATTTAAACCTTCTAAGGATAATGCCGCCTGTTGACGTTCTTGTAGTGCAATTGCTGACTTAGTAAGTTCAGACATGTCGATACCTAATTTACTCGCAATTTCTCTTGCCTGTCTTAGATTCGCACCTGTAACTTCAAACGCCCCTGTCTCTATATTGTATGTCGCTAAATTGGATGCTACACCCTCTAACGCTCCTTGTAGTCCCTCAACTTCGTTAGTTGCCATATACATAAGTCGTAACGGATCATTGAAATCACCAAACGCAGCACCTAAAACCCCTAATTCTGCCGATAGTTCTAATGCCCCTTCTGGTGAAAAGACTTTGTCCGCTACTTTAAATGTTTCACTTAAACTCATTCTTATTTCGGTTGATCTTCTAACCATCTTTTCAAGTCCTTCAACACCTTGTTGGAAACCAAACTGATTTAGTTGTCCAACATTCTCAATCATTCCCTCAATAGTCTGTCTTGATTGTAGTCCGAGTTCTAAAGATCGTTTACCCGCGTCTGCTATTGCTTCCTGTGCATCCGCTGCTCCGATACCCACATTTTCAAAATCATCATAAGCACCGATTACTTCAGACATTTTCATACCATAAGCTGCGGCTACTTCACCCGCACGTACTAACATATCCGTACCAACTAACGCAAACCTACCTGTATCTTCTATTAGTTTACCCACAGATTCGGACATGTCCTTAAAAGGAATACCCATTCTCACTAAATCAGGTTGTGCTTCTGAGACACTTTCTCTAAAGTTTTTTGATAAATCTCCCGCTAAACCTAACTCTTTATTGACGAATGTGAGTAAGTAGGATTGTTCTTTAATATAATCACCAATACCGTCGAATGATGTTTTTATTAAGGAGTTAAGAACATCACCCATAGTTCCCGTCGCACCTTTACCCGACGCATTATAATTCTTAGCTAAAGATGCCAAAGTATCAATCTCTTCAGGTGCAAATTGTTGAAGTCTTGCGGAACTGATTAATGTCCCAACAGATTTGACAATACTAAAATCACTCAAATCCGAAGTAGTATTTTTTTTCTTACTTTGTTCAGCAAGTCGTGCAAACTGTTTTTCGTATTCTTCCTTAGTAATAGTACCCTCTTGGAATTTTTTACCTAGTTCTTGTGCTTCTTTTAATCCGTCCATATAGATAAATACTAGTCAGAAGATTTTTCTAATTCTATAATTCTCTCAACATAGTATCTACGCATAAAAATTGGCATCTCTAACACATCTCTGTGTGAGAACCCTTTTCTTAATAAAAATAAAGTTTCAGTAAACTGCGCTGTTTTATATTCCGTAGAAAGGACGAAAAAACTCTACCCCAAAGTCCACTCTAAAACTGACTTTTTCTCCTGATGGGGCGATGGTGTGTTGAACTAAGTCAACACCTGGTTTTACTTTATTGACGTATTTTCTAAATTCTTGTGAATCTACAATGGGTAATGTCTCTATGAAGTTTCTTATATTCATAGGATCTTTATTACCTTTTACACTTTGGATGTGTTTTTCTAATCTTTTAGTAATTATTGGTGGTGAACCAATACCATTCCAACTTTTACTAATTTCTTCTAACTCATCCTCTTCTTTTGGTGATAAAAACTTAAATGTGATATCCACTTTAGATTTTTCCATAAAGTATGGATACTCTCCGTTTTCATCTGGTGTTAGATTAAATTCTTTATATGATAGTTCACTTAGATCTACCACATGTTCAAATTCTTCGTTATTTGATGGATCTTTTAGAATTAACTTTAAGTCTGAACCAAAAGCGGTGTTTCTTAGGAATATTAATATTGCCTCTTTATCTTCTCTTGTTAAATCTTCAACAGGAACATCCTTACTTAAAATTTTTCTTTTTAGTAGTTCCCCTATAACATCTCCTGTAGCAACTAAGTTAGGTGATGCTAAGATATTTTCATCCGCAGCGGTTAAATACGATACTTTTAGTGCCTTTGTACCATTCGGGTAATATATCCCTCTACTTGGTAGTTCGACCACATCGTATTGTACTGTAGGGTCTATTCTATATTCATTATTTTCCATACTGATTAAATGTAACTATTAAATAGTTAAAAGTAAAGTTTTAATTAAATAAAAATGGAGACCCTATTGGACCTCCATTAAAAATATTTCGACAGATTAATTTTTTAGTATACTTGGATACATCTATCCATTCTTAACGAACAATCGATTGTTGCTAATGCGTCGTTGTTATAATCTAATTCATTAAAGTTTAAATCAGTAATAAATGTTCCTTGTAGTATCCATTTTTCAACTACAACACCTGTTGGGTCTAACATTTCTAATTCAATATCTTTTTTATACCCCGCAGCATAACCCATTCTTCCTGTTACTGATTCTGCGTGTAGTCTAAACCATTCCATTAACGCTTGAGACGCTGATGGTCCGATTGGATCTTTAAACTTAACTCTTAATTCATTCCATACGAATCTACCTGCAACATAAGTTGAAGTATTTAAGAAAGGAATTTCTACTGAGTTGATTTTTGCACTCGGTCTAGCCGCTGATGTTACATACCACTCGTTAATACCCAATGATGAAGGGAACCTAACGATAAATCGGTTAACTCTTTTCGGTTCGTAAGGAACCGGCATTTTCATTAATAAATCTGCCATGTCTGTATTTTTGTTATATTTGTTATTCTATTATTATAAATATATCTCTTCACGAAATATTTTTCTTTTTTATTTAAGAACTACTTGACATTGTCAATTTAATTCCGTATTTTTTTATTACCCAGTAAGTACTAGTATGAAATATAGGATATTAAATATATAATATATTAAATCTAGTATTAATTAAACCAGTATATACTGGGGTCATCTCAATTTTTACTTTTGGATAGGGGAGAGTCGTTAGACCCTCCCTTTTCCTTTTTATATTATTAGATATTCTCAAATGATGCTCCTGTTGGAGTAATTAAGAATTCTACATCAATGAATTCGAGAGATCTAGTTGGTTTGATATAAATCTTACCTCTTAATGTATTGGCATCTATATCTTCAGGGTCGTTAGAAACAACAACTCTAAATTCATATAAACCTCTTTCTTTCTTTATAGATTCTAATATTGGATTAACCAATCGTAAAAATTCATTTCTCACTTGTTCGTCATTTTGTTCAAATAACAATCTAACCGCAACCGCTGAAATTAATTTTCTTGCTCTTAATAATAGTCTTCTTACGTTGATTCTATCAAGTGCAGATTCTCTAACTTGTAAAGTTTTGTTACCCCAAATAATTGTTCCCGTATCTGAGAATGTCGCTATTGGGTTAATTCTTGCACTGTACAAGTCATCTCTATTATCTAAAGTTAATTTCTTTCTCGCTTTAATTGCGTTTACTAAACCTCTTGAGTAACCCGCGACTGCGAACCAAGGATAAGAAACATTATCAGTTAATGCAATATTTTTAACAACCTCACCTGTAGGTGGAATATATAATTGTGTTGCATTATCCCCATCTCTCACTTGAATCCACGGCCAATATGTTGCTGTGTAGTTAGTGTCTAAATCAACACTGTCTAATTGGTCAACAATCTCGTCCACATTATCTGTGTTCGGTGGGTTTACAATGTATAATGAATCCGCTCTATCACCTTCAATCATATCAATTGTTTGGTTAACCAATGAACTATGATTATAAAAATCAAGACCTGGTGTTGCAAAAATGTTGATATCTACTGATTCAGGATTAGAGAATGTTTCAATTCCTTGTAAATAAGCGTAATAATCGGAATTTCCTACTGTATCACTAAACACTCCACTATTTGCGGTATGTCCACTAACATATGTATTCTTACCGAATATATATCCATCACTATTTGTTCTTGTACCTCTATAAATGTCCCATCCATCAAATCCACCACATACTGCGAATGTGAATTTTCTGTGTGTTTTATTTTCTAAAAGTCCTTTGTTACTTCCTTCTAAATCGTATGATGTTGTTTTAAACCCTGTAATGGTTGATGCTTGACTTGATAAGTGGAAACCATGTGAAGTTGAACTTGCACCGTTACCTTTATATTCAAATAAATCTTTATCAAAACCAATTTGAGAAGATAAACCTAATGTTACTTTTCTAACTTTATCTCCATTTGTTTTTTGTTCAGTACCGCTCGCATCATATGATATTACATCACCCGCTTGATAGTATTGAGTTTTATATAATACAGAACCAATCTTACTTGACCCTAAAACATCGGATGTGAAACCTTTAAAACCGGCAGGGAATGCATCTACAGGTGCGTCATCTGCTAAGTTTAACATTATATACTTAGAACGTAATTCATATTCACCATCAGAAGTACCAATCTTTCTTGCTACATATCCAGGTAAGTCAGGGTTCATAGTACATCTTGAGAATTTCTCAAGTACTACAACATTTGTGTCTGAATCATTAAAATCTCTAATGATCACATCAAACTCACCAGAATCTAAGTCAATATTTTGTATTTGTATTTTTAATTGTGAGTTTGCCGAATTTCCATCGGAAATACTAATCACACTAAATAGATCAGAAACAATACCACCTCTAACTTCAGAAACTACTGTAGGTGAAGCCGGTGTCTCCCATTGATTCAAATAATCATTTCCAACGTTACGGTCAACCAACGTAGTTGATAAACCTCTTACTAAACCTTGACCATATAATGCACTTAATAATTTAGGATATTCTTCAAATACATAAACAGGTACTTCATCTTTCTTCTTATCAAATACACCGTTACCCAATACTTTCGAAATATATTTTGTTGAACTTGTATCTAATGTACAAGTGTATTGTTTTGCCCCACTTGTGGATCCTGTCACTGATAAAGTGAATTCACCTAAAGGGTTACTTTCTAAACCAGTCGCACTAATATCAATATTTGAAGAATCAGTTACTTCTAAGTTTAGTGTTTGTTGTGTGTATGAACCTCTTGATCTTAATGCTAATACTACTACGTTATCATAGTCAGCATTTACAGATGCTGAGAATTCATATTGTGAAATTGTCCATCCACTCGCCGCATTGTCATAAACGAATAGGTATGAGTATACACCATCAATTACATTTAAACCGTCAGTTTTGAAGAATGTGTTATACCAATTATTATTAGTGTTCGTCCCAATAGGTCCTGCTATTTCTAAATTGTCATTTAATGATACTGTTTCACTTTCATTAACAAAACCAATTGTAAACCATGTCCCATCTGAAACTGTAGCTCCCGAAATAAAATCAGGTATTAAACTACCATCTGTGGCGGTTTTATTTTGAAGATCTGATATAAATGATGAGTTACTGATATTTGTTGTGTCACCACTTAATGTTTCACTTACACTTGTAACTAAGTTACTTGTATCAACAGTGATACCACCTAATGTTTTTATTGCGAATGTTTTATTTGGTTTATATCCTGTTAAACCTAATACTCTCGTTACGAAAAGTTGGTTAGATTCTTGAAGATATGATTTCGCGACATAACCTAATTCATATTTTGGATTACCGTCCGAAAATTTAGTCGGAGATGTAGGTCCAAAGTATGTCTTAAATTCATCAAAATTTCTTATTAGAATTGGTTCAAATGCAGGTCCTTTTAATGCCTCACCTGATAACCCCAATGTGGTCACACCCACACTTTGTGCTACGAACGTTAAATCCTTTTCTGAGGTATAAACACCTGGAGAAACGAATACTCTGTTTGAATTTGCCATCGATTAACTTTAATTATAAATTTTTATTGTTTACTATAAATATCTTAGTTTTACGTAAAGAGTTCCCAAGTTTTTTATTTTAGGATATTTAAAGATCTTTTTTTATCTATATTTATCTTTATGAGTTATAGAAACCCCAAAAACATTAAAATAAGTCAAAAACACCACGATATTTTAAAAAAGTATTGTGATGAACATGGTTTTAAAATTTATAAAATTGTAGAAAAATGGGTAGAAACTAACTGTATTGACCGAAAAAGAGATTTATATGGTGAATAGGTTTATGCCAATTAAAATTCAACTGGAGTGTGTAATATAGGTTTATGCCAATTAAAATATAAACCCAATGGGTTAAAACAAAAACCCAAAAAACCCAGTGGGTTAAAATAAATAAGTAATACCTATCCTTGAACCAGATGGTGGTGATCCTTTTAATGTTACTTGTGTGGATGATGAAATATCAAAACTATCCCCTTCTTCTTGTAATAGACCGTTTATATCTAAACTTATAATACTATCGATATTATTTGTTGTGGTAAACACCAAGTTAGTTCCATCAAAATCAAAATATTCCGTACTAACTTGTCTAACATTACCTTCACTATCTACGAAGACGCTTGATCTACCTTTGTAGTATGTTATGGTTACTGTAGATCCATCTCGAGGAGGTTCGATAAAACTAATCTTAGACGTTAAAGAAACGTGGTTGAATTCTACACCTCTTTCTTGTATTAAACCATTAATAGTCACATTAAATAAAATACCTATAGTTTCACCGACACTAAAAATTGTTTGTAATCCATCCGCGGTGAATGTGGCAACTGATATTTCTAAATTTTTAGTTAAATATTTTTTCTCGAAATTATTACTTTGAATAAATTCATTCATAAGAAATAATCTACTAACTGCGGGTTTAATCTCAAATTCCTCCTCATCAATTATGAACCCAAGTAAAGTAAACTTATAATTTTGAACGTAAAACTTACGAGAATCTAACTCAACAGGAGTGTTATCTTCTATAGTGTCCAAAACGATAGGTACATAATGACCTTTCACCGTAGTATACGCTTGTCTTGAAGAAAATTTTTGAAGTACAATTTGATTAAAACTATTCAAATCCCTAAATCTTGTACAAACAATACTTACTTCATAAGTGATGTCTATTGGAACAGGTTGTGGGATTCTATAAATATCGGCACCCATTTGTGTTCCATTCCATGTAGGTACTGTTGCGTAATGAAATTGTTGTCTATCGGGAATTGTTCTTTGTAAACTAGGATTTGTACCTGGCTGTACATCGGGTCTTCTTATAACACTTATAAAAGGTATTGATGGATTACCATCTAAGTCTGAAAAATTCCATGTATTGGTAAATTCACCCCATCTCTGTATCGTTAAAATTTTAGGGATAACAGGAATTTGTTCACCACTTGAATTAATAACAAAATTCTTTTTAACAAAGTCTAACATACCTAAATCTAAGTCATCGTGAAGTACCGAATCTGGGAGAAACGAATCCCCTTGAGTTATCTTATCTAATAACTCTTGTCGTCGATCCACCAACTCATTACCTTGGTAAACACTTATATTGTTTTTTCTTTTAGGTATTGCCATTATACTCCTCTAAATTCTGATTCCTGTGCCGGAACACAAGTTATTGTTCTATAATGTGGTTTAAAACCAAACATATTATGTCTATTATCTGATGTAACTTTACCGTCATTTGATACTGTATAGTATCTGACTTTATCCTCTGTTTCGGGGTAAGCAATAAAATCACCATATTTTATGTCGATACCCAAGTCTTCTAAATGTTTAATATACACTGATAGAACCAAGTTACCGGGTTCCAAATACCTAACTAAACCATTCTTATATGATTGATTTTTAGGTGTCTCTACTTTCACCAACGCATTAAACTCTATAGGGGGAAAATATTTAATTTGATCTTTACCCACTTCAGCATAAACTTCATCAGTGTCTGTACTTTCCGTATCGACCCTGTACAAGACCAATTTCATATTCAAGTCACCGTGTAGGTATTCTTGACCTATTTGAACATTCAAGTCAAAGTCTTCGTTAGAAAAGAATTTACTTAATCTTGTTATTGGTAATTTTTTACTCATATAGATAAATAGTTTAAATATTGATTTGATTTCCTTATATTTAGTTTATACATGGGAAAAAAGATACCCGAAATAGAAGCAAGGGAAATTGTAACAGGTTATACAGGTTACAATAATCATATATTGGACTTAAAAGGTAAGTTTGAGAAATCTAAAAATTACAGTTTAACACGTCCACAATCTGACTATATCATAAAATATCATGAAATAGTACCTAAAGTTGCGAGAAAATATATTTCGATCGCAAAATCTTTTGGTACTAAAATTCAAGAAGACAGATTATTAATGACTCCTGTAGAGGAAATATGGGTTGAAAAACTCCTCTGTGAGAGTGATAAGGCATATAACATATGGGGAAACATTAATAAGGATATGAAATTTATATCAATGTGGATCCCAAAAGCGTCTATAATACAAGAAGAAAAAACTTTAGATAGAGAGGTCGACTATTCCCCTTATTCTCACAGACCACCAATGGAACATCAAAAAATTGCAATAGAAAAGTTACTTGCAAACAATAAATTTATTTTGGCGGATGATATGGGGTTAGGTAAAACAACGAGTACGGTGATTGCCTCAATTGAAAGTGATGTAAAAAAAGTACTAATTGTTTGTCCCGCATCTCTTAAAATAAATTGGAAAAGAGAAATAGAGGAATATTCAGATGACCATGTTTTAATCGTCGAGGGTAAAAAATGGGGATCAACCTTTAAGTATTATATTATTAATTACGATATATTAAAAAACTTTCATACAACAGAAAATACTGAAGAAAGTGAAGCATATAAAATAATCATAAATGAAGGTTTTGATTTGGCAATTGTTGATGAAGCACATTACATTTCTAATAGTCAAGCACAGAGAACAAAACTATTAAATGACATTTTACTTAAAATACCTAAAGTTTGGTTACTAACAGGTACCCCTATGACTTCGAGACCTATAAACTATTTCAACCTATTAAAAATTGTAAATTCACCACTAACGTTAAATTGGAAAAGTTATGTTTTAAGGTACTGTAAAGGTTACCAATTTAGGGTAGGTGGTAGAAAAGTATGGAATACAAGTGGGGCGAGTAACTTGGATGAACTAAGAGAACAAACGAAAGCCGTAGTATTAAGAAGATTAAAGAACGACATATTAGATCTACCCGAAAAAATAATTTCACCGATATGGTTAGAACTTAAAAATTCATTTTACGATGATGAATTAACTGAATTTCTTAGAATCAGTGAAGAAAATAAAAAGAAAGAAAGTATTACGGTTACTCTTAATAGATTAATGAAACTAAGACAACTTATTGCGATAGAAAAGGTTGACCACACTTGTGAATTGATTGATAGGGTATTAGAACAAGGTAGAAAAGTAATTGTATTCACTAATTTTACTATGTCTTTAGATATGATATATGAGAAATATCGAAAAAAGGCGGTAGTGTTAGATGGGAGAATGTCAAAAGATAGACGACAACAATCGGTTGATAGGTTTCAAAATGAAGATAAGATCAAAATATTCATAGGTAATATTAAGGCCGCAGGTGTGGGTATAACACTAACCGCAGCAGATACAGTTATAATGAATGATTTATCTTTTGTTCCTGCAGATCACTCACAAGCGGAGGATAGAGCTTATAGATATGGTCAAAAGAATAGTGTACTTGTTTACTATCCTGTTTTTGAGAATACAATTGAAATGACTATTTACAATATTTTACAGAAAAAGAAGGACATTATCGATCAAGTAATGGGTGACGGGGAATACTCTGAAAGTTTTGGTAGTGAGTTAGTTAAGAATATTAAAAGTTAGTACTAACAATCAAATCCTTATTGAATGAGTATATATTACCACTTAAAGACTCCAAAACTTCAATTCCATTAGAATCATTTTTAAAAACAATATATTTCTTATCGTTAGTGAACGCGTAATAATCAACATGTAGATATTTTTTATACGACATTGTAAGACTAACTATAATTCTATCTTCGTTTTCTTCAATATAACTAACCTCTTTACATTGTACAGACTTTACATACTCCTCAAAGACCACTTCACCATCAATACCATTAAAGTCCTTAACGTTACCTCCACCACCTGTAAATGTTTTATAATCGATAGACTCGGGCCATATAAGTTTATGTTTATCCTCAATTAGTTTTTCAGATCTAGTCGATATTTTAAGTAATCTTTCATTTATCGTTTCTATATGATTTTTTATCTCACCATCAAATAGAATGTAATCTTTATATAATTCGAGATAATAACAAAACTGTTGAATTGTTTCCTCTACGGTCTCCTTAATAAAAAATCCTCTTTCGTCGGTCCTATAAGGAAACTGTACGTTAAATCTATTTTTTAATACTGACTCTATATACCCTTGGTAACTATACCCCGTATTAATAAAATTTATACCACTTCTTTTAGTGTAGGATTTTGTGTCTTCATCATAATCGTAATAACCCCAACCAATGTCACCCATGGGTTTTCTCCATCTTTCTGTGTCTGAGGAATGGGTATTTTTTATGATTTGGTTTATCGCGTCTTTAAAAATCCCATTCAAATGACTGTTTTGATGAATGTGTTCCCATACGTTAATGGTTTTACGATGTTTGACTCTTAATTTCTCTAAATCCAAATTTTGTAGACTATTTTTCTTAAATATAAACTATTTATATTAATAAATCAAGTATGGCAAGCACTATTATCACACCAACAAATCGAGACAAGTTATATTCTCAAGTTTTTCACCTTTTAGGTATGCCTATTAGGTCAATAGAACTGACTGAAGAACAGATGGACACATTTTTAGAGTTAGCCCTCGACGAATATGAACAATACGTAAGTGATTGGTTAATTGAATCTCAATGGTCGTCTTTAGCTGGGTTAGACGTTGACACACAATCATTAACACGAGCATTCACTACGAGATCTTTAGATTACGAGACACAATATTCACATGCATACTCAAAAATTGTTGGTTTACAAGCGGGTGGTGATTCCGAATTAAAGAAAGACAAAATAGAACTTGTTCGAAATCAACAGGTATATGAGATACCCGCAGGTCGTGAAATAAATGAACTGTTATGGTTTACACGTGCAGAATTGACTGACTCCATTGTGGATCCATTTTTAGGTGGATTCGGTGGTCTTGGTGGTGTAGGTTCTGGTGGTGTAGGTGGTTTTGCCCAAATGGGGACTTCAGGTTCTTACTTTATGTTACCCGCTTATGATTTATTATCTCGTATGCAAGATAGGAACATTAAAAACCGTCTAATCGGTGGTGAAATGACTTATCGTATAACCGCAGGACCTGAGGGTAAGAAATATATACATTTATCTAATGTACCGGGTGGTAGGTTCGATTTTGGTTCTATCCAACAACATAATTATTATGTTTGGTATTGGTATTATGACACCAATGACAGAGATGATTGTTTAGACAAAAATAAAGATGTAGTTAAATTACCTTCCGACATTGCAACTGAAGAATTAACATGGGAGGAACTTAATAGACCCGCACAAAATTGGGTTCGTAAGTATTTGATAGCATATTCTAAAGAAGGTTTAGGTAGGGTATACTCTAAATTTTCAGGAGAATTACAAGTACCCGACAGTCAAGTAAAATTAGATTACACTTCACTACTTACTGAGGGTAAAGATGAGAAATTAAAACTTATAGAAGAACTGACCCAAAGATTAGAGAGATTAAGACCTGACAAAATGTTAGAAAGAAAAGGTAATGAGGCAGAAAGTTTAAATAAGTCTCTAAAATACAGAGCAATGCCTTCTCCTTTTAATATGATCTAAATATCGGTATGGGTCGCATAATCGTGACCATTACGTTCAATTAAATCACCATCTTGAGACGGAATACTTTCAACTTTAAAGTCTACAGCGTCCCTATTCTTTTTAACCCAATAAGGGTCAACATGATCAAGACTATCTTCTAAATACATAAAATAAGGGTCTCTACCGATCTTTTTCCAAAAGAGTACCTCACTATCAGAAAGTGTCATAACCTCCTCAAAACTGTCCTGACTACCTTCCTTCATAGGGAAACCGTTTACCAATTTACATTGGTTAGATGTGAAGAATGGTCTATCGTCAGGGTTTTCTATTAAAATGTCACTTCTAATATCAGGATGGAATACAACTAAAAGAGGTTCAATTCGTTTATTAAACGTATTGATATACCTTGCAACATTATAATCACCTGTCATATCAGGATTTTCGGTTAACTCCTTTTCTGTAATCATAAAAGAGTTGATTTTAATATAGTTCTCAGGAACTGGAACCCCGTGTTCTTCAAGATATTCTTTTTGGAATTTCTTAGTTGGTTTAGTTATTTTTTGTACATCACCATCACCTTTTCGTGTACCGTTATTTACATAAAATATAGTTTCCCCAAGACCCGCAGGATAATTATTCTTAATTACTAATTCCATATGTGCTTGTCTTGCTTTAGACGCACCACTTTTAGTTTTGGTTTTCATTGATTTTAAATAATTTTCGACAGATTGTTTTACTCTCGATTTATTTGCAATCTTCGCTAAGGGTATTTCTTTATTATAAATTTTACTAATGTAATTATAGTAGACCTCTAAAAACTCTTGACCCTTACCGTCCAACATAAGTTTTAAACTTTCATCTAAGAAATCAACAATGTACCCATGTAAGTTTTTTGATTTAATTGTGTTACCTGTTAACTTAAGACCACCACTCGGTTTTTTAAGTACATAATTCTTACGTGCAACATTAACTGTGGAGGGAGCAACATAATCAATATCGAGACCCATTTCGTTCCTCATGAAAATATCATTAAATTCTGCAGTGTCGGCCTCGGCCCCTCTATAGGTTTTCCCTTCAACAACCAATTCATTTAAACCTTTAGATACATAAACTCTATCCTCTACATCGTCAGGACAAGAAAAGTTAACACCATCTGTATCCATTACAAGTGCTTTATATCCTTTCTTCTTAAAGAACATAATCATCATACGTAGACATTGTCTACCGACACATGTAATTGTTTCACCCATATCCATATCACCCCAATGAAATACGTGAGGGGCCGATAAAGAACCAAAATAAGCATTAATAAATATTTTTATAGGTAATTGTTTACGATCATATTTTTGTGATAATTCGGGGTCAGTTTTATAATGTTCCGCCGCCAATTTTTTATAATTAATACGAACATCCCTAAAATACTTTAACATAGATTTTTGTACCCCCATAACGTCACAATCAGGAAACACATCATAAACTAACTGTATAGAAGGATAAAGTGAAGAATAGTCAAATTTAACAACCTTTTCAGAGTATCCTACCGCAAGTAGACGAGACAAACCACCTGTAATTGCTCTCCTATCTTGTTTTGCAGGTACTGCAAGGTTGTGTTTGTATGACCACGCTAACATTATTAGTTTCCATAATGTTGCAGTACCCATGGTAGAAATACGTTCGTATGTGGTAGGTACCACTTTAGAAAGTAAGAATGTTGATTGACTAAATGACTCGTCAACCACCATTGTTTCATATAAATCGTCATCAAGATATTGTTCTACAATTTTTCTACCCGTCCAAACTTCAAATTTACCTGGATACTTTTCTAACAAACCATCGGTACCTGAATCCCCAATTTTTTTGTAGTTACCTGTTTTAGGATTCACATAGTAACTTTCATTATCTAAATAAATTTTAGAAATCCACGCACCATCAACATAAACCCTATTTTGTTTTTCGGCACCTAAGTACTTAGTTATATACTTCAATCCCCAAGACTTTATTTCTGAATTGATTGCCTGAGCTCTTCGTACTGAATGTGCAATATCGAGAATATTCATACCCCAAATCATATGTTGGGTGTAGGTTTCCACCTCGTTTGCGAGTTTTAACATACCCTCTCTCTCTTTCATACCTTGATCTATAAAAACCTTAGTATGTTCCTCAATATCAATACCTAATATTTCCGCCCTTTTAATAATAAAAGGAAAATCGAAAAATGCGGAGTTATAACCTGAAAAAATTGTTGGTTTAAGTTCTTCCACACATTTAAAGAATTCAAGTATACAGTTTTTTTCACCGTCTTCCCCAAACGCATTAATTATTTTAAGAAATCCCCTATTATCTTTTAGACCAATCAGAATGATTTTATCGGTTTCTGGTTCAAGACCTGTGGTCTCAATATCAAAAACAAGTCTATGTACGTCTTCATATTCCTCAATACCTTTAAATAATCTTTTTTCTTTTTGTATTAGGTATTGTTCTTTAGGGTTAAGTAAAATGAAATGTTTTCTAACATCTTCATCCCAAGGATTTAAACCACCTTGTCTAAAGAAACTTAATAGATCTCTATAACCTTTACTACTTTTTACTAAATACTTGAAACCATTTTGAAGTCTTTCATTGTCCTCTGTTTCTAAAACTTCAATGGTGATCCCATACTCCGTCATTTTCTGACGTTGTCTGGCTTTACTATCTCCATAAAAATTTAAACCTGTTAAATCATCAACCCATAGGAATGCGGTTAGGGTATCCTTCCTTATGATTTTACCCTTTTCAGGATGTTGTATGATTTTGTAAATTGTGTTGGTACGGTATTCATATTCTAGTCCTGTAATATACTCTTCAGGATCCGCACCATTGAGGAATTCTTCAATAACCTCTTGTGAGATGATTTCTTTCATTGTAATAATATTGGATGACACATTAGCTTACCCTTAGTTGGATAGTTAGTCTTATACTATTACAAATATACAAATAATATATTAAAATATCAAGGTCCACTGGATACATTCGTATCATATATGTGTGGCGGGTTTTGAGGAAAAATTAAATGATGTTAATGAATAGTTTTTCCTTAATTGGAACAATAAGTTTGTTTGTTGGGTTAAGGTCTGTATCTCTGAACTGTATTGTTACAATTCCTTCATACTTACCGATATCTTTTGTTTGGTTTTCATTAAACCTAAAAGTTATATAATATTCGTCGGTAGTCTGATCGTATTTCTTGGTTCTTGTAGTTAAAACACATGGTTCACTTAATATATGTGGAATTTCAGTTTCTATTTCAATCATATCAAAACGAATGTCCGCATTTTCTAATAAATCATTTAGAGATGATTTATCATTACGACCATCGTCAGATAATCTTAATTTTAACATTGGGTCTGTTGCTCCTTTTCTTATAAAAAATTCCATATCAATAAATATCCATACTTTACATTATTAACCGTTAAATATGTCTCCACCATCACCATCACAAACGTGTGATCCGTTATTTACAACTGAACCACTTGAATTTACTGAGATGTATCTCCACGGATTAACTATTGATTCTGTATCACCTGTAGTCTCACTAACCACCATATACTTTGTTGAGTCACCCTCGAAAATATTTCCATCTCTGTCATATAAAGTCGTATCTAATAATTGAGATGTACTAGTCCCACTACTTTGAACTTGTGTTGTTATTGTGTAGTTAGTATTACAAAAGTCATTTAAACTAGATCTCTCCACGGTTACATAATATGTATTCAACGATTCATTAGGAGTCGCTGTTGGTGTTGGGTCTGGTGCAAGAGTTCCTGTAGGTGTTGGTGTTGGTGTTGATTCTACTGAAATCTGTGTACTTGTTGGTGTCGGAGTTGGTGATGCCGGTTCAACATCGTTGTACATTTCAACGGTCCAACTAATGTTTGTGTCAGAAACTTGAACTGTGTGAACATAATCAGTATATAATGATGTATTCTGTGATGCTGCGGATAATACATTTCCTGTAACTGTATCATTCAGAGAAACATATGTTGTATCGTACTCACTACACGAATTAGTATTGTTAGCCGATTTATATCTAACCCTTATTACGTCACCCACAGTAACTGTTACATTTCTCAAAGATGGGGATGTAAGAACACCACCCTCAATAATATTAATAGTCGCACCTTGCTGTACATTATTTATTTCTAATATTACTTGACCCACAGTACAAACATTTTCTCTATTAAGGGCGAGAGTGAATTGGGTTGTTTGTGGTGTAGGTGTTGGTTCTGCCGTTGCTGTTGGTTGAGGAACTGGTGTTGCCGTTGGGGTAGGTGCCACCGTTGATGTAGGTGTTGGTGCGGGAGTTGATGTTGGTGGTACTGGTGTTGCTGTTGGAAATGGTGTCGCTGTTGGTGTGGCTGTTGGAACTGGTGTCGGGTCAGGTTGCATCTCAGAATCATTAACCAAACCATGTTGCCAATATGTAAGACCACCAACCTTCATTTTTTTCTGATTACTTGTACCACTAACAACATGTGTTAATGGACCTCCCGTATTATTTACAGTAACTCCATTAAAAGTACCATCCCATGCGCGTATATTAAGATCATTTACAATATTATCGATTCTGTTACATAAGGTATGTATACCCACCTGTTGATCATCTTGCCAAATATACCTTCCACCGTATAAAAGACCAACAATAACAAAATCATCATTTACTATGGATAAAACCGCAGATCCCGAATCTCCACCTGCTGAGGGCCAAATACATAAATCACCTGCGGGGGTTGTAGAACCACTTGCAACTAATTCAAATGTATCGTCCATATATACGTTAGTTAATACACCTTGTTTTTTATAACCTAGTAAAACAGAACTACCTAAAGCATAGTTTAAAAGTTTAGTATCTTGTTGTCCCTTAGCCCCTGTTGTTCTACTCGATATATAATATTGTTGAGATGGGTTCTCTAACATAGTATTTATTTCCTGAGTAGTTGCAAATCTTGGTGCTTGAGTCATACCTGTAATGCCGAATTGATTCCATGAAACCGAGGGATCAATTAAACTAATATCGTCTATGGCCATCAAAGCACAATCAGATTTGTTGTTAGAACTAATAGGTTCATATTTTTTCACCACACCTACCTTAAAATTTGGACCCATGTTTGCACCATCGTTAGGTTGTGTACACAAATTTTGGAATACGTTAGTTCTTATATCGTTAGGGTTCCTTTCACTTGTTAAAAACGCGTCGTTAACTAAAACGTGGTTATTCGAAACCGCAACTAAAGTGTTATCTTCGTTATCCACTGCAATAAAACCCATCGTTCCTACAAAACCACCTAATGAGTCCCAATTGGTCATTGAGACACCACCCATTAATGGTCTGTGAACATTTCTATTGGCTGGTGGTGTTCCTTGCCACGAATAAAATTGTGGATCACATGTTTGTGCGTAACTCTGTTGAGTCATCACCTCACCTTCAATAACGTCGGTTTTAATTGTTTCACCGTCTATCTCTACTGTTGATGGTAATCTATCTGATTCATCAATATCCTCTAAAGGTTTTTTTTCTTTAACAGTAAAGACTATAGATTTTTCACTTGTTAATTTACCATTTACGGTTTTTGTACCATATGAAACCGAAACAATATCTTCAGTAGTTGTTCGATTTAATTGTGACGTTATTTCTATTATTTTATCGTTTGTCATGATCTAATTAATTTTATGGGTAATAAACAAATATCGTATTAGCGGCATCAACCGTTGGTGTTGGTGTTGGACCCACGGCAACCTGTGTTGATGTAGGTGTTGGTGTTGGAGTTGATGTTGGTGGTACTGGTGTTGCCGTAGGTGTTGGTTCAACCGTACTAGTTGGTGTAGGTGTTGGTTGTGGTACATCAGTACTAGTTGGTGTAGGTTCAACCGTACTAGTTGGTGTAGGTTCTACTGTACTAGTTGGTACTGGTGTACTCGAACTAGTAGGTACCGGAGTGTTTGTTGGTGTGGGTTCTACAGTTGATGTCGGAGTTGGTGTAAGCTCTACCGTACTCGTAGGTGTAGGTTGAGGTGTTTGACTAGGAGGTACTGTTGGTGTTGGAGTTGGGTTAATAGTCTCAGTTGCTGATGGTGTAGGTGTAGGTTCCACTGTACTTGTTGGTGTAGGTTCCACTGTACTTGTAGGTGTTGGTTCTACTGTACTTGTTGGTGTAGGTTCTACAGTTGCCGTAGGTGTTGGTGGTACTGGTGTTGCCGTAGGTTCAACCGTACTAGTTGGTGTAGGTGTTGGGAATATTGGACATGTATTACTGAATACAAGGTTATCCTGGCCACCCATATAACCATGGTAGTAACATTCGTAACTTACCGTTCCATAATTTCCTTGGACAGTTATGATTACGTCTCCATAGTAATAACTATATGAATTTCCGTCAGAACCTATTTTAGTTCCCGCATGTGTACCATCAACATAAATTAAACTTTCCTTACCATTATTTAGTACTGTTATTGGGTGACTAATAGAAACATTTTTTAATAGATAAGTGCCCGTATTGGTGTGGTACGTATCGTAGTTCCCATTAAAAATATAATAATTACCCGCCCCAAATTGAATTTCAGCATAGTTTACGGTATTATCGTTATCACCATCTAAACATGTTAAAGAAACTGTTGGTGTTGGTGTTGGAGTAGATGGTGCCGGTGTTGGTGTGGGTTCTACTGTACTTGTGGGTGTTGGTCCTTGAGTAGATGTTGGTTCAGGTGTTTGGGTAGGTGTAAGAGACGTATCTCCAATAAATGCAGTTCTAGCAATACCACCCGTATAATTTCCTTGATTGTCAACCGTATCTAATGTCAATACAATTGTTTCATCACCCCCTTCTGTAATATTATCTTGGAATGTTGTTACCGTGTATGTCGACGAATTGTTGGTAATTTCAAACTCTTTTGGGTTAACATCAGAATAATCGTCACCTATTGTCGCAGTACCACTTAATGTAAATGGGACTATGTCACCATCCTGTAATCCAGTGGTTGTTAATGTAAATGTTAAATTACCCCCCTCAGGACTACTATTAGTACTACTCAATGAGTAAGTCGGTGGATTAGGTGTACTAGTTGGTGTAGGTTCTACTGTACTAGTTGGTGTAGGTTCTACTGTACTAGTTGGTACTGGTGTATCAGTAGGTGTTGGTTCAGGAACATCAGTTGATGTAGGTGTTGGTGTACTACACGTAAATCCTGAAACAGTAATGTACCCATCACTACCTACTTCTATCCAACTCCAATTAGAAATTGAAAGATTATTAGGATAAAAATGTAAAACATTTTGTGGGGTATCAATAGGGAATCCACCCGCGTAGAATCTATCACCTGTTTGTGGGTTGTTGGGGTCACCTGTTGTCTGTCTTGTATTGGCATTCCAATTATTAGCACCGTAAGTACATAAATGGTTTTGA